AGTCGCGCATCCAGAGCGTCATCGCGTTGATTCGCCAGGCGTCGACGGAGTCGGAGGCCCAGACGTTCAAGGGCTCCGCCGGCGGCGACGTGATGAGCTTCCACATTCGCAGCATGTTCTGCCTGGCATCAATCCAGGTCGGCCTCAAGCAACAGGCCGACGTGGAGCGCCTGGCCGTGCTGTCGCTGCGGCCGAAGCGCGAGGAGACGAACGCGGCCGAGTCGTGGCGCAAGCTGAGCGCCGCCCTGGGCCGGCTGCGCGCGGACCCGACGACGCCGGCGCGCATGTTCCGCCGATCGCTCAACCTGCTCCCGACGACCCTCAAGAACATCTCCGTGTTCACCGAAGCCGCGTCGGAGCGGTTCAACAGCGTGCGCGATGGCGACCAGTACGGGACGCTGCTCGCCGGCGCCTGGTCGCTCATCTCGACTGAGGTCGCGACGAAAGCCCAGGCGTTCGAGCTGATCGACCGCTACGACTGGTCCGAGCACCGCGAGAACAACGACATGGACGACGGCCAGCGCGCGCTGTCGGCGCTGCTCGAGTCGCACATTCGAACCGCCGGCGGCATCGAGGCAACCGTGTACGAGCTCATTTGCGCGGCATCGGGCCTGCACACCGCCCTGGGCGGCGTCGACCAGGAGAAGGCCGAGGCGTTCCTCGAGCGGCACGGCATGAAGATTCACAAGGGCCGCCTGGTGCTCTCGAACACCAGCAACGAGCTCAAGCGGTTGATGCAGGGGACTCAGTTCGAGGCCGACTTGCGCGGCGTGCTACTGCGGGTCGAGGGCGCCGATCGCAACGACAACAAGACATTGCAGTTCAACGGCGTGGCGTCGAAGTGCATCACGCTCCCGCTCGAGCCAATTCTCAAGGCTGCGGGCGGGGTGGCTCCGTTCTAGAGGCGATCGGCAACAGCCGCGCGGCCGGCGGCCGTGATCGTGTCGGGGTCCTCGACCAGGCCCTGTCTCTTGAGCGCGTAATAGGTCGAGGAGTGGGCCCAGCCGCGCAGCGTGCCGACGTTCGCCAGGCGCACGAGCGCGTCTCGCATCACGGGCGTGACGCGCCGCTTGGGTGCTGCCGCGGCCGTGGTCATGCCAGCTTCTCGAGCTGCCGGCGCTTCGGGTTCGCGGGCTTCACGGTGAAGTCCGCCGGCACCAGCCAGGTGCCGTTATCGAGCTGCTTCGCGCCCGGGATGCGCTTGCCGGCGCACAGCACCTGCAGCCGGCGCTTGCTGACTCCGCGCGCCTCCGCGGCGGCCTTGAGGGTGATCTTCGTCGTCATGTCGGTACTTCCTTGTTGTGGTGTGCCTGCGCCTCCTCGGGCGTCGCCGGCTCGAACATCGGGTGCGGCTCGCCGTCGACGCCGATGACCTCGAGCGTGTGCGCCTTGAGAAAACCGCCCAGGGTCCAATCGCACCCGATGGTCGGCTTATCCACCAGGCGGCCGATGCAGTCGAATCCGAAGTGCAGCTCCGGGTCGATCGCGTCCTTGCCGAAATAGCCCTTGATGCGCTCCGGCGTCGCGGCCGCGACGGCCGCCCTGAACTCGCCGAGCGTCTGCACGGTGCCGCACGCCGGGCACTTCATGGCGATGCTCTCGCGCGGCACGCCCTGGGCCGCGATCGCGGCGTGAAACTCCTCGAGCTTCATGGTCCTCATCGCTTCGACCCCCGCGCTTCGCTGGCGAATTGCGCCTTGGCGAACGCCAGGTCGTCGGCCTGGGTGCGCTTCATCTCGTCGGCTGCGCGGCCGGTCGCCGCGGCGGCCGCTTGGGTGTCGCGCTCGGCCTGCGCGTCGTCGGGCCCGGTCATCGCCAGGACCAGGGCGGCCGCGGCGGCGATCGCGTAGAGCGCCAGGTTGAACCGCTTCATGCCGGCACTCCCGTGCACGGCCCAGAGCCGCACGTGTCGCAGTAGTAGCCGTCGCGCGGATTGCCCTTGATGTTCGGGCAGTCCTCGCGCTGCGCCTGCTCGATCGACTCCGGGGTCGTCGCGTGCACGCTGGGCGCGTCGACCAGGATGACGCGGGCCCATTCGTAGCCGTTCTCGAGCGGCCACGGCGGCAGGTCGCCCTGGTGGAGCGAGTCCCAGTCGGCGCCGTCCTTCTCGTGCACGGGCACCAGGCAGTAGCGCAGCGTCGAGTCGGGCTTGCGGTCGCCGACCACGGGCACGATGCGCACGTCCTCGGGGTCGTCGGCCGCGTAGGCATCGGCATGCGCGCGCAGCGAGACGCACAGCGCCTCCTCGATCTTGTCCGTCCAGTCGGGCATGCCGATCGAGTCCATGGTGCGCCACTTGCCACCGCCGGCGAGCTCGATCACGTAGCCGGTGGGCGGCGCGTGCCGCAACCTGGTGAGCTCGTGCACGAACGCGTCGGCGTCGCCCTGGACGGTGAACCAGGTATCGAACCACTCGCGCGCATCGGGGCCGGAGCGGTCCTCGCGGAACGCGCCGGCGATCGCCAGCGTGTCCAGGCTCATGCGAACGCAGGTATTCCAGGACGACGCCAGGCGCTCGAGCATCGGGTAGAACGGCGAGTCCTTCGGGACGGTCAGCACGGGGCCGCCGTTCACGATCAGCTCGGCGTACGTGTCGTGCTTGCGGTAGTCGATGCGATCGGCGTACGGCCTGGCGCCGGGCGGGGTGTGCGACGGCATGTTCATGCGGGGTTTTCCTCCAGGGCAACGTCGGCCCATGCAAAGTTACGCCCCAGGCCCTTCGCCGCCTTCTTGCCGGCGTCGCGTCGTTCCTGGAGCTTGGGTTGCGCGCCGGCTTCGATCGCCAGCGCGCGCTGGTGCAGCTCGGGCACGTTACGCGCCAGCCACACAATCTCGGACTTCTTGCTGGCCGGGCAGTGGAAGCACGCCGACTTGACCGGCACCGGCAGGCCGGCCGCCTCAATCTGGCGCTTGCACTCCTCGCGGTCCCAGCCCCACTCGATGAGCGGGAAACGGTTCTTGAAGCCGGGGCTCTCCTTGCCCTCGGCCTTGTACTGGCGGCACGAGTCGCGCGGACCGGCGTCGTAGCCGATGCAGTTGATCACCTCGAGGCCGGCGGCCCAGGCGGCGATCGCCGGCGCCCACTGCTTCACGTAGGCATGCTGCGGGTCGCGCTTCCACACCAGGCTGCACTGGTGGGCGCCGTACGCCAGCGCCGGCAGCACGCCCAGGCGCAGGAGCGATTCGCTCAGCGACTTGTCGCCGGAGATGGGCCGCGGGTTCTTGACGACGGTGACCTGGGGGAATCCGACCTTCGCGAGCCAGGCGTTGATGATCGGCAGGTACGCGTAGGTCTGGGGCTTCTCGTCGCCGGTGTCGGCGAACAGGATGAGGTCGGGCCGCTCGCCGCGCGCGTGCATGCCGACCAGCATCGCGGTGGAGTCCACGCCGACGCCATAGGCAACGATCACGGGGGCGCGGGGGAACAGCTCGAGGTTCATCACTTGCCTTCCAGTTCCTTCTCGACCAGGTCGAGGCAGCGGTTTTCGATGTAGCGCTTGCCCAGGTACGCGTAGTACATCGGCTTGCCCTTCTTCATCAGGATTCCGATGCGCGGGTCCTTGGGTTGCAGCGGCGCCGGCGGCGCGGCCTTCTCGTGTTTCGCGTCGAGCCTGGCCTTCGCCAGGTATCGCGCGTCGCGGGCTTCGGACAGCATCATCACGCGGCTCCTTTCAGCAGCAGCTTCATGTGGCGGGCATAGACCGCGTTCGCTTTCCAGTACGCGGCCATCGGGGCTTTGTGCCGCTTCCAGGCTTCGTTCGCCCGGCCGCGGCAGTCCTTCGAGATTTCGCCCAGCAGCTCCTCGAGTGCGGCGCGCGCTTCGGGCGGGAGCGCGGCGAGCTTGGCGGCCGCGGGGAGCGCGACCAGGGGATTGCGCACTTCGGCGCGAGCGCTTCGTTCCATCAATGCACCGTCCTTTTCCATACGAGTATTGTGCACGAGCGCGAACAATAGCGCAAGCCCTTTTTGTTCGCGGTGTTGTTATTTTCTCGCGGCCGCGACACTGCCGTCGTAGGCGTGCACCAGGACCATCACCTCGGCGGCCGTCGTCGTCGCGCCCTTGATGGCCTCGAAGGAGAACCTGCCGTAGCTGGCGCCGTGCACGAGCTCGAGCTCGCGGAACGCGTCGCCGACCTTCTTGTGCAGGTCCTTCGGCAAGTCGCTGCGGCCGTGCGCCTGGGCGAGCTCGCGCAGCAGCGCCAGGCGGTTCGCCGCGGGGCCGGAGGCCGCCGCCTGGTACGCCTGGGCGTTGCTGGCCGCCTGGGCGATGACGCGATCGCGCGCCGGGCCCGTCATCGAGTCGCCGAAGCCCTCGGCCGTCGGGAACACGGTCGCGTCCGGGTTGGACGCCTTGACGTACGCGTACATCGCCGCCTCGAGGTCGTGCGCGCGATCGCAGTTGTCGACCTTGTAGCCCAGGGCGACGAGCTCCACCTGGAGCGCCGTCATGGCGTCGCCGATCGCCTGGCGCAGGTCCTTCGCTTGCTGGTACGTGCCGGCCGGCGCGTCGTCGCAGCACCGGCGGAAGTTGGCGAACGCGTCGTTGCGGGCCTTCGATTCACTCATCGTCATCTCCTGGTAAAAGTTTGCAGTGCCTATAGTGTACGCGATCGCGAACAATATAGGCAAGCGGTTTCGTTGCCTGGGCGCTACTTCTCCGGCGCCTGGAGCAGGCGGCCGCCGGCGGCCAGGGCGAGCAGTGCCTGGCGCGGGTCCTGGGCTGTGGCGATGCCGTGCAACACGTTGACGGCCTGGTCGATCGCGAGCTGCACCTGGGTGAGCTTGTCCTCGAGCTCCTGCGACCAGGTCCAGACCTGCACGTCGCGAATGTGGGTGACGCGGCCAGGCTTGAACTTGGTGTGGTCGTCGTAGTCGCGTTCGCGCACGTGAATCTTGCCGTTGACGCGGTACGCGCGCTGGAAGCCGACGCGCACGCCGACGGCGTTGTGCAGCTCGCTCGAGCCCAGGCTGGAGCCGCGGAACGTGTCGGGGCTGTAGATGCGCCGGCCGGAGTCGCCAGGCTCGATGCCGGTGTAGTCGATGCGCACCAGGAGAACGTCCTCGGCGATCGCCGTGCGCACGTGCTCCTGGTACTGGGTCATCGTCTCCTTGTAGCGGGACTTCACGAGCTCGGCGGTCGGCGCCTTGACGCGCACGTTCACGTTGAGGGCGTCGGCCACGTACTGCGGCACCTCCATGACGAACGCCGTGTCGCCAGTCGGGTCCAGCCACAACACCAGGTCGGCGTCGGCGCGGCTCTCGCCGTTCTCGTCCACGGTCCAGCCCTTGAACGACTTGACCTTGCGCAGCTTTCCTTCTTTCGATGCCATTGCTATTTCTTCCTTCTCGAGTTGATGGATGGCCGGACAAGCCGGCCGTCGCTGTTTACTTGCGGCGCGCCTTCTTGGCGGCCTTCTTCTCGGCCCGCTGCTTCGCCACTTCCTGGCGCACGGCCTGGTAGTAGAGGGAGCCAATGTCCAGGGTGTACGCGGAGCGCAAGCCCTTCGCGCGCAGCTCCAGCAGGCCGTGGTGCACGGTCACGATGACCGCGCGCATTCCCTTGTCGCGGACGTACGCGCTGGTCTCGCGCGTCGTCGGTTTCACTGAGCTCGTCGCCATTACCAACCAAACCTTTCTGCACAGATGGGGCCGATGCCACGTTCAACGCTCTCCGGGTCGCTCAGTTCTCGGCCACACACCGAGCACACCCCGTACTTCTTGCCGTAGGCGATCGCGGCCGCCTTCGGGTCCTTGGCGACCTCGAGCACCTGGGCCTCGAGCTCGTTGCTGCAATCGCGCGAGCGCCGGAACGCGCCGCCGATGATCTTGCCCAGGTACACGCCGGCGTCGCTCTTGACGTAGATCGCGCCCGCGTTCTGGCCGGTGGCCGGCGCCGGCGACACCGTGAAGCCGCCCAGGCGCATCTTCGGCCGCTTGATGCCGGCGCCCATCGCCTTCGCGAACGCCTCCTCGACGGCCGGCATGCTGGCGGCCGGCGGGGCCGCTGCAGGTTGCGCGGCGCGCTCCACGTTTCGCATGACGGCCGCGAGCATGTTGGGGGTCAACGACCCGTACACGATCAGGTTGTTGCGCATGCTCTGGGCAAAGCTGTTGCCGGCTTCGGCCTGGGTCTGCACCCAGGCGTTCGCCTCGGGGTTCGCCGCCGCCCAGGCCGCGGCCTTCGAGGCGAGCTCCTGGAGGCGACGATCGCGCTTGCCGTCCTGGACAGCCAGGTTGGCCTCGGAGATGACCACGACCTTGCGGCCGCGGCACATATTGCAGGTGCCGACATAGCCGCCGTACATGGCGCGGTAGACGCCGGTGCCGCGGCACTTCGGGCACTGCTGCTCGCGCATCGCTGGGGCCTGGGCGTTGTTGTCGTTCATGACGAGCTCGATCATTCGCAGCGGCCCTTGATGGCGACGACCTGGCTCGCGTGAACGTAGTTCACCTCGACCCACTTCGCGCCGGCGCCGTAGTCGTGCGACTCGCTCACCTCGATGATCGCGTTGTCCCAGATGCCGATGTGCTGGTCGCTGGCTTCTTCCTTCGGCAGCTTCTCGACGCCGCCATAGCCCAGGAGCTTGCCGCGGACAACATGGCCGCCCTGGAGCATCAGCTCGATCGGCTCGCCGAACTTCATCGCGCGCACGACGAGACCGACCATTTGGCCGATCGCGACGCCGCCGTTCTTGGGGTACTTCGGGTCTTTCATCTGTCTCTCCTTCGTGGTTGATCAATCGTCGTGGCTGGCGAGCAGGTGACCGAAGCGCTTGCGCGCGAGCTCGCTCTCGAACTGGTACACGCGCACGCGGCGCTTGAGAATGTCGTCCAGGCGGTACGCGTCGCGCACCAGGCCAATGTCGATCGGCACGTTCGCCTCGGGCATGCCGCCGCGCAGGTTGATGCGGCGATCGAGGGCGAGGCGGAAGTCGCGCCGCACCTGGGCGACGGGGCGCGGGCCCATCCAGTCGACGCTCACTTGCCCGTCGACGGGCATCGCATTGAGCCGCTTCCAGGCGGCAACGTACGCGCCCTTCTCGGGCAGCGCGGCAATCGAAGCTCTCAGGTTCATCGTCTTATCTCCTAGTACACCCGTATTTTGCTCCCGATCGCGAACAATAGTCAAGTATCTTTTTTGAGACGTGTTGCAAAAATGTGCTTGCATTGTTGTTCGCGGTCTGGCACATTAAAGGTATCAACTAAGGAGCACGACATGGCAAGAGCAAACAAGGGGGTCCAGCTTCGCGGGCACTGCCAGTGCTGCGGGCGCCTCCAGGCCGTTCCGGACGGCTACATGAGCAAGCACGGATACGAGGTCAAGAACCGCGGGCAAGGCGGATGGTTCAGCGGCGTCTGCTCCGGCAACCGGTACGCGCCGATCGAACGGGAGCGGGCCCAGGCGGACATGATCATCGCCAGCGTGCGCGAGGAGTGCGCGAGCCTCCGGCAGCGCGCCGCCGACATTCGCGCCGGCGTGATCAAGCCGAAGGAGGCGAAGAAGGACGGCGTCTCGAAGCGCGTCGAGGTGAACGGCCGCTACGAATGGGTCTACGACATGGTGCCGTTCGACCAGGCCCCCAGGTACTACCAGGACGAGGCGGTGAAGTCGGAAGCCTTCCGCGCCGAGCGGCGCGCCGAGATGGGTGAGAGCTTCGCTCGCGACCTGGAGAAGATCGTCAACGAGTACCACGGAAAGCCCCTGCTCGAGGTGGCGGCCGACGCGGGCCCAGCGCCCATCCTGGCCGGTGAGCGGCGCCTGGGCGGCGGCGGCGAGCGCGTGCTGATCGCGAAGTACGTCGATCGCGGCATGGTGCACTGGAAAGACGAGCGCGGCTTCGGCAGCAAGATGCACTCGCGGTCGTGGCGCCTGTTGCCGATGGCGCCGGCGGCCGAGAACGCCGAAGCGTGAATGCAGCGACCAGGGTCCGCCCTGGTCAGTGTGTTTACCCCAAGGAGAGACGAGTGAACAAAGGTTTGTTGGTCAACGTGTACCGCGCCGTCGACGGCCGCGACTGCACGAACGGCGGCGTCACGTCGACGCACGCACTGCTCACGGCCGTCGAGCTCGGCGTCGACGGTCCGTTCGAGGCTTCGAACGATCGCCCTGCCGTGCACCTGGGCCGCTGGATGGGCCGCCTCATCGCAGTCCCCGAGGACCTGCCCAGGCGCGCCGACTCGCATGCGTTCGCAAGCCTCAATGGCTGGATGTTCGGCGGCAACTTCATCTACACCAGCGACTCGCGGTTCCCTGGCGAATCGGCGGTGCCGGTGTTCGATCGGAGGGAGTTCTGATGGCAAGCACCCGCAGAATGCGCGCGGCCGAAGTGATGCGGCAACTGCGCAACGGCCCCGGTAGCCTGGCGGAGCGCAGCGCGTTCATGCCCGGCGGCGCTGCCGGCGAGGAGGCGCGCAAGCACCTGCTCGCCGAGTACCAGCTCTGGGTGTCGACCTGGATTCTCCCGGAGCTCGAGGACCTGGTGCCCGAGCTGCGCGCGATGGCGGCGAAGCGCCTCGAGGACAGCCTGCGCGCCCAGGAGCCGGCGAAGTGATTCACGCCCTGGTGCACGACAACAAGTCGCGCCTGTGGTGCGGACCTGCGGCGATCGCGCTGCTGACCGGCCATCCCACGAGCGTGATTCACCGCATGATCTTGGAGCGCCGGCGTGGCCGCTGCACGCGGGACTCGCGCGCGGTCACCGGCACGTCGCACGCCGAGGTGTACGACGTGCTGCGCGACCTGGGCTACACCAACCAGCGCTGCTACTCCGGCGCGGTGGCCTACCAGGCGTTCAACCTGGTCGACAACCTGGCGTTCGAGACGCACCTGCCCGTCCTGGCGGCGACCAAAGACCACTGGTTCATCACGTTCCGCGGGAAGTACTTCGACAACCGGCACCCCGATGGCGCCGACATGCCCGAGGAGATGCGCGGCCAGCTCGTGGACACCGCGATGGCCTGGCGCCAGGTCGGGCCCGCGAAGCTGCCGCCGCCGAAGGAGCCGCCGGCGTCGCGACACCGCGACCTGCGCAAGGCGAAGCGCCTGGCCGCCGAGTACTCGATCGAGGTCGAGCACGAGTCCGACATTGGCGCCTGGTACGTGCATTGCCCGCCCGAGGTGGACGAGGTCGATGACATTTTCGAGGGCGACCACTACGCCCATTCACCCACCGAGGTCCTGGACAAGGTGACCCGGTACATCGAGCTCGTGCATCACGTGCGCGAGCATGGAGCGCTGACATGAAGATCACGAAATACGCCTACTCGCCGCTGAGCGTGCGCCGCATCCTGGCGGAGCTCGCGAACGACTGCGGCCTGGACCTGCGCGGCTACTGCAACGCCGAGCTGCAATCCAGGCGCAGCGCCGAGACGCACCAGGACCCGGTCCTCATCACGATCACGGTCGAACGCGTCGCTCGCATCAAGCGGCCGAAGCCGAAGCGGCCCAGCGTGCCGGCGCGCGCTGCAGGTGGTCACGCGACCGCGGCAATCATGAGCCCGGCGCAGCGCCAGGAGCGCGCCCGCCTGGGTGGCATCGCCCGCCGCGCGAAGGCGGTCTCGAAGTTCACGGGGAGCACGTCATGAAGCCGGCCGACTACACCCCGCTGCCGATCGCCCTGGAGAAGTGGCCGACCTGGCGCGAGCGATCGCGCAACGACCAAATCGCGACGATCGAGTGCGTGCCGGCCCAGGGCTGGGAGTCGCCGATCGTCGCCGAGGTGAACCTCCTGGACGATCGTGTCGGCGACAACCTGGTGCCGCTCGTGGCTGCGGCGCCGGAGCTCGCGATCGAGCTGCGCGCGGCGCTGCACTACATCAAGACCGAGGCCGCGAAGGCGCCTACCCAGGGCGATCGCGTTCTGCGTCAGCGCAAGGCGCTCAAGGACGTGGAGCGGGTTACTGCGCTGCTGGCGCGCCTGGGGCTGACATGAGCGAGGTCGACAAACTCAAGGCCCAGGCCCGCCGCGCACGCCTGGACTTCGACGCGATGCTCGATGGCGTCGACTGCGGCGCTGCCATGCTCAAGACCATCAAGCCCGAGGCCCAGGCGGCCGCCGATCGCTACAACGCGGCGATGGCCGGCCTGGAGAAGATCGACCCGAATTTCCCGAAGGGCAAGCCATGGCTCCCGCTGTGAACGACCCCAGCGCCTACCTGGCTTTCGTCGCCGTCCTCGAGGCGGTCGACAAGATGAACGCGGCCGCCGGCGCCGTGCTGACGGCTCAGCCCGCGGAGATGACCAGGCGCGCCGAGGCGCTGCACGACGCGCGCCTGGAGCTCCAGAAGTCCGTGCAGCATCACGGGCGTATCGTCATGGCGGCCCTGGCGCCGGTGAAGCGATGAAAAGCCCTCGAGCCAAGGTCGAGCCCATCGCTGTGCGCATCGCGCGCTACCTGCTCGAGCAACGCGCGGCCGGCGAGTTCACCGTGCATTTCGTGGACCTCGAGCATGCCGTGTTCCCGGCCGAGCACTTCCCGCGCGCCGGCAACTACTCGAGCAACGGCGGCCCGCCTGGCTGTCGCATGGCGCTGTCGGCCGCGATTCGCCGGCATGGGTTCATGCAGTCCTGGCACGAGGTCGGCCGGCGCTTCGTGAGCACGAATATCCCGCCGAAGGTACGCGCCCAGGTCAACGCGATCGACAAGGCGAAGGCATCATGACCCGCATCGTGCACCGCGCGCCGCCGCCCTGGTTCTGGTCGCGCAGCGACTGGACGCGCATCGAGCAGGTCGCCGTCGCTCACCTCGATGCCAGGCGCCGCCGCGGCACGTTCGAGACCGAGGTCGGCGAGCGCGCGAACCAGGCGTTCATCAACAGCTCGGCGCTCGAGCTCAGGCAGTGGGCCGTCCTGGCCGGCGATCGCGGCCGCGAGATGCGGCGCAACGTGGCGCGCGACGTGCTCAACGCCGCGTACCGCATTCAGAACCGAGTGCAATGACACAGCGCACGGTCTGGCCCCAGGTCACGCCGGCGCGCGCCGCCTGGCTGGCCCGGCTCGAGCGCGAGGGAATCGTCAACGGCCGGCCCAGGGGCACGACCGGCTTTCACTGCATGCGCCTGGGCTGGTCGACCTGGGTGTTCATCAAGGTGGCCGACGGTCCCCTGAGCTGGGAGAACGTCCGCAACATCGGCGAGACCATCACGGACCGCGGCCGCGAAGCCCTGGCGGCCTGGAGGCGCGAGCATGGCGAAACCTGACTTCATCATCACGGTGGCGACGAATTACAACGGCTACAACCCTCAGCCGAGGTTCGAGCATCCGCCGGCGTTCAAGCTGGGGCCCGAGCGACGCGACAGCGTGCACCGCGCCCAGAAGCATTTCGGCCGCTTCGCGTGCTACCGGCTTCCGCGCAACTCGCCGCCGATCGAGCTCGAGCCCGAGACCATGATGGCGCTGGTACCGGTCGAGGTCCTGGCCCAGGTCCAGATGGCGTTGGCGACCGGCGTCGTGCCCAGGGGGCTCAAGACCAGGCTCGCGGCGATCGTGGCCGAGGCGACGCGCTGAAACGCAAAACCCGCCGGCAGGGGCGGGTCTCGCGGCGCGCTCGTGGACATTTATGAGGTCCGTCTTGAGCGCGCGCCGTCATCCAGACCTGGCGCGACTATACCTCAGCCGGCCCTGGCGGCCAGGATTTGGTTGAGGCCGTTGTTCACCTGGTCGATGCCGCGGAACACCTCGAGGTTGTCGAGGCGGTACACGGTGATCGTGTCGCCCACGATGCGCGTGTGCAGCACCCAGTTGTGGCGGTAGGCCCACTGCGACGCCGCGGTGCGCACGGCGCTGTGCATGTCGTAGCCGGCGAACGCGACGGCCTGGTGGGTGTCCAGGGCGCCCAGGTTGATGCTGTGGCGACGCGGCCGGCCCGCGCTGATCGTGGCGTCGTCGGGCAGGCGCGTGACCCGGATTCCGTTGCCTTCGCGCTCGCACCGGAATTTCTTGCCGGCCGACGTTTTCATGCGCGTGCTGGCGGCCTGGCGGACCTTGTAGTGGTCCTCGAGCGGCACCTCGAACACGTGCGAGTCGCCCACCTCGAGGTTGTCCATCGGCGCGTAGCGGCTGGCCGGCGCGCCCTTCCTGGAGTCGTCGCGCGTCACGCGAACGCCGGTGTCCTCGTCGGCCAGGGCGACGCCCAGGTCACGCGATCGGGCGAATCGGTGTACCTCAGCGCTTATTTGTTGCGCGGCAGAGGTGTCGCATCTGATAAGCACCGACTGACCGTTTTCCTTGGCCGTGAGGGCCATGACGGCGCGTCGCACTCTTAATAGGGTGTCCTGGTCCATATATTCCGGGGCTGGTTTTCGGTTTTGGGTTGGATGCCGGTGGGATGCCGGTTTTCCGATTATCGAATCACGACAGGCAGTTAGCCGGTCCAAAACCGAAAAACCGTCTGCTGGGCTGCGAATCATATCCCTCCTACTCTCCCCTATACATATATTCAACACAATTATTGTGAATATATGTAGACCTCTCCTGCTATGTATCTATCTATCTAAATCTAGGTTTTTTGGTTTTGGTAGTAGTAGAGAGCGTTGATTTCAAAGGACTTTTTCCAAAACCGCCGGCCTCAACCAAGCCCAAACCGCCCAACCAGACCAGCTCGTGGCCGGGAAACCACGGATTTGTAGGACGCCGCTGATGGTCCTTTGTCGGACTAGGGCGACTGTTGGTTACAGAATGTAAAGTATCAGCATGATTTCAGCGCAACCATAGAATCCCGCCTCAGCCGCATATATCCGGGGGGACTCTTATGCAGGTTGAGTACCATTCCATCGAGCTGACGCCTGGCGTCCTCTACTTCGATTGCCAGCACCTCAAGGCCAGGTTGAGCACGAGCTCGTGCGCCGGTATGTGGCGCGCCAGCAACGGCCCAGGATGCGGGGACCAGGCCCGCGAGTCATGCCGGCGCTGCCCGCTGGGCGCCCTGCACGCCGGCGAGGCTGACGCGTCGACCTCGAGCCTGGCCGGCTCCAAGGTCTGCTCGCGATGCCACCGACCGGCACCGCGCCTGATCGGCGGCATGCACTGCGTCTCCTGCAAGAACCGCGAGTACGAGTTCATGAAGGGCAAGAACGCGAAGGGCACGGCGCCGGTCAAGCTCGCATGCCTGGCGCGCCGTCGCATCCGCTTCATGGCGGGCGGCGAGCTGCGAACGTCGACGGCGCCCTTCACCCTGGACGACGCCGAGCTGATCATCTCGGCGCTTCGCGACAACAAGTCCGTCGTCCGCTTCGGCCTGGCGCCCTGCGTCACGCCGGCACTGCGTCAGCTCCGGTTGTTCTGAGCGATGGCGCGCACCCTTACCGGCCTCGTCTCCCTCACCGACCACGTCTGCGCCGCCTGCTTCGGCCGCATCGTCCGCGGCGAGCGGCCGCTCGATTGCACCGACGACCATGCGCACCGCTGGACCTGCACCAACTGCGGCGCCGAGACCGTGCACCGCGAGGTCTCGAGCATCTGCTCGTGCGGCATCCGCACCAAGACCGGCCGCGACGCCGGCGTGCGGTGTGAACGAAACCCGACGCCGACGCCGGAGTTTCCCAGCCTGATCGTTGCCGCGCAGAGCGTGCCCGCCTAGAATGCTCAAAAATGAGTAAAGCGTCTCACCCCTTCACGTTCACGCACCCGGCCTGTGGCGGTCCCGCCTTCCATCGCGTGAGCATCCCGTGCGTTGGCGAGGCGCGCCAGCTCTCCGACTACGAACACGTCGACGGCCGCCCGGTTGCCCAGGGCGACCCGTTCGAGTGCGGCACCTGCGGCCAGCGCTTCAACTACCAGGACGTGGACGACATGCTCAACCCCCGAAACTGGAAGCCCCGCGAATGAGCGAGAACCACCACAACCGGCTGAATGAGGCGCTGCGCCAAATCAGCGGCGACCAGGCCGACCCCGCCGCGCCTGGCAGCATCCGCGACCAGCTCGCCGGCGCCTTCGATGACACCGAGCTGCTGTTCCTGGACGGCGACGGCTTCGACGGCGCGATCGTCGGCGTTGCCAAGCGCTGCGGCGAGCCCATGATCGTCGTGTACGACCGCGGCCGCCTGCTCGACGCGCTCATGGCGATGGGCATGGACGACGACGAGGCGCGCGAGTACCTGAGCGTCAACATCGAGGAGGCCCACGTCGGGCCCGACACGCCGGCCGTGCTGACGCCGCTCGAGTACCTGGGCATCGAGGCCGCCCCAGGCGCACCAGGCGACACCGACGCCGAGCGCGCGGCCTGGCTCGCCGACAAGATCGGCGCCCTGGGCGACTACGGCAAGGAGGCCGCGGCCATGCTGCGCCGCTGGCCGGTCACGCCGGCGGCCGACGAGGACCGCGAGGCCGTCCTGGCCTGCCTGGGCGACGACGCCGCGCGCATCCGCGAGCTCGCCGGCGACGACCCGTCGCTGACGGGCGGCGCGAACCCCGTCAGCGAGGAGTGGGCCGACACCATGGACGCCGCGGCGCGCCTGATCGAAGGCCGGCCGTTCTCGTGCGAGTACTGCGGCGGCAACGACGAGCGCCCGCAGGGCCATTGCACCGACTGCACGAGGCCGCGATGAGCTGGGACCGCGACCCGTTCGGGACCAGGTACAGCGGCACGTCCGGCCCCATGCTCGTGATCGTCGCCGGCGGCCGAGACCACGGCGCCGTCCTGGCGGCCGCCCTGGCCCAGGCCCGGTTCGAGCTCGCCGTCATCACGCCGCCGCCGCCCGTGACCATCCGCCGCGAGGAGCTGCGCCCCGACATGCTGCGCCTGCTGGCAGAGCGCGACTTGGGGAGCCGGCTGACGGTGAGCGAGGGTTACGGCGAGACCGCCGCCGCGCGCGGTCAGCGCATCGCCCAGGAGCGCCGGCGCGCGCTGCAGGGCCCGAAGCGAGGCCGCTACTGATGACCGACCGACACGACCTGCGCATCGGACATGCGCTCGAGCTGCTGCGTGCCATGCCGGACGACAGCGTCGACTCCATCGTCACCGACCCGCCGTACGAGCTGGGCTTCATGGACAAGGGCTGGGACCGCTCCGGCATCGCGTTTCACGTGGAACTATGGGCCCAGGCGCTGCGCGTCGCGAAGCCCGGCGCCCACCTTATGGCGTTCTCCGGCACCCGCACCTACCACCGCCTGGCCTGCGCGATCGAGGACGCCGGCTGGGAAGTGCGCGATCAATTCGCCTGGGTCTACGGCTCCGGCATGCCGAAGTCGCGCGACCTGGGCGAGGGCCGCGGCACCCAGGCAAAGCCGGCCTGGGAACCCATCGCCCTGGCGCGCAAGCCGTTCAAGGGCACGATCTACGACAACGTCGAGCGCAACGGCCTGGGCGGCCTGAACGTCGACGCCTGCCGCATCGCCCCCGAGGGCGACGACCTCGAGGCGTACCGGCGCAACTGCTCAGGTGACCGCGGGCATGACCGCACCCGGGCGCGCGCCGGCACCGACCTGAGCATGGGCGGCGCCCGCGCGAATGACCTTGGCCGCTGGCCGGCCAACCTGCTGCACGACGGCAGCGACGAGGTCCTGGCGCACTTCCCCGACAGCGCCGGCGCGAAGGGCGCCATCCGCGGCGACGAGCCGAGCTGTGCCAGCACGGGCGCGGTCACCAACCTGCGCCAGCGCGTGCCGTTCGACATGCGCGACGACGGCGCCGGCTCAGCCGCCCGGTTTTTCTACTGCGGCAAGGCGACGCCCGGCGAGCGCGAGGCCGGCCTCGAGGGCCTGCCGGCGCGCAACGGCCGGCGCAACCATCACACCACGGTCAAGCCGATCGCCGTCGGCCGCTGGCTCCAGCGCCTGGTCACGCCCGCCGGCGGCGTCACGCTGGACCTGTTCGCGGGCAGCGGCACCTTCGGCGTGAGCGCCATCCTGGAGGACCTGCGGCCCGTGCTGCTCGAGCTCGATCGCGAGGACGGCGAGCCCGCCGGCTACGAGGCGGTCATCCGCGCGCGCCTGGCCTGGGCGTACAAGGAGCGCGAGCGCCTGCGCGAGGCCGAGGCCGAAGTCCAGCGCCTGGCCGAGTTCAAGGCCCGGCAGATTCCGCTCATTCCGGCGTGACCCACAAGACGTACGCGTTCTGGAAAGAGCCGGCCCGCCTCAAGATCGCGCGCGCCCTCGAGTTCCTGGCAGAGCCGCACAGCGCCGACGAGCTGGCTGCGCACCTGCACGTCGCCAAGCGCACGGCCGTCGTCTACCTGGCATTCCTGCGCGGGGAGCTGCTGAGCGACGTTGGCCCGCAGTGGCGCCGCGTCCGCATCGCGCAGTGGCGCGTCGGCAAGGCGGCACCCGTCGCCCTGTTCAAGGTGATCAACCCCGGCGGCCACTGGCGCGACAAGAAGCCGCCGAAGGCGCGCACGGTCACCGAGCGCCGGCGCGACCTGCGTGAGAAATTACGCGTGACCGACCCGGACGAGCTCGCGCGTCGCAACGCCGAGCGCCAGCTCAAGCGCCGCGGTGCGCGTCGTGACCCAATGATCGAGGCATTGTTTGGAAAGCCCAGCGATGCCCGGTCCACGTCACCGAAGCCTCAACCGTAACGACACGCCGTACCGCACCCTTGCGCACCTGGCGAATGCCGGCCCGCAAGAGCCGACCGCGCTGCGTGCGTTCATGCAGAGCACGACCGGCGCGACGGCCGACGCCGCCAAGAACACCCTGGCGCGCGTGCTCACGTCGCTCATGGACCGCGGCCTGGTCAAGACCAAGGTCTGGCTGACGCCCGAGGGCCTGGCCGAGCTCCATCGCCACGGCTGGACGCCGGCGCGCCTGGAGGAGGACGAGGAGCCGGCCGAGCCATGAGCCCCGCGATGCCGATGCGCCATCCCGAGTTCGCGCCCGTGTTCGACCTGGCCGACATGGACGCCCTGGACATGGACCACGTCCTGGCCGGCTACCGCGCCGGCCTGCGCGGCGACCCCCCTCCGACGGCGAGCTACTACTCGCGCGCCTACTGGCACGGCTGGCGCAACGGCGCCGTCGACGGTGGACACGCCGAGAAGGACGCCGCCCAGGCCCACCTGGCCCACCTGCACCAGACCGTCATGTGCACCTGGCACTGAAAGACCACCATGCGCTACACCTCCCGCAAGCTGCTCGTCGCGATCGCGCTCGTCGCGCTCGTCACCTGGCTCCTCATGGGCCACGTCATCAGCGAAGCCGCCTGGCTCGAGCTCGTGAAGCTCGCCCTGGGCGGCTACCTGGCCGCGAACGTCGGGCAGAAGGGCGTCGAGGCGATCGCCGAGTCGGTGACCGCCTGGCTCGAGGCCAAGACCGCGGCCGCGAAGCCCGCGACGCCGGCGCCCGGGAGCTCCGCGTGAGCCCCTGGTCGCCTGGCATGCCGCTGAACCCGGCGATCGTGCGCGCCGCGCGCGAGACCCAGGCGACCGCGTACGTTCCGCCGCCGCCGGCCGGGCCCGCGCCCGCCTGGGGTGTAGCGATCGCCCTGGGCACGCCGCTGCTCGTCGCCATCATCATGCTCGTCGCCCTGGTGCGCGCCTGCCGTCGTCCGCCGGCGCCGCCGCGGCCGAGGCTGTGCCCCGACTGCCACGGCTGGGGCAACGACCACATCAACGAACAAGCCAAGTGCACGACCTGCGTCGGCTCTGGCCTGGCGCCATGAGCGCACGTCGCGCGATCGACTTCGCCCAGGACGAGCCCGGCGCATTCAGCCGGCCGGACCTCAACGTCGTCGGGCCCATCTTCGCCCGGGTGTACGCCATGCCGGAGTTCGAGGAGCTGCGCGAGGCCGAGCCCCATATCGAGTTCCTGATGCGCAACGAGCCGAAGCGCAAGCATGCGCGCTGGGAAGTCGGCACGGCGTACTGCAAGCCGACGGCCAACGGCGAGCTGTCCGGCATGTTCGAGTGGCTGCTCGAGCAGTACTTCGGCGGCTACCCGGACTTCATCATCGCCCTGGACTCGATGTACTGGGCCGACGCGTCGCCGCTCGATCGCGAGATTCTGGTTTTCCACGAGCTGTCACATTGCGTGCACGCGCGCGACGCGCTGGGCAACCTGCGCTTCACCAAGGAGGGCGCGCCCATCTTCGGCCTGCTGGGGCATGACCTCGAGGAGTTCAACCAGGTCGTGCGCCGCTACGGCGCGCACTCGCCCCAGGTCATCAACTTTGTGGAGGCCGTCACCGACGGCGAGGCCAACCCGATCAAGGGCCGGCCGCTGCGCGTGGTGACCGACCGATGACCGGCGAGCCGCAGGACCAGGACGACGACGCCGGCGCGCGCGCGTTCAACGTGTTCGCGACCGGCATGCTGCCGCCGGCGCCCACGTCCTGGCCGGACGAGCGGCGCATGGTCAACACGCTGAGCGACAAGCCGAAGGACTCCGTCCTGGCGCGCATCGCCCGCGCGAACCTGTTTGCCAAGCACGGCGCCGCGATGCCCGCACCGACGCCGGCGCCGACACCCGCGCCGAAGCTGCCGCCAGCGCCGCCGATGCCGGCGCCAAAGACCAACGCCCGCCGGCGCATGGGATGGTTCCCCGTCTGGGACACCGACCCCGTCGAGCGCGCGCTCATGATCGGCGACGCCAAGGTGAGCTACCAGGTCGCACTCCCGCGCTGGGAGCTGCGCGCGTACGACGAGCCGCCGCCCGACGTGCCCGAGGAGCTGCACCCGGAAAGCCCGTACATCTCCAAGCGCCGGCACCGCATCGTGGAGGCCCTGCGCGCGCATGACACGCTGACCGCGGAACACCTGGCGAAGCAGTTCGCCGTCGTGCCGCGCACCGTCTACCGCGACATAGCCGACATGCAGCTCATGGGCCTGCCGATCGTCGCCGTCGCCGGCCGCGGTTACGCCTGGAGGCCGGCGAAGTGAAGGGCGACCAGTGCACGCGTTGCGGCCAACCCGGCCACGTCGCTGCGAGCTGCCCGAATCCGTTTCCGCCGGCGCCCGATGTTGCGTGCGCGCTATATCCACTTGATCAAAAACGCGACACAATAACTCATCCGCAATACCCCCGAGGAGTGAGCAGTGCCCCAAGCTCTTTTGTCGTACCTCCCCGTCATCCTGGTCGTCCTGGCCTTCGTGGCCTTGCTTTTGTGGCTGCGTCGCGGCGCCGCGTCGCAATCCACTGACGACCACGAGACCCTGGCCCGCAACCCCGACACGGTGTTCAACCCGCCGCCGCGTCCGTCGTTCGTGGTGAACGGCCGCGCGATCGACGCCGAGACCGAGGAGGCGCGCGCGCGTCGCCAGCTCAATCTCACGTCGGCCGAGCCCCTGCCGCGCGTCATGGTGTTCTCCGCGGAGCCCCTGCGCGCGTTCACGCCGCAGGGCGCCGTCGTCTCCGGACCGCGCGGCCCGATCGCCGAGATTTCCGCCGACGTGGCCGAGGCCGCGGAGCACAAGCTGCGCGTCGGCGACCCGACCATGCGACACCTGCCGCTGCTCACCGACGGCTACGACTTCCGGCCGGCGCGCGACTGCGGCCCGGCCCTGCACGCGGAGGGCTTGTGAACCGTCTCCAGCTCCTGACCGTCTCCGTCATCGCCGTCGTGCTGTGCGCGATCGGCACGGCGATCTTCACCTGGATTACCGGCCTGCCGTTCGAGGAGGGCGCCAAGCGCTTCTGGTTCGAAGCCCTGGGCGTGCTGTCCCTGGCCTACCTGGCGTGGGTCTCGATTCCCGAGGACGACGAGCTCGATTACGACGACACCGACATGGGCGGCGACGCCGATGCGATCGCGTGCGCTGCCGGTGCCGCCGGGCCGCTGGTCGAACCCATGAGCGCCGACGAGGAGGCGATTCACGCCGCCTACACGCAGGAGGCCCAAGCGAACACGCTCGAGCATGCCGGCATCGTGCCGCCGCCGCGCGCGTCGGGCTCGATCGACGCCGGCGAGCTGCGCACGCGCCTCGAGGTGATCAAGGCCGACCGCGTCGACCTGGTCGCGCGCGCCGCCATCCAAATGTGCATCGACGCCCTGGACCACCAGGCCGCGGAGGTGCCGGCGTGAGCTCCAAGAATCTGCACCCCGATGACCCGTGGTGGGAGCTCAAGCGACACGCGCCCGCGCTCATCACGCTCGCCATGGGCCTGCTCGCCATGGGCATCGGCAAGCCTGGCTCGAGCCTCGAGACCGCCGGCGAGCTGGTGACGGCCGTCGGCATCCTCTGGCTCTTTCTGATGGACTGATCATGAAGCGACTTTTCTTCGACATGGACGGCGTCCTGGTGGACTTCGACGCGTTCATGAAGCGCCACGGCCTGACCGGCGACGAGGTCAAGAAGCTGCCCGGCGCCTACCTCAACATGCCGCCGCTCGAGGGCGCGATCGCCGGCATGGCAAAGGTCCTGAGCCTGGCTGGTCAGTACGGGTTCGAGACGTTCATCGCGACGAAACCACCGACGGGCATCGCATACGCGTACAGTGACAAGGCCGCCTGGGTGTTCAAGTACCTGCCGGCGCTGCGTCGCAACATCATCATGACGCACGACAAGGGCCTGCTGGGCGACGACGGCGACGTGCTGGTGGACGACCGCCCGCACCGCGCCAACTGCGACAAGTTCCGCGGCGCCCTGATTCACTTCGGGCCCGCCGGCACCTGCCGCACCTGGCCGGCGCTGGCCGACCGCCTGCACCGCATGATGCGGCACCCGGGCGGCGTGCGCGAGGCGAACGCGATCGAGGAGGAGACGCCGTACAGCGACGACGACGTGAATGTCGCGCGCGGCCTGCTGCGCCTGGGCGACCTGCCCGTGCCGGCTATTGCGACGCGCGAGACCGCGACCCTGGTTGACCGCGTCGACCTGAGCGACACCGCACCGCTGGCCGCCGGCGACGCGCTCACCGTGACAATGCGGCCCGTCCTGGACACCAGGAACGACCACGACTGAGGAGGGCGCCATGCCCAGCACCAGCAACAAGTTCAAGCCGCCGGCCCCCAACGACGAGGTCTGGTATGTCCCGAGTGCCGGCATGCCCCGCGGCCCGCGCGGCACGCTCGAGATGGGCAAGCTGCGCGGCCTGCCCGCGATCGTCACCAACGTGCACACCGCGCGCCTGGTCGACCTCGAGGTCACCGACGCCAAGGGCAACGCGCACCGCTTCAACGGCATCACGCTGCTGCAGGACGGCGACCCGCATCCGCAGCCGCTCATGGGTCACGCGCAGTGGACGAAAGAGCCCTGGCCGGAGCACAAGCCGCAGTCGTTGCCGTCCGTCGACGGCGAGCAACAGAGCATCGGCCCTGGCGATGTTGGCGACGCGGGGAAGCTCCTCGGCCTGTGACGTGACGGTAGCCTCGAGGGATGCCAGCCAAAGCCACGTTCACCGAGGAGCGCAAGACTGAGGTCCTGGGCCTGATCAAGGCCCACCTGGCCGAACACGGGCCCAAGAACTACCGGCCGCTGCTCGACACCTGCTCGGACATTCCGCCGGCGACGATCTGGACCTGGATTCGCAAGGTCAAGAACGACCCGCCCAGCCAGGTCGAGATTCGCCAGGCGCACGACGCGCTGCGCGATCGCGCGACCGCCGCGGCCGCCGGCGAGATTCCGTCCCCGCCGCCGGCGCTGGTGGCGCGCCAGGGCGTCGAGCGCAGCATGCGCAAGCTCGATTTCGCCGAGGAGATTGAGAACCTGTACCGCGACGCCGAGCTCCTGCGGGCATTCAGCGTCAAGGAAGTCACCGACACCGAAAGCGGCGAGGTCAGCGAGCGCATCAAGAACGCGCACACCTTCGAGAAGTCGATCAAGACGCGCGCCTCGATCATCGAGACCAGCCTCAAGGTGCTGGACGAGCTCTGGAACGCCCGCACCATCCAACAGTTCTACAGCATCATCATCGAGGAGATTGGCAAGGCCGACCTCGAGACCCAGAAGCGCATCCTGGCGCGCCTGCGCGTGGTGAACGAGCGACACGGCATGTCGCTGTCCATGCGCCTATGAGCGGAAGCTACAAGCCGCACGGCGGCGGCCGCGGCAACCCGCCGCCGCGCAAGCCCGACCTGCTGGCGTTCATGACCTCCGGCCTCGAGGAGACCATGGCCGCGATCGAAGTCGCGACCGGCGAGAACCGCGAGACGCTGGTGATCGCGCCGGAGGTGACGTTCCGCCAGTGGTGCGAGGACCTGGGCGCGAAGGGCCTCAAGGTCGACGGCAAGCCCTTCCGCCTGGACGACCGGCCGGCCATGGCCTGGGTCTACGACCAGGTGCCCAGCTCGATTGACGAGGCGTACCGCTACATGCTCGTGATCATGAAGTGCGCCCAGGTCGGGTTCACGGTCATGGAGATGCTGGCGACGATCTACCTGGGCCTCAAGTTCGGCCGCCAGCTCGGACAGTGCACGATCGGCATGTTCCTGCCGGACATGAACCTGGCCGGCGTCAAGTCGACCGAGCGCTTCATGCCCGTGGTGCGCAGCGTGCCCGAGGTGCACGCGCTCATGACGCAGGACGCCGCCGACGGCTCCGGCCGCAAGCAGGGCGAGGGCAACGTCAACCGCCGGCGCATCGACTCGGCGCTGTTCATCTTCTCGTGGACCAGCGGCCGCGCGACGACCGAGTCCATCCCGATGGACGTGCTGTCGTTCGATGAGGTCCAGGAGATGACCCTGGACCAGATTGAAAAGACGATCGAGCGCCTGTCGGCGTCGCCTCTGCGCACGCTGCAAATGGGCTCGACGGCCAACTGGCCGGACGCCGACATTGACCACTGGTACAAGCGCGGCACCAGGTTTCGCTTCCATACGCGGTGCCGCACGTGCGGCTCGAGCAAGCCGCTCGATGACTATTTCCCCGAGTGCATCCGCCTGGACAAGGAGCGCGACACCTACCGCTACGTGTGCCCGAACGGCCACTGGATTGACGACAGCCAGGACGGCGAATGGATAGCCGAGCACCCGGAGCGCGACCCGGGCCCGCAGCTCGACGTGCCGCTCAAGGACCGCAAGCTGCGCATCCGCAGCGTGCACTTCCCGCAGTTCCTGTCGCCCACCATCAGCCCCGAGGAAATTCTGTCGGCCTACAACACGGCGACCGACATGAAAAACTTCTTCAACCGCAAGCTGGGCAAGCCGTACCTGGACCCGAGCCAGGTCCCGGTGACGCTCGAGCACCTGGCGCGCTGCGTCGAGGCCGGCAAGGCCCTGGGCGTGCGGTGGAAAACCCGCGGCAAGGGTTGCTACATGGGCATCGACCAGATGGGCAACTTCAACGTCGTGGTGATCAAGGAGCGCCTGCCCGACGGCCGCCAGGCGACGGTGCACGTCGAGATGATCTACAGCGCCGACCCGTTCGCGCGCTGCGACGAGCTCATGGAAGCCTTCGGCGTCGCCGTGTGCGTGGTGGAAATCAACCCGAACTACAACGACGCGAAGCGCTTCGCGAACCGGCACCGCGGCCGCGTGTTCATCTGCGACAGCTTCGGCCGGATGGCGGAGGGCATGATCGCCTGGGGCGACGCGCCCAAGCTGGACGTGAGCGAGCGCCGCACCGACGAGGCCGAGCGCGACCGCTACACCCTCAAGATGGACCAGTACAAGTGCATGCAGGTCTCCATGGCGCGGTTCACCGCGAAGGAGCCGCTGTGCGTGTTCCCGGACCCGCAGGGCCTGGTCCAGGAGGTCAAGGAAAAGGGCATCGCCCAGACCGCGGCCGTGCTGCCGATCGCGTTCACGCATTTCACGAAAACCGCCCTGGTCGCCGAGAAGGACGAGGAGACGAACCAGTTCAAGCGGTCGGTCAAGAAAATCGGCATCGACCCTCACTTTTCCTACGCGAACATGCTGTGCGACGTGGCCTGGGCCCGCTCGCACGGCACCGCGACATTCCTCATCCCCGAGGCGGAGGTGGTCTCAATGGAACCAGCCGATCAACTCCGCCGCGCCGGCATGCCCGAGACCGTCGCGCAGATGGTGGAGGCGCAGTCGCAGGGCCTGGGCGACACCTGCGGCCAGTGCGCCGCCGGCTACGACGAGGAGGGCGTCTGGACCGGCCGGTGCGCGGAGCGCCACTTCATGATCAAGCCTGACCAGGTAGCGTGCGTGTTGTTCATGGCGAAGTGAGGTCGTGACCGCACGATGAGGTTTTCCACCTGTGGAGAGCCCCATGTCCTACTCGTTCACCGTCAAGGGTGGCACCATCGCAAAGGCCCTCGCGAACGCCGCGGCCGCGTTCGACAAGATGGCCGAGACGCAGTCCATCCACAAGCGCGATCGCGACGCCGCGCTGGCGAACGCCGCCAACATCGCGAATTGCCTGGGCGCCGTGCCCGACGGCAAGGTCGTGATCGTCGCCATGAACGGCTCGCTGGGCTGGACCGGCTCGTACGACGAGCAGAAGCCCGACGACGTGACCATCACGAGCGCGAGCTCGAGCGCTTCGGCGTACTTCACGGACCCGAACGTCGACTGGGTCGCCAGCGTCCAGGGCGAGCTGTGATCAACCGCGCCCTGGTCGTCGCACTGGTGGGGCTCTGGTCCCTGACGTGCGTCGTCCTGGGCGCGGCCGCCTTCCCGCAGGCGCATGCGGCGTCGACCGAGACCCCCCGCTCGGACGACAACAAGCCCGCGATCGCCTTCTACTGCGTGGACGGCAAGGCGGTCGGCATGGCCCTGACCGCCCCGGCGGCAGGCTCGTGGTCGGTGAAGTTCGACCACGAGCCCTGCGCGTCGGCTCCCGCGCCGCGGCGTGCGCCGCGCATGTCGTGACAACACGATGAGGGTTCTCGCCCGACGTGCGATTTACGTCCTCGAGAACCCGTCAACCTCCAAGGAGCTCATCGTGAAAGCACACCGCAGCATCTGGGCCGCCCTCGCCGGCGCCATCATCTTCGCCCTGTCCTGGCTGGACCCGGTCTACGACCGCGTGACGGCCGCCTGGGAGCGCGCCGTCTACCGCGGCCGCGAGCTCTGGGAATCGGCCTGCCTCAAGGTCAGCCAGGCGATCGACAAGGCCCTGAGCATGTTCGCGCCCGGCGGCGTGTTCGCCGTGCACCTGCAGCGCCTGGCCGACGCCGTCAAGACCACGTACCGCGCCTGGCGCGCCGATCGCAAGGCCGACCACTACCGCGCGCCCGGTTCCTGGGTGAGCTGCGCGAGCACCTGACACGAGCTCGAGCTCAACGCGAAAGGCCGGGGAGACCCGGCCTTTTTGTTTGGTCGTGACCACACCATGGGGGCCTTCGTTCGAACGACACCGGAGAGAATCCCATGGTTGCACCGACCCCCAAGAAACAAGCCGCCGTCAACAAGACCAGCAAGGTGAAAGTCGGCGACGCGCTGGCCGACGTGATCGCGGCGCACAACGCGCTGGCGGCCAAGTTCAACGCCGTCCTGGCGAAGCTCGACGCCGACGCCGGCGTGACCGACACGAACTACGCCGCAACGCAGGCCGTCGCCGGCGGCACGCTGACGGTTCCCAGCCTCGAGACCCGCTAACGCAGCGGGAACGGCCGCTCCGGCTGCTGGCCGCGCTCAGGCGGCCAGAGCTGGGCGACGGCCAGAATCAAGGCGACGAGCAAAAACTCGAGCGCCTGCTCGAAGCCAACCCGGTAGTCGTGCGTCAGCCGGAACAGCGCGTCGGCGATCGCGATGAGCACGCCCACGACGGCGACGGCGATAGTCAGCTTTCTCATAGCCTGGCTCCTGTGGATTTGACAACTGCGTCGATGATCAATTCGTGCGCGGCCGCGCGCTGCCCGCACAGCGCCAGGCGGCCGGCGCGCTCGAGGGTTTCGGCGTCGATGACGCACAGCTCGTCGCCCGGCTGGTCGTCGCTGCCGTCCATGTAGACCTTCTGGACGATGACGACCGGCTCCTTGCGGACGCCGTCGACGGCGTAGCCCAGGTCCTTCACGCGCTGGATGACCGCCTCCGCGGGGTACGCGCTGAGCGGGATGGTGCGCGTGTCCTGGAGCGTGATGCGCAGCGCCTGGCCGTTGTCCTGGTGCTCGACCTGCACGAGCTCGTACTTGTGGCGCCGGCGCGGCGCCTGGAGCGCGCGCTCACGGGCCCGCCTGGTGAAAATGCTCATGGCTTGCGTTCCTGCTCCTCGAGGAGCGTGCGCACCGGGTACCGCAGGGCCTCGGCATTCTTGCGCTGCTGCTCGTCGCGCCTGGCGCTTTCGGCCTGCTGATACGCCAAGTACTTGTCGATCGCCTCGCGCGGCGTCTCGCCGACGAGCTCCAGATTCGTGATGCTGGTCTCGAGGTCGAGGTACAGCTCGCCCCGAACCAGGACGCCGGACGTTTCGACGCCGACACCGACATAGCGCAGGCCGAGGTAGTCGTCGCGGCTCAGGTTCCCGTCTCGATACTGGCTGTACGCGTGGAACGGAATGATCTGGAACCCGTGACCCAGGGCCTCGAGGATTTCCTCTGTCGTGATCACGTCACTTTCTCCCAGATTTCGTCCAGGCGCGCGACCTGGTTCGGCGTGAGGCCCTGTCCCTTGGCGAGCCGGTCCTCGACGCTGTCAATGAACGTGCGCTCCCAGTCCGACAGCTTCGACTCGCGCTGCTGGCAGTCCTTGATCATCTGGGGCCAGTCGCCCGGCCCGCTGGCGTCGCCGCTCATGCCGGCAAGGCGTCCGCGCCGAGCGCGTCCGCGATGATCGCCCGGGCCCGCGGCCCGCCGCCGAGCGCGAGCTCGATCTTGATGCACTGCGCCCGCGTCGGCTTCATGCCCAGCTTCTTCATGTCGCCGATCACCTCACGCGCCGCGGCGCGCTTGGCATCCCGCACGGTCTCGGCCTCGACAAGCGCGCGATGCGCTTTCAGCGCCTTCGCGGCGACGACGCCCAGCTTCGCCAGGCCCTCCATGGTGAACCGGATGCGGCCGGCCTCCAGGTCGTAGTAGGTCTTGCTGGTGCCCTGCACCTGGGTGCTGTAGGCGTTTCCGGCGGCGTCGACGGCGACGATAACGCCGGCCGGCGGCACGCGCAGGAGGCGCGCGTTCTTGAGCGGCTTCGACGGCATCGGGAAGATGCGCAGCGCGGCGAGCTCGGGGATAGGTGACTGGATTCGTGCGGTTCCCATGGTTCCCTCAAAACGGAAGTTCGTCGTCCTCGAGCCGGTACGCGACAATGTCGGCGCACGACTTGTACGGCCGCGACCAGGCCCAGCGCATCTGCTCCGGGTTCTCAACGCGCTTTTCCTCGCCGTCGCGGAAGCGGATGGTCACCGGCGTGCGGTGCGTGACCGGGCACCACGGGCCCTCGCTGTCCGGCCGCACGGTGCCGTCCCAGCGGTACCAGACGCCGGTCTCGTGCGGCGCGTCGGCGTGGCGCACGCGCGGCCCGATCGAGTGCAGGAGCTCCTGCTTCTGCATCATCCACGTCGTCAACGGGAACGACTGCGGCTCCCACGGCGGCGTGGCGATCGGGATATGCAGCGTGTGGCCTTCGGGAGCCTTGATGGTCAGGAACAGCTTGTCATCGCTGCGGCGCAGGCCGATCGCGCGCAGGTGCGCCATGACCTGTTCCGTGAACCGCCAGGCATTCCATTCCGACTCGCGCGCGGCGAGCGCTTCGCGGGCCCAGGACTCGCCCTCGCTGTCGCCCGCCGGCGGGCTGGCGGCGCCGCCCTCGAGCGTGTCGTTCTCGAAGCCGTTGCGCACCAGCCAGGTGTGGAACGCGCGGAGCTGCGCGGCGATTTCCGCCAGCTTGTCGGCCTCGATCGGCGCGTCGATCGCGCGGGCGGCCATCGCCAGGCCGTCCATGTAGCGCTCGACCGGCTCCGACCTGGTCGGGTTGAGCACGTCCGCAAGGATGCCGCGGGCGTCGGATTCGCAGCGCGCGTCGCGCGGGTCGATCGCGTTCTTGACCTTCGACAGGTCGGCTCGACCCTCGCCCCAACCCTCCTCATGGCCGGCGGCGTAGGCGTCGCGCATGTTCTGCTTCGTGTAGCGCACGACGCCGCTGTCGCCGACTTCGTATTCGGAAAGCCAGCCCTCAAAGCGCGTATCGCCGACGTGCACGCCGCTGCCCGGGCGCTTCCATTCTCCGCCGGCCATGTCGAAGCGAAAGCCCCGCTCGTGGAGCTGGCGCATGGCGGCCTGGGCCGCGGCGCCGTCAGTCTTGAATACCTGGCTCCAGTAGCGCTTGCCCACGTTCGCGTCCGACACAATGCGGCCGGCGAGCTGTTCGTCCAGGACGCGCGCGACGGCGCGGCGATCGGCCTCGTGGTTCGGGTAGTCGTTGCCGGAAGCCGCCGGCGGCTCGCCCTCGATGATGTAGAGGGCGTCGTTCTGCACGCCCAGGTGCCAGCCCTTCTCGTGCGCGAACGTCGGCGCCTTGCCCAGCGGCGGCTTCCAGAGCTCGGCGCCGTGGTAGGTATAGCCGGCGCGCTCGAGGGTCGCGATCGCGGCGTCGGCCCGCCGCTCCTCGCGCTCGAGCCGCCCAGGCGGCGCCCAGTCGCGCGAGATGAGGTACGGCGTGAGCTGGGTTATCAGCTCGTCGGCCTGCATGCGCACGTCCATGCGCTTGACGTTGGCGACCTGGAGCAGGACGTAGTCGGGGCCCTTGTCGTCGGGTGCTCGTTCGATCGGCATGTCAGCGCTCCCGGTCACGGCGGCCGGCGCGGATGCCGTTCGCCTTCACGTTGTCGATTTCCTGCATGCGCTCGGCGCTCGCACGGCCGAACGCCCAGGCGGTCATCGGCTCCGCCAGGCGCGAGTCGCCCAGGTGGCCGCTGGTCATCACGGGCGCGACTTCCGCCTCGGCGATCAGGTCGTCCTGCACGATCACGTCGGCGCGCACGATCACGTGCACGTCGGCGATCTTGTGCTTGATGCGGAGCTCCTGGAGCTCCTTGAAAAACGCCTGGAGGCGGTCGTCAATGACGCCGCGCGGCACTGGCTCGGAGAGTTCGCGGTACCGGCTGGGGCTGTGGTCGAGGATTGGCATGCTCAGTCCGCCGTCTTGCGCGAGGGCCAGGCCGCCATGGCGTCGCGCGTGGCGATCGCCGCCTTGATCTTCGGGTGCTCGTACCCGAGGGTTTCGACGTTGAGGTCAATCCACTTCTGGACGACTTCGTCCGCGCTGGCGTCTTGCGCGCGCAGCACGAAAATCGGCTCGTCGTCGCCGCACTTCGGCAGGCAGGTGTCGTTGATCTTGGTGTGGGCCTGGGGTGCGGCCTGGTTCGGGGTGGGCAAATTCGCCTCCATGGGGTTGATGGTTCCTCAATTATGGGTGGCTTGATCAAAAAAGCGCAAGCCCCATTTCCGCCCGGCGTTGTCGTGACACTACCCTGCGGTCATGAAGGACTCCGCCCTCAGCGTCGCCCACGACCCGCGTGCACCGGCCGACGAGCGTCAGGACGCAATGACGCAGCTCCAAAAAGGGGCCATGGGCCAGGTCTCCGCGGAATTGATCAACCTCGAGCGCCTGGCGCCGCTCCTCACGTTCATCCAGGACGGATACGAGGACCAGGCGATGACCAAGGCGTTGCGCAAGAACAACGTCATCCAGCTCCCATCGGCCGCGGCGCGCGATCGCAAGCCCGGCATGCAGTCGGTCTACCTGGACGACGTGCAAATCGGCGTGATGGGCGACTACTACGAGCGCCAAGGCGTGTTCTCGTTCGACGCCATGCGCCAGATGGTGGAGTCGACGCCCATCCTGAACGCCGTGATCATGACGCGCATCCGCCAGGTGCAGCGCTTTTGCCGGCCGCAGGCCGACGGCAAGGGCCCGGGCTTCCGCGTCAGCATGCGCGACAAAAAGGCGGAGCTCGGCGAGGACCAGACCAAGTCCCTGCAGCTCCTCGAGAAGTTCTTCTCGCACGGCGGCTTCGAGTTCAAGCCGCGCATGCGTCAGCGCTTGAAGCGCGACGACATGAGCACGTTCATGGCGAAGCTGGTCCGCGACTCGCTCACCATGGACGCCGCGCCGATCGAGACCGAGTTCAAGCGCGATCGCAGCCTGGGCATCGACGGCATCTACGCGGTCGACGGCGCGACCATCCGCCTGTGCACCGAGCAGGGCTACCGCGGCGACGACGAGATTTTCGCTATCCAGCTCGTGCAGGGGAACATTCGCAGCGCGTACACGTACGACGACCTGGTCTACGTGCCGCGCAACCCGCGCACCGACGTGCTGTCGGGCGGCTACGGCATGGGCGAGACCGAGCTGCTGATTCGTGTGGTGACCGGCTTCCTCAACGCGTTCACGTACAACGTCAAGTTCTTCGACTCGAACGCGATGCCGCGCGGCGTGCTGAACCTGTTCGGCGCCTACAGTGACGACGACATTAAGGCGTTCAAGCGCTACTGGAACGGCATGGTCAAGGGCATCAACAATGCCCATGCGCTGCCCGTGATGGTGTCGAAGGACCAGGAGTCCGCGGCGAAGTTCGAGAGTTTCGGCGAGCCGGCGTCCGAGCTGATGTTCGGCAAGTGGATGACGTTTCTCGCGTCGATCATCTGCGCGATCTACGGCATGGCGCCGGACGAAATCAACTTCGAGTCGTTCACCAACGGCACCTCGAGCCTGTCGGGCTCCGACACCGAGGAGAAGATCGCCAGCTCGAAGGACAAGGGCCTGCGCCCGCTGCTGTCGTACTTCCAGAACCTGTTCACCGACTACATCGTCGCCGACTTCAACGAGGACGCCGAGTTCGTGTGGACCGGCCTGGACGAGGAGGACGAGGCCACCGTCTGGGACCGCAAGAAGCAGACGATGACGGTCAACGAGGTGCGCGCCGAGGACGGCCGCAAGCCGATCAAGGAAACCTGGGGCGATGCCCCGCTCAATCCCGCGCTCGTCGCCGCCTGGCAGCAAGAGGCCATGCCGCAGGAGCAGGACTTCGGCATGCCCGGCCAGTCCGACCCGTCCGCGATGGGCGGCCAGGACTTCGGCGACGGCGGCGAGGAGGACTTCGGTCAGCCTGGCGGCCAGGGCGCCGGCGGCGATGACGACCAGGACCTCGAGGAGGGCGGCGCCGGCCCGAGCGACGACGAGAAGGCCAGCCTCCAGAAGTCGTTCGGCCTGCCGGTGCTGCGCATCGAACCATGACGCCGAAGGCCCCGGGCAAGACCCAGAAGGAGCCGGAGCGCCGGCCTGGTGTGGAGGTCGGCGACGAGCTGTACGTCCACCACGAGGGCCAGCCGTGCACGTGCCGCGTCGCCGCGCACGGCAAGCATGGCGTGACCGGCGAGATTGACGGCGCCCACCACAAGATCACCTGGGACAAGGTCCTGGGCCACAAGTCGCGCGTCGCCATCCGCGGCCAAATCATCGACCAGGGCGAGGACGGCATGCTCCTCCAGGACCAGGCCGGCCGGCGCCGCTACGTCGCAACGCCCAACGAGGCAAAAGAGGACCCGCTCGTGATCGCGAAAGCCTTTGACCCGCGCCGCCCCGTGCTCCTGTTCAAGGGCGGGCCGCTCGCGAACCGACCGGGCCTGGTCAAAAAGCAGGTCACCGACAAGAACGGCGTGCAGACGCAGCGCTGGGTCAGCACCGACCAGGCGGCCGCGCCGGCGCAACCAGGCCGGCATGTCGGCTTCGTGAACGGCGCGCACCGCGGCCACGGCCAGGTGACGGCCGCCGGCCAGCATGGCGTGACCGTCAAGGACGACGCCGGCGGCGAGCATCGCGTTCGCCACGGCGCCGTGACGCACCACTGGGAAGGCGGCGGCAAGCCGACGAGTTCGCCGCACGAGGCGCGGCCGGCCGCGGACGCCGGCGAAGCGCCGGCGAAGGGCGACGCCGTGTTCGACCAGGCCGAGACCGCGAAGCTGCCCAAGAAGGTGAACCAGCCGCACAAGACCTGGGAGGACCTGGTCAAGCACGGCACCGAGGGCCTGAACCAGTTCAAGGAGCAACTGTCCGGCATCGCGAAGTCCATGGGCCTGGTCGAGGGCAAGCGGCCCGACGACCTCACGCCCGAGGACTGGGCCAGCGAGCAGGGCTTCGTGTTCGTGGCGCCGCTGAAAAGCGAGTCGCGCGCGAAGGAAAAGGTCATGGCCGACTACGACGGCGACTGGTCGCAGCTCCGCGACATTGTCCGCGCGACGATCAGCGTGCCGACGATGGCGGACGTGAAAACGGCGCTCGCCAAGCTGAAAGAGTCCGGCGTCGAGCTGGCGCAGCAACCCAAGGACCGGTTCGCGGAGCCGACCAGCGAGGGCTACCGCGACGCAATGACGATCGTGAAGCTGCCCAACGGCATGCTCGCCGAGCTCCAGGTGCACGTGAAGGCGATGACCCTGGCGAAGGACCACGGTCACCATGCCTACGGCGTGTGCCGATCGCTGCGCGCGAAGTACAACGAGCCGGCGCCCACGGACGCCTGGTCCGACGAGGACCACACCAAGTTCTACGAGGCGCTGAAAGAGCAGAAGGACCTGTACGGCAAAGCCTGGGCCCAGGCCACGGCCGGCGCTCAGCCGGAGGCGAAACCAGCCGGCAAGGACGGCAAGCCGGGCGCGTCGCAAAAAAGCGACGAGCGGCCCTTGCAAAAATCCCAGACTTCATCGAAAATGATCATGTTGGTTAGGAAAGCAAAGTGAACGAGAACCCGAACATGGTCTACATCGAGAACGAGGGCGCGCTGTTCCGCGGTCCCGCTCGCGGGAACCCGGTCGAGGTTTGGAGCCCGTCGAAGGGCGAGTTCGTGCCCTACATGGGCAGCAAGGACAAGGGCGTCGACTGGGGTCACGAAATCAGCGAGGTGGAAGCCAAGGAGCTGATGGGTGAAGCCGGCGCAGAGGGCGGCGAGGAGTCGCCCGTCGAGAACAATCCGAAGGCCGCTTCGGCGGCCGCGTAAAGAACGCGCGAGGAGGCCCGGGGGTGACAGCCCGGGCTTTAACGTAAGGACCTGGTAGTCGTACCGTACAGCGAGCGGTCCAGGCACGGCGAAAGCCAAAAAGCGATAGAGGTTGTGGCGACTGTCCGCCCCCTCGGCTCCTGTCCAAGTTGGTGCCATCTTGCGGCGGCTCCATTAGGAAAGGAAAACGGCATCACGAGCGGTGAAAGCCCCGCGCCGGAGACGTACCCGGCCGTGAGAGCGCGAGCTCTCACGACAGTCGCCAGGCGGCCGCTGTCGTGAGAGTTCGAGAACCCCGGGGAGTGTGTCGGGTTGGCGCCGGCACCGGCCATTGTCTCCTCCTACGTTGAAGTCCACTGCCCCATGTGAGCTCCCCGGGTTTCGCCTCCCCTGACACCGAAGCACGCCGCGCGCCGCAACGCCGCGGCGTTTTTTCGTCGTGAGCCCACACTACGCGCGCCGGCGCAAGCCGGAAGCGTGGCGGGTGTTCATCACTTGGCTGTTGCGACCCTGAGCGGCTTCTATTGGGGAAATAAAGGCCGCAGTTAGGTCACGATCGCGTCGTCTAGGGGTAGGCGGCGTCCTTTCCTGCGGGGCTTCGGGGCTCGCAGTAGACGGGGGCCTAACCGGAAGGCCGGAGCGGGCGACTGCTCCGGCTTTTCGTTTGTCGTGACTCGATGATCGCTAGATGGGCCTGTTTGTCGACCTCGAGCCGCTATCCGCCGAACAGACGGACATGGCGCTCAACCTGATCTACAAGGCCATCCACGACCACAACGGCGAGGACATTTGGCTCCCCGTCGACAACCCGTTCGTCGCGCGCCTGGTGGAGCTGTTCACGCAACGCGGTCTCGATCGACTCGAGGCGTTCCGTCGCGAGCTCAAGGCGTGGTCCGACGGCGCCCGGCATCGACCCGGCATGGACCGCGTCGCGCGGCCCGCCGGCGTCATGGAGCGCTGGTCGCGCGGCGAGCTGGACCTGGTGAAGCTGTACCTCGAGCACCTGCCGCCTGGCGAGTGGACCCTCGAGGACCACATGATGATGGTCGACTGGCTGACGCAGCGCTACCTGCCGGCGGACGACATGCGCGCGGAGGCCGAGTGGCTGGCGACGCGCGCGACGATCATGGGCCGCGTGCAGGCCAACATGGACCAGGTCACCGCGGCCCAGGCCGACCAGGTCATCGCGGCGCTGCCGCTCACCGCCCAGGCGGCGATCGACCTGTTCCCGTTCACGCGGCCGCAGCGCGCCGGCCTCGAGTACGCGATCGCCAGCACAGCCGAGAACGTGCGCGAGGTCTCGAACGACGTGCGGCACCGCATGCGCCAGACGATCGCGCAACACGTCAATGCCGTGCACCTGGGCGACGCTCCGCTCGCCGGCGCGCTTGAGACCAAGCTCGGCGACCAGTTCGCGCAGCTCAATCGCGACTGGCGTCGCATCGCCGTGACCGAGACCGTCGAGGCCCAGAACCAGGGCTACATCGCCAGCCTGCCGCACGGCGCGCGCGTGAAGCGCATCGAGCAGTACAAGGGCGCGTGTAAGTTTTGCCGCACGATTGACGGGCGGGTCATGAACGTCGTCGGCGCCGGCGACATTCACAAGAACGGCCAGACCGACATTTGGCCCGGCAAGACGAACGTCGGCCGGAGCGCGGCGCTGCACAAGCGCCTGGGCGGCCTGTTGATCGAGCGCGAGCCGCACGAGCTGTGGTGGCCGGCTGCAGGAACGCAGCACCCGCACTGCCGCGGCCGCTGGGTTCCGACGATCGCCGAGCAGGCCGGCGATGACCCGAAGTTCGCCGAGTGGCTGCGCAACACGCTGGGGTCCAAATGACCGTGCTCCTGCTCAAGACCCACGTGAAGGGCTACGTCAAGCGCGACGGCACCGCGGTGGCGCCGCACCAGGACAAGCGCCCGACGCCGCGGCCGCCGCCGGCCGTGACCGCCGACCAGGCGAAGCAGCGCGACCTGTTCGAGGAGCATGCGCCCAAGGTGTTTTCCATCTCAGCTCACGGCTCCGCGGTCGCGATCGCGCCCGGGCCCGACCTCGCCAGCTACGACAAGGTCCTCGTCGGATTCAGCGGCGGCAAGGACAGCATCGCCTGCGTCCTGGCGCTCCTCGAGAACGGCGTGCCGCCGGCGAAGATCGAGCTGCACCATCACGACATTGACGGTGAGGGCGCGTCCTTCATGGACTGGCCGATCACCAAAGACTACTGCCGGAAGATCGCGGAGGCCCTGGGCGTCCCGATTTACTTCTCCTGGCGCGAGGGCGGCTTCGAGCGCGAGATGCTGCGCGAGAACCAGCGCACCGCGCCGGTCATCTTCGAGAAGCCGGACGGAACCCGCGGGCGCGCTGGCGGCGAACATGGACCGCTGGGCACGCGCAGGAAATTCCCCCAGCAGTCCGCCAACCTCACGACGCGCTGGTGCAGCGGCGCCCTCAAGGTCGACGTGATGGCCGCGGCCGTCCGGAACCAGGAGCGATTCACCGGCAAGCGCACGCTGATCGTGACTGGCGAGCGCGCCGAGGAGAGCTCCAACCGCGCGAACTACAAGGCGTTCGAGCCTGATCGCGCGCACAGCTCGACGCGCCACGTCGACCACTACCGGCCGGTGCACGGCTGGAGCGAGGCCCAGGTGTGGGACGTGATGCGCAAGCACGGCGTCGTGCCGCACCCGTCGTATCAGCTCGGCTACGGCCGCCTGTCGTGCCGGAATTGCATCTTCGCCGGCCCGAACCAGATTGCGACGAACCACAAGCTGTACCCGAACGAGACCGGCAAGGTGGCGCAGCGCGAGCGCGAGTTCGGCGTGACCATCCACCGCAAGGAGGACCTGATGACGCGCGCCGGCAAGGGCCGCGCGTACCAGGCGGCGATCGACCAGCCCGAGGTGGCGGCGCTGGGCAATTCCAAGACCTGGACGGGGCCGATCGTGGTGCCGCCGGACCAGTGGAAGCTGCCGGCCGGCGCGTTCGGCGAGAAGGACGGACCATGCTGATTGTGTTGGCGAAGGCCCACGTCAAGGGCTACACCAAGAAGGACGGCACCGTGGTGCGCGCGCACGACGACAAGCGGCCGTCGGCGAAGCCCGCCCAGGCGTCGCTCGAGCTGCGCGAGCCCACCGGCGGCGACCAGGTGACGCCGTTCCCGTACGCGTCCGGCATGAGTCGCCGGCGCGACATGGAGGCGGCGATCGAGTCGCCGGCCGGCCTGGGCACGGAAATCGGCGAGCTGTCGTCGTTCGGCATGGACCGCATCGCCGAAGCCATCCGCCGCGAGAAAAAGCCGGTGTTCGTGGACTCCGGCGCCTTCAATGCGTTCAAGGCGGCGATGCGCGCCGGCAAGCCGGAGAACGCGCGCATCAACTTCGGGCCGGTGTTCGCGAAGTACTCGGAGCTGTCGCGCCGCATCTGCGAGGAGACGCCGTACCGGTACCGCAACCTGCTCATGATGGTGGCGCCGGACGTGATCGGCGACCAGGTCGCGACGCTCGAGCTGATCGAGGAGCACGCCGAGCAAATCCAGGAGTGGATGGAGGCCGGACACGAGGTCATCGTCCCCTTCCAGCGCGGGCCGCTGAACCAGCGCGAAGCCTACGATCGCGTCGCCGCGGCGCTGGGTGGTACCGACTTCGTCGTCGGCATCCCGTCGGCCGCGGCCGCCATGAGCGGCGCTGACCTGCGCGAGCTCCTGTCCGGCGACTACCTGCCCGATCGCCTGCATATCCTGGGCGCGGTGAGCTCGCCGCGGTTCGAGGAGCGCATGGAGGTTATTCGCGAGTGCTACGTCTCCGACGTGCCGGGCGTGACCGCGGACGCGAACGTGATGCGCTCGAAGCTGCACGAGCTCGGCGGCCTGTCGGGCCCGACCAAGTTCGACAAGATCAAGGAGATTCTGTCGCGCGTCGTGCCCAAGAAGTACGGCGGCGACCTCGAGCCCGTGCTGGCGAAGGCCATCCTGGACGACGGCGACGAGCAGGTCGGGTTCTTCACGGCGCCCGTGCACCACGTCGACCTGTTCGCCCAGGGCTGGACGCCGCCGACGGCCGCCCAGGCGAAGTCGGGCGAGTACTTCAAGCCCCGCGTGCAGTGGCGCGGGCTCACCGTTCGTGTGGAAAACCCGGCCGGCTCGACCCGCCGCTGGCCTGGCGGCGCGACCAAGATGCGCTACGACTACGGGTTCTTCGAGGACTCGATGGGCGCCGACGGCGACGAGGTCGACGTGTACCTGGGGCCGTCGCTGGCCTTCGCTCCGAACGTCTACATCGTGCGGCAACGCAAGCACGGCGCGCCTTCCGCGTCGGCCTGGCGCCGCTACGACGAGGACAAGGTCATGGCCGGCTTCCTGTCGGAAAAGCAGGCCCGCGCGGCCTACCTCATGCACTACGACGACCCGCGGTTCCTGGGAGAGGTGGTAACCATGCCTGTGGACAAGTTTGTGGAAAAGGTCCGCGCGACGGCCGACAAGCCGGGCATGCTCAAGGCGATGGTCGCCGGCTACGTCCGCGAGGGCCATCCCGTGGCGCCGTACGAGCGCCGCGGCAATCCCCAGCGCGAGGCCGTGCGTGAGCACTTCCGCCAGTTCGGCGACGGCTTCGAGCTGCGGCACCAGAACGGCAAGCAGTGGGCCGTGCTGATGCCCGACGCCAGCCACGAGGGCAAGTACCGCTACCAGGTGTTCGATGAGCGCGGGTTGCGCGCGCACTACACGTACAACGGTCCCGAGGACGCCGTCGACGGCGCGTTCGATGCCGGTTTCCGCGAACACGACGCCGGCGCCCTCGATCGCCTGGCGCCGATCTGGGCCGCCAGGTTCGATGACCCCGAGGTGCAGGCCCGGGCGTCGGTCTCCGGCGAGCGCGAGGATAGCGACCGCACGCAATCGTGACAGGATGATCTAGGGCACCCGGACCAGGCGCGCCCATGATCATCCTTTTCCAGAAATCCCAACTGGCCCTGTTCGACACGCCCGTGCGAGTGGCGACGCACGTGCGCAAGGACGGCGTTGTCATCCCGGAGCACACCGCGATGCGCAAGAAGGGTGTTCACCCAGCGCATCACGGCCGGCTGCAAGCGTTCATCGACAAGCACGGCGGCGTCGCCGGCATGACGCGCACGCTGTCGTCCATGTCCGCGGCGCACCAGCAGCGGCTGTACGTCGAGATGGCGAAGCTGGGCGGCATCACGCCCGAGCAGGTCGCCGCGCAGTTCCCGGGCGTTGCGCCGGCGCCGGCGCCCGTGCCGGATATGTTCACGCCGCAGCCTGCGCCTGCAGCGGCCGAACCCGCGCAAGTCGTTGAAAACACTGGGGATGAGGAGCGGCGATCGACCGACGACGAGCACCCGGCGCCGACGCCGCGCCAGTCGCTGCGCGGCCTGAGCGACGCCGATCGCCGGCGCTGGCTCGAGCTGCACCGCACGCAACACGAGACCCACTACCACGAGATGGGCAAGGTGCGCGCCGAGATGGAGCGCACGCACTCGAAAAAGAACAAGGCCGAGACGGCCATGCGCGAGGCCGAAGCCGGCCTCGAGTCGCAGCGCAAGGCGCCGGTACCGGACGTGGTCCGCGAGGGCCAGTTCGAGGGCGCCGTCGGCGCGCATCGCGCGGAGTTCAAGAAGCACGCCGCCAAGCTGGACGAGCTCGCCGGGCACCTCGAGACGCTGACGGGCCTGCGCGATCGCCTGGGCAAGCAGAAGGACGAGATTCTGGCCGGCAGCGGCGACCTGCGCATGAACCTCATGTCGGGCCAGCGCACGACGCTCCAGGAGGAGCTGGACGCCCAGAAGCATTTCGGCCGCGCGTACCGCGACTACTTCAAGGGCAAGGACAAGAAGCCGAAGCGCGCAACGAAAGCGCCCAAAGGCGAGACGAATCCCCCGCCGGCTGAAACGAAACCCGCGGAACCCGAGACGCCGGCGATCGACACGCACGACCGCTCGGCCCCCTTCGGCGTGGCGGCCGGCATCAGCAAGGCCGACCGCCGCTCGATCAACAACCAGGTGGCGGCACGCATCGCCCAGGGCGGCCCGTACGACGGCGCCGACCGCGCGCTCATGCGTCAGTACAGCGGCAACGGCGGATGCGGCGACAGCCTGAACGAGTACTACACCGACCCGGACGTGACCCGCGCCATGTGGGAAGTCATCGGCTCCCTGGGCATCACGCACGGCGACGCCCTCGAGCCGTCGTGCGGCACCGGCGTGTTCCTGCATACCGCGCCCGCCGGCTTCAAGGTCACCGGCGTCGAGCTCGACCCGGTGAGCGCGACCGTCGCGACCGTGCTGCATGGCGATCGCCATGAGGTGCACACCGCGGCGTTCGAGCGCTTCGCAACCATGGACGACCGCCAGTTCGACGTGGTGATCGGCAACCCGCCGTACGGCCCGCGCGGCATGCTGGCGAAGGACGACAAGAAGCAAATCGGCACCGCGGAGCAGTACTTCGTGGACACCGCGATCGACAAGGCGAAGCCCGGCGGCATCATCGCCCTGGTCGTGCCGACCGGCATCCTGGACTCGAGCTCCGCGCGCTCGATGCGCCAGGGCTGGCTGTGCCGCGCCGAGTTCCTGGGCGCCCAGCGCATGCCGAACACCGCGTTCGAGCACTCGCATACCGAAGTGACCACCGACGTGGTGTACTTCCGCAAGCGGCCAGACGCCGTCGGCCAGGCGCTCAACGTCCTGGACGACAAGGTCGCCGACGACCAGGCCGCGCTCAAGAAGCTGGGCGTCTGGGACGAGGAGTTCATCGCCGGTTCGTACTTCACCGGCCGCGGCGCCGCGAACATTCTCGGCACCATGGGCCCGGGCTGGCGCGCCCAGGCCGGCATGGGCAACGACATTACCGTCAACGGCTCCATGGCCGGTGTGCCCGAGGCCCTGGCGGCCTTCACGGCGGACAGCGAGTCGCGCCCGGCGACCGAGCTGACGGTCGACCAGGTGCTCGAGACGATCACGAACGACGAGACGCGCGAGCGTGCGCGCAACGCCGCGCAGCGCGATCGTCCGTACCTCACGACGGCCAAGGTCGGCGACGTGAAAACCGTCGACGGCGTGCAGTACATCTTGCAGGGCGACCCGCCGCGCTGGCATCGCGTGGACGAGTTCATGCAGGCGCCGGCGATCGCCGACGCCGGCCCGATCGCCGCGGAAATCGACCGCCTGTTCAACGGCCAGGCCGTGAACCGGCCGCAGCTCGAGGCCGACGTGCGCGCCTGGGTGGCGAAGCATGGCATCCCGGCCGACAACAAGGACCTGATGACCGCGGCGTCGTCGGACAAGCGCCTGTTCCGCCTGGTCGGCGCCGTCAACCGCCAGGGCGAGCTGTCCGACGCCGTCCTGGGCAAGGGCTCGCGCGCGCTCGAGGGCGGCTTCGACGTGACCGCCGAAGCGATGGCGCTGGAGGCGAAGTCCGCGGACTTCACGGCCGCCGAGCTCGCCGAGCGCCTGGGCAAGGACCTGGCCGAAGTCGAGGACCAGCTCGCCGCGGATGCGCGCTACGCGTGGGTCAGCGAGGGCCGCTGGACGCCCATGAGCATGTACCTGACGGGCGAGCTGTGGCCGAAGCTGGATGCCGCGAAGGCGGCGCTCGCCGGCGGTCACGCGCTCCAGGACAAGCTCGCCGACCAGGTGTCGCGCCTCGAGAAGGCGATCGACCCGAAGGCCCTGGAGGACGTGGAGGTCCAGCTCAATTCGGCCTTCCTGCCGCTGCACGTGGTCGAGGCGTTCTTCAACTGGAAGCAGTACGACAGCGACCAGGCCAACGAGTGGACGCGCAAGCAGAAGCCCGTCGAGATTACCTTCCGCGACGGCGTCTACATCATCCGCGGCGGCAACGAGTACGGCACGTCGAAGCTCCTGGACAAGTACCTCAATCGCACCGGCGTGCGCAAAGAGGAGGACCTGCCTCAGCTCGAGCGCCTGAACGACGAGTTCAAGCAGTGGCTGTGCGCATCGCAGTACCGCGATGCGGTCGAGGACCTTTACAACCGCAAGTTCCGCGGCTTCGTGCAGCGCGACTTTTCCGACGAGCCCATGGACGTGCCGGGCCTCACGACGGACCGCGACGTGCGCGCCTGGCGCTGGTCGTCGCTGCGCCGCAGCCTGGCGGACGGCAAGGGCATCATCGCGGACGACGTGGGCCTGGGCAAGACGCTGGGCGGCCTGCTCCTGGCGCGTATGGCGAAGATGCAGGGCACCGCGAAGCGCCCGATCATCGTCGTGCCCAAGTCGGTGCTCGCCAACTGGTACGCCGAGTCCCAGGTCTGGTTCCCGGGCTCGCGCGTGCTCACGATCGGCGCCAACTTCGCGCGCGACAAGGCCGGCGAGCTGGTCGGCCGCGACGACGACGCCGCGGAGCGCAAGCGCAAGTACCACGACCTGACGCAGAACGACTACGACTTTGTGTTCATCAGCGAGCCGGCGTTCGAGGAGGTCGACCTCAATCCGGAGACCAAGGAGAAGTACTACGGCGAGGACTTCTGGGTGCAGCGCGGCGAGGCCCTGGGCAACGCCGGCGACAAGCGGCGCAAGGCCATCCGCGAGAAGTTCGAGCAGCACCTGGCGCAGCGCGAGTTCGCCGACCGCACCGACGCGATCTGGTTCGATGACCTGGGCGTGGACATGCTCATCGCCGATGAGATGCACCACCAGAAAAACCTCTACGCGGCGCGCGCGCGCTTCGGCGAGAACCCGAAGTTCCTGGGCGGCCAGGGCCTCTCCAACCGGGCCCTGGACTTCAACCTCAAGACCCGCTGGGTGCGCGAGAACGGCGGCAACGGCAAGGGCATCTACGGCCTGACGGCGACGCCGACGAAAAACAGCCCGCTCGAGATTTACTCGATGCTGTCGCATATCGCGCCGGAGGCGTTCGAGAACATCGGCATCCGCAACAGCGAGGAGTTCCTGGACCGCTTCTGCGAGTTTCAGCAGGACAAGGTCCTGGGCACGAACGGCTCGATCGAGGACGCGCTCGTGGTGTCCGGGTTCAAGAACCTGGACGAGCTGCGCGAAATCATGTTCCGGTTCATCGACCGGCGCACCGCGCAGGACGTGGGCCTCAAGCTGCCGGAGCGCGACCAGCAGACGCACCTGGTCGACATGACGCCGGCGCAACAGAACATCTACGCCGAGCTGCGCGCGCTGGCCGAGGAGTCGTCTGGCAAGAAGGACGCCACGGGCGACAGCCACATCTTCTCCATCATGGACAAGATGGGCAAGGCCGCCCTGGACCTGGCGCTCCTGGGCCACGAGGGCGCGCGATCGCCGAAGCTCGAGGAGCTGGCGAAGCACGTCGTCGCCGGCGCGAAGGAGGGCGGCCAAATCGTGTTCTGCGAGTCGGTGCCGACGCACGACAAGATCGTGCGCTCCCTGGTCGACGCCGGCATTCCGCGCGAGCAAATCGGCATCATCAACGCCCAGGTCGCGGGCTCCGCGGTCAAGCGCCAGAACATCGCCGACAAGTTCAACGCCGGCAAGCTCAAGGTCGTCATCGGCAACGTCACGATGGCCGAGGGCCTGAACCTGCAAAAGACCACTACCGACATTCACGAGCTGGACATTCCCTGGGAGCCGGCCACGGTGCAGCAGCGCCTGGGCCGCGGCATCCGCCAGGGCAACCTGAACGAGTCGGTGCGCACTCACTCGTACCTGGCGAAGGGCAGTTTCGACGGCTACCGCTACCAGGCCGTGCACGCCAAGCGCGACTGGCAGGACCTGCTCTGGAATGGCGGCGATCGCGTCGAGAACCTGGCGCGCGAGGGCAACCTGACCCTGGACGACATGCGCATCATGCTGTCGGCCGACCCGGACGAGGCCCGCAAGAAGTTCGATGAGGACAAGTCGGCCGCCATGAAGCGGTACGAGGCCGACCAGCGCGCCGACGCCCAGAAGCAGTTCGTTCGCTTCGTGGACCTGTCGCGCAGCTACAGCGCCCTCAAGAACAAGGAAACCAAGTCGGCGACGATGCTGCGCGATCGCATCGAGGCGGCGAAAACGTCGCTGTTCAACAACAAGTACTGGCCGGCGAAGTCCGCGCTGGACAGCGCGAGCGACACGCTGATTCACCCGGCGACCGGCGCGACGCTGACGGCCAACGTCGGCCTCGAGATGCCCGGCGAGGGCAAGGTCGTGGTCACCGGCGTCAACATGCGCGACGGTACCGTGACCATCCGCCGCTACGCCGACCTCGAGGGCGGCAAGCGAGCGACCGTCAAGCTGGACGAGCTCAAGGACGCCGCGCTGTTCAAGTACGACGCCGAAGCCGAAGGCAAGGAGGCCCAGGAGAAGTTCGAAGCCGCGGCCGCCGAGAAGCTGGACGGCATCTCGAAGTGGGAGGAGATTGCGGCGCTGCCGACGGCCGTCATCGACAAGAACAAGGACATGCTCCAGGAGCGCATCAAGCAGGGCATGAAGGACTACAAGTTCACGATGCCGTACGGCGACGTGACCATGATCAACAAGGAGACCGGCGCGCTCGAGTCCGTCGAAAGCTATCACGCTCGCGACAAGCACGACACGCACGACTACCTGCTCCCGACCAGCGACGCGAAGGAAAAGGCCATCCAGGCGTTCATGGATGCGCGCCGCGGCGCGAAGATCGGCTCGCACTTCCATGCGTCGAGCGGCAAGCGCGGCCGCAACAAGTCCTACAGCACGGCGGCTCGCGAGTACGCCGGCACGCGCTACGACGGGAAGCACGTTAACCCGTTCAAGGCGGCGCTCCAGCGCCTGGGCGGCGACTCCCGCACGTACGGCGTCGACGCGCCCCTGGTGAAGGAGGCGAAGGAGCGCATGAAGTCCGAGCAGATGCAGCGCATTCGCCGCGCCGGCTCGATCAAGGACGCGTTCGACGCCATCTACCCGCTGGCGAAAGTCGAGGGCCGCAACGAGTCGTACGGCGACGCCGGCATGACCGCGCGCTATCCGAAGGAAGCGCTCACGATGCTCTGGGCGCGCGCGCGGCACCTGGGCGACCTGGGCAAGCCCATGTCCGCGGTGTTCGACAAGAAGCATTCGAACTACGCGATCGCCGGCGCGCACGACCTGAGCGTGCACAACGCCCTGTTGAAGATGGCGCTCCAGTCCGGCCACAACGACCTGGCGGAGGCGATGCTCGAGGGCGGCCGCCGGCACCACAAGGCGAACATCGACGCCGAGACCGTGCGCGTGCTCGCGCAGGGCTGGAACCACTCGCGCGCCCTGCTCCAGCACCTGCACCATGCCGCCGACCAGGCCGGCATCCTGGACATGACGCCCAACCAGCTTCGCGAGTACGGCCTGACCGGCAAGTTCGCGCCGTACAGCGGCTACGGCGGCTACTACACGAGTCACCACTCGAGCTCAGGAAAGACCATGCGCGAGCTCATCGCGGAAAGCCTGGAGACCGCCAAATGAACGCCCGCGCATTCGCCGAAAGCACGCTCCAGCTCCTGCAACAGGACCCGCGGCGCTACCGCAATTTCGGCCCCTACTGGTGGTTCGTGAAGGCGCTCCTCAAGCAGTTCTACACCCGCGAGAACCTGCACCTGCTCGGCGACTACGAGGAGCCCGACGCCATGGCGCGCATGGCGCCCGAGGCCGTCACGTCGCTGGACGCCGCGCTGCAGGCGGCCGTCCAGGAGTACCGCCAGAACGCCACGTTCAACATGGGCCGGCCGACCGTCACCGACGCGCACGGCGAGGTCTACACGCTCCAGGACCCGGACGCCGGGCTGTCGTGACCAAACAATCGGAGTCACCATGAAGCCCATCGTTCTGCTCAAGTCGCACGTCGGCCCGTACACCAAGAAGGACGGGACGACTGTCACCGGCCACGAGCGCCTGGTGAACCTGCAAGCGCACCCGAAGGGCTACAAGCCGGGCCAGCATGTGTTCTTCCCGCACCCGGAAAAGAAGGGCAAGAACGGCCTGGGCATCTACATGGGTCACCGCGACGGCAAGTCCGTGGTCCATCACGTGCACGGCGAGGACGGCAACCAGCATGACGTGCCGCACGACGACGTGAAGGGCGCCCGTGGCATCCCGAAGCCGGCCGACCCGGCCGCCGACGCCGCAAAGAACCTCGAGCGCGCCCAGGGCAAGCCGAAGTCCGAGGTGCCGGACGATCACCTCGAGCTCATGGAGCAATCGCTCGCCAACGACGAAAGCAGCTCCGACGAGGAGATGCACGAGCATTTCACGAGCCAGGGCGTGCACCCTGACCATGCCCGCGAGGCGATCAAGCACCGCGACCAGTTCCTGTCGTCCACGGCGCCGGCGAAGGGCTCGCTGCGCCGCCTGATGGCGAAAAAGGACTGACGCCGTCGTGACCCTACGATGAGGCGATGGCCGATCGCCCCATCGTTTTCCTGCCGGCAAAACCGCTCGCGAAGGCGGCCGCCATCCCCGAGGGCGCGCGCTGGATTACCGTGCACCCGAACGGCCCCGGCTCCGAGGGTCAGCCCGTCCTGATTCAGCCGAACGCCGACGGCTCGGCGCACGTCATTGGCGGCGCCGGCGGCAAGTTGAACTACCTCAAGCTGCGGGGCGTCAAGAAGGAGTCCGAGTACAAGGCGGAGGCCGAGCAGAAAAAGAAGGCCAAAGCCGAGGAGCGGAAAATCCAGGCCAAGCGCGATCGCGAGGCCGGCATCGCCGAGAAAAAGAAGCAGGCCAAGCTGGACGTGCAGCGCCAGCAACGCGAACACGAGCGCAAGTTCGTGCAGACCGTCGCCCAGGCCATGGGCTGGGAGCCGAAGGACCTCGAGTTCCCCGAGGAGCAGTACGCGAACGTGTCCGACGCCGCGCGCAACAAGGCCGCCCAGGAGCACCACAAGAACATCATGCGCCGCGCGTCCGAGGCGGTCGAGATGCAGCGCCAGCGCCTGGTGGCCGATCACGCCGCCCGCCTGGAGGCCGGCATCGGCGAGATTCCGCTCGATGCCAAGGACCCCGACGTGATCAGCGTCGAGGACCTGGACCCGACGCCCGCCGGGGGCGCCGCGACGGGCTTCGCGCACAACTTCAAGGAGCGCGCCGAGAAGGCGGGCCTCACCGACGAGGAGCTGAAAAAGGAGGTCGCGCCGATCAAGGAGGCGAAGGCCGCCCTGCTCACCGACGACCAGCGCCAGGCGGCCGTCAAGCGCGGCGAGACGGCGAAGATGATCAAGGGCGAGCTCGAGAAGATTCGCGAGCCCGTCGGCCCCAAGAACGACACGACCCTGGCCGACGCGAAGCAGGCCGCGGAGATTCTTCGCGCCGCGAAGCGCCTCAAGCAAATCCAAAAGAAGGCGCGCGAGGCGAACGCGGCGATCGACAAGGCGACGGCCGAGCCGAAGGCGTACGTGCTCGAGTACACCGCGGACCCGGAGGCCGACACCAAGATCGCCGAGGACCTGGCGAACGACCTGCGCACCGCGCAGACCCGAGCGTTCCTGTCGGAGTTCAACCGCCTGGCCGGCGATCGACCCGAGGAGACCCTGGGCAAGCACGTGGCCGTCGGCGCGTACAACAGCATCAACAGCCTGGCGCTCGCCGTCGGCGGCCAGGCGCTGGTCGACCGCAGCGTCGTGGACGTGCTCGGCGTCGCCGGCGCCGCCCAGGTCCTGGCGCGCCGCATCCACAACGACATGCCCGAGGACGTGCAGCGCATCACGGAGGGCATGCAGGACTTCCACCTGCACCACTACATGGAGTCGAGCGCCGAGGCCATGGGCCGCGCGCAGGAGCTCCTGGATGCCGCGAAGGAAATCGAGCTGGGCGAGGGCGAGACCGCGCAGGACCTGCAAGTCGCCCAGGAAATGAATGCGCGCCGGCGCCGCGCCGTCGTGGACGCCCAGAAGATTCTCGGCCAGACCCTGGGCGAGATGGAGGCGAACGCCGCGCTGACGGTGGCGCTCAAACAGGGCAAGAAGGACCAATTCCAGGTCTCGATGGGCAAGCGCTCGATCGAGTCGGCGATCACCCAGGCGCGCGCGATCGGCCTGCAGCGCGGCGAATACCAGGTGGACACCGCTGGCGGCAACACGTTCCTGACCGTCACCGGCGCCGGCCTCGATCGCCTGGCGAAGCCGATCGACCGCGCCGACGTGGAGCAGGTCCAGCGCAACCTGGCGATCATCCGCGGCGACCAGGACGAGGACGGCTGGCTCCCGATCGGCGTCGCGCGCCGGCCGGACCTCGCCATGGACGTGAAGCCCGGCGTCGCGCCGCGCCTGGCCGAGCCCTTCACGCCTGGCGCCGACCTCGAGCAGTCGCTCCTGGATTACATCGGCGGCCGCGCGGCCGACGGTGACACGCCCGGCGACATAGTCGCGGACATTCAGTCGGCGGCGTTCTTCGACAAGGTCGGCGCCGATCGCGCGGACGAGTACCGCAAGGCGCTCGACGCCGTCGCCCCGCTCAAGGACGGCCGCGGCAAGCCGCGCCGCGCCGAAGCCCTGGCCGGTGACTTCGACGGCTACGCCGACGTGTTCATGCAGCGCCGGCATCCGAACGGGCGCCAGGCGATCAACCGCCAGAAGTTCAACGTCGACCAGGTGAGCGTGGACGCGCTGCACCGCGCCCTGGCGGAAACGCCGGAGGGCGTCGCTGCGTTCAAGCAGCTCGGCGAGCTCGAGCAGCAGGACCAGCGCGCGCTGCGCGAGTTCTTCTACCGCAACGTCGCGAAGGAAAGCCCCGACGCCGGCAACATGCGCCGCGAGCTCGAGGACCACGTCGCCGCGGAGCCGGAAAAGACCGTCGGCGATATGTTCGGCGAGGAGACCGAGAACCCGGCCTGGGCCGACTGGCGCGTGCGCCGCGACGAGCTGGCCGCCAAGGTGGGCAGCGCATCGCTGGACTGGGCGAAGTACGTCGAGGCCATGCACGGCAACGAAAAGGCGTACCAGGCCGTGCAGGACCTGATTCGCTCGCGTGTCGCGAAGTCGTTCCTCGAGGCGCACAACAAGCTGAACCCGCGGGCGCCGCTCAAGCTGGGCCGCACGGTCATCCGCAACAACCTGAACCACCTGGACGCCGTCGACCCGGCCGCGCGCGAGGAGCGCATGGCCCGCGAGCGCGCCCTGGTGGACAGCCTGCGCGAGCGCTCCGCCGGCAAGTACGCCGCCGGCGCGGTCTCCGACAAGCTGGACGCCGCCCGCGAGAAAAACGAGGCGCTGGAGCAGGCCCAGATGGGGTTCTTCTCCACCGAGGACGCGCCCGCGGCCGCCGGCGACCAGGAACCCCAGCTCGCCGGCGACGAGCGCTACACCATCGGCCACGAGGCGGAGCGCCAGCTCGCCGGCATGATGGGCGTCGTCGGCCGCAACTTCAAGCCCGGCCAGCCCCTGCGCCTGTGGGAGCCGACCATGTCGGGCGGCAAGAACGCCGCGCGACAGCGCCTGGTCAAGCTGATCGACGCGAACAAGCGCGTGGTCGCAGCATTCGGTACCGGCTCCGGCAAGACCCTGCTCGGCCTGGCGTCCTACTCGCACCTGCACGGCCAGGGTAAGGCGAAGCGCGGCCTGTTCCTGGTGCCGTCGATCGTGCAGGGCCAGTTCGCCGGCGAGGCGCTGCGCTACCTCGAGCCCGGCAAGTACAAGTGGCATATCGAGCCCGGCGCCAGCCGCGAGGAGCGCATCAAGGCCCACAAGGACGCGAGCAACCACTTCACGGTCATGACGCACCAGTCGTTCCGCGACGACATGATGCACCTGGCGGCCCAGCACGCCGGCGTCTCACCCGACGAGATGACCGCGCGCGTGGCGGCCATGTCGGACGACGAGCGCAAGGACTGGATGAAGGCGACGCTCGAGCGCGAGGGCATCAGCTACGACTACCTGAACGTGGACGAGGGCCAGAACACCCTCAACCGCGCCGGCAAGGAAAACTCGAGCCTGGCGAACGTGGTCGACGCGCTGTCGCATCCGGACGTGACGCCGTACTACGTGACGGCCAGCGGCGACCCGGTCAAGAACGACGCCAGCGAGGTGTTCGACCTCATGCGCAAGATGGACCCGGCGCGGTACCGCGATCGCGGCGAGTTCATGCGCCGCTACGGCGCCGACACCCTGGCGTCGAAGGACGCCCTGCGCCGCGAGATGGCGCGCTACATCTTCCCGAGCAAGATCGACCCGGACGTGCACGCCGACCGCAAGGAGTCGAAGCTCGCGCTGTCGGCCGGCCAGCGCCAGGCGCTCGCCGAGCTCGAGGGTCACTTCACCCGGGCGCGCATCGCGCGAATCCAGGGCCGCGTCGACGTGGACGCCATGAAGGCGATCGCGCCGCAGCAATTCGACGGCCTCGAGGAGTCGGCGCACCAGGCCCGCGCGAAGGAGCTCCAGCAAAGCCTGGGCATCATGAAGTCGTCCGCGGTCATGCGGACCATCATGGAGCACGAGGACAACCCGATCGCCGACGACCTGGTCGCGAAGGCGGCCGAGCGCAAGGGAAAGCCCGGCGTGGTGTTCGCGCACTCCCTCAAGCAGGTCCAGATGCTGGCCGAGCGCCTGGAGAAGGCCGGCCATCGCGTGGTCACGATCACCGGCAAGGACGGCCCGAAGGAGAAGGAGCGCAAGCGCCGCATGTTCAAGCCGGAGCAGGGCGAGGCCCAGGCGGACATTCTGGTGGCGTCCGACGCCGGCGCGACCGGCATGAACGTGCAGCGCGGCCAGTGGCTGTACCAGGCGGACACGCCCATGACCGCCATGACGCACGCCCAGCGCAACGGCCGCATTTTCCGCACCGGCCAGGAAAACGACGTGGAGCTGATCGACGCCGTTCCGGACCATCCCGAGGTGCACCGCGCCCGCGATCGCCTGCAACGCAAATACGGCCTGCGCGACCTCATGACCTCCAGCCTGGAGGGCCTGGACGAGACCGGCATCGCCCAGTTCCTGCGCGAGCGCCAGGTGCGCGAGGCGGATTCCCCTGGTGCTCTTTTTTGAGTAACATAGGGCCATGTTCCGCATCAGCCTCATTTCGCTGGCCGCCCGGTACGCCCTGTACGGCGAGCCGACGCACGGCCTGAATAGCATCCCCGGCAACGCCCTGTCGGGGCGCGCCGCCCTCCAGCTCCTGCGGCACCACTTCATGCCCGGGCCGCGCGGTCACCAGCTCCTGCTGATTGCGAGGCCGGAATGAACGACCCGATCGACACGCCGCGCCGGCAGCTCGGCGAGCTCGGCGCCCTGGCCCACCGCACCCAGGAGGACGAGCGCCGCATCCTGGCGGCCGCCGAGAAGCGCCTCGAGGAGGTCGAGCGCACGATCGAGAACACCCGCACCATCCCGTCGCTGCATGGCGACAGCGAGGCCGCGGAGACGTACATGAACGCGATCGAGGAGCGCGGCCGCCTGCACCAGGTCATCGCCCAGGCGCGCGCGCACCTCGAGCCGGACTCCTGATCACCCCCAACCACTGACAACAAGGCCGCCGCGTGCGGCCTTTTTCGTGGGCGCTCACCTCGGCGCGGCGTGGTCGTGACAACACCATACGCTCATGTTGCAGTCCGACGAAAGCCTGCTCGCGGCCGTCCCCTCGTTTATCAGCATCGGCTCGATGTTGAAGGCGACGCCGTCGACGGATGGCGGCCGCCGGTTCCTGTATTGCGAGGCCAGCAACGAGGGTCTGGACCAGCAAAACGAGGTGGTCGCCGCGAAGGCGCTCGCCGAGTCCGCCGAGTACTTCAAGCGCTACGGCAACATCGACCTCGAGCACTACACGCTGATCGGCAAGCCGAACCCAGCGAAGGGCTGGCCCGGCATCCCGGACGCGAACCTGTACGAGATTGGCCGGCCGGTCGACGTGCGCCAGAACGGCAAGTCGACGTTCGTCAAGTGCGAGATTTACGCCGGCGACGGCATCGCGGCCGCGCGCGCCAATGAGTTCTGGTCGTCGCTTACCGAGCTCCAGCCGCCGCAGCGCTGGTACCCGTCGGTCGGCGGCGCGATCGACAAGTCCGCGACCAAGGTCGTGATCGACCCGACGACCAAGCTGCGCAAGGCGATCGTCCAAAAGGTCCGCTGGACCAACATCGGTTTCAGCAAGACGCCGGTGAACCAGCACGTGCCGGAGTGCGCAACGCTGCCGATGGGCGCGTTCGCGAAGTGCTTCGGCGCCGACGGCTTCGACCTGGCGAAAGCCCTCGAGGCCAGCTACGCAACGGACGCGGCCGCCAAGACCGGCGGCGCCGCGCTGGGCATGCAGTCGCTCGATCGCGGCCAGGCCCCCAGGAACTACCACGAGTTCCGCGAGAAATTGGCCGAGTACGTCCGCACGGGCGTGGTCGGCGAGAACCCCGGTGCGAACGAGCTCGTCTCGTACGCCGCCAAACATTTCAGCTTGCCGTCCGACCAAGCGGCTGAATGGGTCGAGCGCTTCGTGCGCGATTTGAAAACTGGTCTCAACAAACGGAGCAAATCATGAGTCAATTCCAGAAGCTGCTGGCGGACCTCGAGCAGGCCCAGGCAGGCACGGATACCCTCGCGAAGTCGCTTCCGGCGGGCGGCGAAGGCGCCGGTGCCGGCGCGGGTGGCGAAGGTGGTGAAGGCGGCGGCGAAGGCCAGGCCGGTGCGGGCGAAGGTGCCGGCGCGGGCGAAGGCGGCGCGGCCGGCGGCGAAGGCGGCGAAGGCGGCCAGACGCTCACCAAGTCCCTCAAGGTCACCCTGGCCGACGGGACCGAGGTCGAGGCCGAGGACGGCACCGAGCTGGTGAAGGCGCTCACGGCGCGCCTGGACAACACCGAAGCGGCGCTCACCAAGTCGCTGACGATCACCATGGACGTGATCGGCAAGCAGAACGCCATGATCAAGTCGCTGGGCGAGCAGGTCACCGCTCTGCGCGGCGAAGGGCGCGGCCGCAAGACGGTCATCGCCATCCACGACAAGGGCGGCGCGGGCGCCGGCGGCCAGGGCCAAGGCGGCCAGGGCGGCGAAGGCACGCTCGCCAAGGGCGGTGAGGGCGGCGCGGAAGTGTCGGCCGAGGAGTTCATGCTCAAGGCGCACTCCGCCTATGACCAGAAGCTGATCGACGGCGTCGGTCTCACCACGATCGACGTGTGCCTGCGCTCCGGCCAGCCCGTTCCCACCGACCTGATTTCCAAGGTTGCGAAGGCCAAGGCGGCCTAAGCCCTGCGAAAACCAGCCCACAACTTCCCAACGAGGTTCACATGAAACAACTTCTCCAGCAATTCGCGGGCATGGCGGCTGCAAGCGGCGCCGGCGCCGCTCTGGGCGGCTCGCAAGGCGGCGCCCTCTCGCAGTTCGAGGAGCTCCAGAAGGCGCTCCAGGCGAGCAACTACCAGACCGACGTGGCGACGCTCACGGGCGGCGGCGCGCTCGGCGTGCAGTCCCTGGACACGGCCATGAAAACGACCATCCAGGAGAACGAACACTTCATCCTGTTCAACCAGCTCCAGAGCACCAACGCCACGAACATCGTGGACGAGTACTCGCGCCAGACCAGCGTGGGCGGCTTCCTGGGCGGCACCACGAACACCCAGATGGGCGTCGTGCGCGCTGCGCAGGGCGACTACAGCCGTGAAATCGGCCTGGTCAAGTTCCTGATGACGCTGCGCCAGGTCGGCTACGTGCTGAACATCGGCAAGAACATCGTGGAAGCGACCGCGGTCGAGGAGCGCAACGGCGCCCTGCAGCTCCTGACGGACGCCGAGTACCTGCTGTTCTACGGCGATTCGAGCGCGAGCCCGACGCAGTACGACGGCATCTTCAAGCAGCTCGATGACTCGATCGCTGCCGGCGAGATGCCCGCCGAGTGCGTGCTGAACATGAACGGCGCGAAGCTCGACTCCGTCGAGCCCTTCTCCAAGATCAACGTGGCGGTGTCCCGCTACGGTTCCTGGGGCCGCAGCACGGACGTGTACCTGCCCAACTCGGTGCAGAACGACCTGAACATGGGCCTCGACCCGGCGTTCCGCTGGGGCCCGGGCCAGAACACGCCCCAGGTCGGCGCGCACGTCGAAGGCATCCGCCTGACGAACGGCGTGCTCAAGACGCACATGGACACGTTCATCCACGACGAGGCGCACCCGATGCAGTCCCCGTTCGAGGTGAACTTCGCGGCGATCGCCGCGGCCAACGTGGCGTTCAAGCCGGTGTCGATCGCCGGTGTGGCCGCCGCGGGTACCCCGGCGAACTACTTCACCGCGGGCCGTGCCGGCAACTACTACTACGCCGTCGAGTCGATCGGCGCGAGCGGTGAAGGCATGACCGCGCTGACCAAGTCCGCCCAGGTGGCGGTGGCCGCGGGCAACAAGGTGACCCTGACCATCACGCGTTCCGGCGCGGCGACGGAAACGGGCTACCGCATCTTCCGTTCGAAGCAGGACGGCGTGAACACCACGTCGGAGTTCCGCCTGATGGCGACGGTGAAGTGCGCTGGCGCGACGACCACGTACGTGGACGAGAACCAGAACATTCCCGGCACCACGGCCGTCCCGCTGCTGAACATGAACCGCTCGGCCGACGCGATCGGCTGGCGCCAGTTCCAGCCGATGACCAAGATTCCGCTGCCGTTCGGCATCGGCGGCATGCCGGTCATCTCCTGGTTCCAGTTCCTGTTCGGCTACCTGCGGATCACCAAGCCGAAGCACCACGGCTACATCAAGAACGTGTTGCCCAGCAACGCGCTCTGGCGTCCGCACACCGGCGAGTAATCGCCGGCGCGCCCGACAGGTGAAAGCGCGCCCGGGCCTTCCAACGAGGGCCCGGGCGTTTTTGAAACACAACCAGGAATCGAGATGAGCAGCAACAAGGTCAAGGTCATTTGCAAGCGCCCCAACGCGAGCGACGAAATCAACGGGGTGAAGTTCGAGAAGCATCCCGACGGTCACGGCATGGTGTCTGAGCCGATCGACCCGGACGTGGCGCAGCACTTCATCAGCGTGGGCGGCTACGAGCTCGTCGGCGCGCCGAAGGGCGTCCACCAGCAACCCGGTGAAAAGACCGGCTCGCACGTCGACGGCGGCACCGGCACCGGTACCGGCGCGGGCTCGAGCTCCGCATCGACGGGCCAGGCGGCCACGACGACGACCTCCAAGTCCACCAAGAAGGACTCGAAGGACAAGAACAAGCAGACCGGCGGCGACAACGGCGCCGGCCAGCAACAGCAAGCCTCCGGCGCGGCCGGCGGCGGCGAGATGACGCCCGGCACGGGCGACGCGAATGCGTCGACGGGCACCGGCGGCGAAGGTGCGGGCGCTGGCGCCGGCACGCAGGAAAGCAAGCCCGCGGGCGCCGGCGACGGCCAGCCCGAGGTGTTCTAAGCCCGCCTGGCTACCCACCAGGCGACTCGACACGTACCCCCGAAGCGAACCAACATGCAAACCGTAGAGACCGGAATCGAAGGAGCGCCGCCCCAGGTGCTCATCGCCCCCGCCCGCCCGGCGGAGGCGGACATTTACCGCCAGATGTGGGAGCGGCCGGAATACCGCGCCGTTGCCCCGGGCGAGGACATGGTCCCCATGTTCTTCGACGTGGCGCGCCCGAAGCCGGGCTCGACCATCCTCGACATGGGCTGCGGCACCGGCCGCGGCTCGTTCGCCCTGGCGTTCAACGGTCTCAACGTCACCATGCTGGACTTCGCCAGCAACTGCCTGGACGAGGACATTCGCCCGATGCTCGAGACGCAGGCTCACGCCATGCGCTTCCTCGAGGCGGACCTCACCAAGCCGCTGCCGGCGAACGCGGAGTACGGCTACTGCACCGACGTGCTCGAGCACATTCCGCCCGAGCACGTCGACGCGGTCCTGGACAACACGCTGATGGCGGCCCAGCACGTGTTCTACCAAATCAGCACGGTAGACGACGTGTGCGGCGCGCTGATCGGCCATCCCCTGCACCTGTCGGTGCACCCGTACGAGTGGTGGCTCAAGAAGTTCACCGAACGCGGCTGCATCATCCACTGGAGCGCGCAGAGCGACAACGCCTGCTGCTTCTACGTGAGCGCCTGGTCGACGGGTACCGACATTGTCGAAGTCGGCACGCTGAACATGGCGGAGGACGAGGTCCGCGCCAACGTGCGGCACAACATCGCCCAGGGCTACACCCAGGCCGTGCCGCACGAGACCAACGACGTTGAGGTCATGATCGTCGGCGGCGGGCCCAGCCTGGCCGGCCAGGTCGAGACCATCCGCAAGCTGCGCGAGGCCGGCGTCAAGCTGATTTGCCTGAACGGCGCGCACGACTGGTGCCTGGACAACGGCATCACGCCGTCGGCCCTCATCATGGTCGACGCCCGCCCGTTCAACGCGCGCTTCACGCGCCGCCCGGTGCCGGCGTGCAAGTACATGCTGGCGAGCCAGTGCGACCCCAGCGTGTTCGAAGGCATCCCGCACGACCAGGTGCTGCTCTGGCACACCACGGCGGAGATGATTCAGGCCGAGCTCAACGCGCAGTACACGGACGAAATCTGGTACGGCGTGCCCGGCGGCTCCACGGTGCTGCTGCGCGCCATCCCGCTGCTGCGCATGCTCGGCTTCAAGAAGTACCACCTGTTCGGGTGCGACTCGTGCCTGTCCGAGGAGGAGGCGCATCACGCCTACTCGCAACCCGAAAACGACGGCCCGGTCGTCACGCCGCTGATCGTCGGCGGCCGCATCTTCAAGTGCCATCCCTGGATGGTCGCTCAGGCTCAGGAGTTCATGGACCTGATCAAGGTCCTGGGCAACGAGTTCGAGCTCGAGATGTACGGCGACGGGCTCCTGACCCACATTCTCAACACCGGCGCCGACCTGGCGGCGGATTCCATCGAAGCCTAACCGGAGCAAAACATGGCTGCTGGCACCTGGAAAATCTACGCGAAAGCGAAAAAGTACTTCGGCAACGGAACGATCACGCTGGGCGCCGGCGTGTTCAAAATGTCGCTGCACCGCGCATCGGCATCCGCCGCCATCCTCGCGCTGTCGACGCGCTCGACCTTCGCGTCCATCCCCGGCGAAATCTCGGCGACCGGCGGCTATGTCGCGGGCGGCCGCAACCTGGTGCCGGCAACGGGCCAGTGGACCGTCGGCGCGTCGGCGAAGCAGTTCAAGTTCACGTACTCGACCGCGGGCCTCGTGTTCACGGCGAACGGCGGCAACCTGACCAACATCAAGTACGCCGTCATCCGCAACTCGACGGGCGCCGGCGCCGGCAAGGTGCTGTGCTTCTGCACGCTGTCGACGGCCGCCTTCACGGTGACCACCGGCAACACGCTGACGATCAAGCCGGCCGCGACCGGCGTGTTCACCCTGGCGTAATGCCGTGACGGCACAATCGCCGTCATGGTCATCACGCCAGGCACGGGGACGCTGAGCGTCGCCTCTACGGAGGCGACGCTTTTGCTCGTCCTGCCGGCTCCTGCCGCGCGCGTCGATCGCGTCGCAATCGTGAACGCTCCGGTACGCATCGGGCGCCGCGGCCAGGACACCCGCAGCTCCACGGGCCCCCCGTCGGTTCTCCTTCTTCTCCTCGAAGCCGAGGCGGTGCGCGTGAGCGGCCGCCCGGCTTTTTCTTTGGGCGCGGCGTAAATGGCGGTCAAGACCCTCTACCTCCTGCCGGACACCGCGGCATCCGGCTCCAACCTGGGCTCGATGCAGGACGGCGGCACCGCGCCGACGACGGCCACGAACGCCACGGGCTGGATTGTCAGCACGACCGCGCCCACCAAATACGCGGAGATGGACGCGGGCGCAAACGTCGCGAACGCAACCATCGTTGCCGGCACGACGGCCATGCCGGACGCGTCGATCAACAACACGACGGGCGACTCCTTCCGCACGCCGTCGCCGCTGTACGGCGTGTTCGCCGCAACCTCCTGGACGTTCAATTTCGCGCTGGCGCGATCGAACAACAACAGCGGGTCCTTCACGCTGCGCCTGCGGGTATTCAAGTCGACCGATGCGACGGGCCAAACCGGCCTGACCGAGCTCACGGCCGCCACTCAGGAGTCTGCGACCATCACGGTGAACGCGGCGACGTTCACGGGTTCGATCACCTGGTCGCCTGGCGCCACGATCACGCTCGCCGGCGAGTACCTGTTCTTCTCGCTGGCGCTCAAGATTGTCAGCGCGGCGTCCAACGCATCGCAGACCATCAACCTGCGCAACGGCTCCGGCTCGGCGCTCACGACGCCGGACTTCGTCGCCCACCAGGTTCCCTCGGCCGGGTCGGTAACTCTTTCCGGTGTGGCGCCGACGGTGACCGTGGCGCCGCTTTCGGCGACCATCACGCCGACGGTCGGAGCCGTCACCGCCGCCGGCGTGGCGCCGGCCAGCGTAATCGGGCAAACGATCGCGCCGTCCGCTGGCGCCGTCGCCGTCACCGGCGGCGCAGCTACGGCGTCTCGAAACACTACGATCACGCCCAGCGTCGGCGCTGTCACGAGCTCCGCGGCGGCGCCGGTCGAGGATTACAAGGGCCTCGAGTGGTTCATGGACTTCGACGCCGGCACGTCGAGCTCCACGTTCTGCTTGCTCTCGACCTCGCCGCTGGCGGCGGGCAACGCGGCGACTGGATTCGATACCGGTACTCCCGGCGCCGGCTCCTATGCGCGCATGGTGGCCGGCTCGTCCACTGTGACGTGGAACGGCACCGCTGGGCCGATTGACGAGTCGTTCCTCTCGCAAGGCGCGGCGGACCCCAACGACCGCCTCATCTCGCCGCAGCTCATTGGCTCTTTCTCGGCCGGCGACTGGGTGTTCCGATTCCCGGTTTCCGCCTCCGGCTCAGGCGGCGCTGACACGTTCAATTTCAGGCTTCGCGTCTACCGCAGCTCGGTCAACACCGGCGCCGGCCTGACCGAAGTCTCCGGCGGCGTCATCGTGTCGTCGTCCATCGCGCCGCCGAACAACCAGCAGGCGACGGCGATCGCGACCTGGAGCGCGCCAGCCCTGGACTTCTCGAGCGGCGGCTACCTGTTCGTGCAGGTGTGGTGCAACGTCACCAACGGCGGCAGCGGCGCCGGCACGTCGGTGTTCATTGTCGGACCAGATGGTGCTCGCGTAGACACGCCGGCGTTCACGCAGAGCGTCACGATGACGCCAAGCGCCGCGTCGGTGGCCGTTTCTGGTGTCGCTGGCACCTCCGGTTTCACGATCACGCCGGCGGCGGCCTCGATGAGCGCTGCTGGCGCCGCCCCGATTCCCGGGCGCCTGCTGACGCCGTCCGCCGGCGCTGTGTCCGTCACCGGGGCCGCCAGCGGCGGCGGCATCACGTTCGTTCGCACGCCGACGGCCGCGGCGGCGATGGCCGTCACCGGCGAGGCTGTCACTGTGACGCGTACCGGCGGGCCGGTTACGCTTTATATGTACTCGGGCCTGCTCAACACGGGCAACCCTGGTAGCGGAGACACGTCGACTGGATTCCAGACCGATGTGCCCGCTAACAACAACATCATGCGCGTGTCGGCCAACGCGACGCGCACGACCAGCATCGGCTCGGCTGAGCCGGCGTTTGCAGACGACCTCAGCGCCGACACCTCACAGTATTTTTTCAACCAGCTCACGAGCGGCGTGTTCGCCAACGGGACCTGGATTTTCAACTTCGCTCTCAACTGCGCGAACACCTCGGGTTCTGCCGAGACCATGCAGATGGGCGTGCGCATGTCCCAGAGTGCCGTTTTCAATGGCACTGGGCTATCGCCGATCGGTGACGGGACCATCTCCTGGTCGAACACGTTCGTCGGCAACAACGGTATCCAGACCTGCTCGGTGAGCGTGACGCCGGGTGTCGCTGTCACGATCAGCAACGGCGTTCCGTACCTGTACGTCGAGATTTTCCTTCGGGTGACCAATTCCGGGTCGGGCAGCGGGTCGGCGGTCCTCGAGTCCGGCCCTGGCACCTCGATTCAAACGCCGGACTTCCAGGCCCTGTCCATCATCACGCCGACGCGCGGCCAGGCTGCTATCACCGGCGCCTCTCCAACCGCGGCGATCGTGCGCGAGACGACGCCTGGTGTCGGCGCTGTAACGCTGAGCGGCAACGCGCCGGCCCTGGTCAACAACAACATCGAGAATCCGGTAGCGGGCTCCGCGTCGATTGTCGGCTTGGCGCCGACGGTTCTCACTGGTAGCCTGATCACGCCGGCCGTTGGCGCGGCCGCCGTGACTGGCGTCGCCGGCACGAGCTCGGTCACCATCACGCCAGGCGCAGGCGCCGCGGCGGTCTCCGGCGGCCTGGCTGCGCGCGTCGTGGATTGGCCGCGTCAGCCGTCGGCTGGTTCCGCGTCGATCGCCGGCGCCGCTCCGACCATCGTTCGCTCCGACACGATCGCGCCGCCCGCGGGGTCGGTGACCGTCGCCGGCGTCGCGGCTTCTTCGACGCAGCAAATCATCCGCGCGCCGACCGTCGGTGCCGCGGCCGTCACCGGTCAGGCGGCGTCCGTCACGCGTCAGACCATCCTCACGCCGACCTCTGGAGCTGTGGTCGTCGCCGGCAACCAGGCCGGCCCTGGCATCTCGTACTCGCGCACGCCGACTGCGGGCGCGATCGCGACCGCCGGCCAGACGCCCGACTACGTCGAGACCGGCCTGTTCACCTGGTACATGGACGACGGCGTGTCGTTCTCCGGCCAGACCTACGCGAAGCTGACGGCGGACTGGTACACGTTCCCGGGCTATCTGTCGGGCACCGGCTGGGACCTTGCGAACGCCGCGTCCGGCGACTACATGGCGTTCGTCAACGGAACGCTGTCGACCACCGCCACGACCGGCGCTAAGCCGGACGCAAACTTGAAGGAGAACCAGGGCGGCGCCTTCATGAGCAACGGGGAGTTCGGCAACTTCTCGGCCGGCACCTGGGTATTCAACTTCAAGCTACAAGGCTCCGGCGACGGCGCCACCAAGCCGAAGGGCACGCTGCGCGTTCGCGTGTTCAAGGGGCAACACGTCGCGGCGCCGGACGTGAACGAGGTCGTCACCGAGCTCACGACCGCGGTCCTGGTGAGCGCTCAGTTCGGCGCCACGGGTTGGGTCGGCAACGACCTGACCGTGAACGTGCCGATCACCTGGGATGCGCCGGCCTTCACGCTGGCCCAGGGCGAGTACATCTACGTCAAGGTCGCCTACCAGGCCGGCAACAACCCGAGCGGCACGACGGACACCTGGACCTGGTACTACGGCCTGAACCAGTCGTCCATTCTCAGCGCGCCATTCCAGCAAAGCATCGTCGTCGCCTTCCCCAACATGGACGGTCCGCGCGACGGCACGCTGACGCTGACCGGCGCTGCGCCGTCCGTCACGGTCGCGCGCAACATCACGCCGTCCGTGGGCGCTGTTGCGGCTAGCGGTCAGCAGGCGACGCGCGTCGTTGATTGGCCGCGCCAACCGTCGGCGGGCTCTGCGTCTGTCGCCGGCCAGGCGGCCACGGTTGCGCGCAACTTCATCCTGACGCCCAGCGCTGGCGGCCTCGCCGCAACGGGCCAGGCTGCGACGGCGTCGCGCGGCGCAGTGCAGACCACGAGCGCCGGCGCCGCGACGCTGTCCGGCAATGCGCCGACGCTGATTCGAAACACCATCCGCACGCCGTCGACCGGCGCCGCGGCGATCGCCGGCCAGGCAGCGGCCGTGACGCGTCAATCCTTCGTGACGCCAGACGGCGACACGCTGAGCTCGATCGGCCAGGGCCCGACGATTGGTGTGCAGCGCTTCATCACGCCCAGCCGCGGCACGACGACGACCACCGGCCAGGTGGTCCTCCTGCAGCAAACCGGTGACCCGCCGGCGGCTGGGCGCATTGACCTCGACGGCCAGGAGCCGACGCTGTTCCGCGAGGACACGATCGTGGCTGGCGCCGGCGCCGTCGCGTTCGCCGGCGTGCAGGCGACGCCGTCGATCGGCGTGCCGCTGACGCCCAGCGCCGGCGCCGCGCTGGTGACCGGACGCGTGCCGCTGTTCGATACCGGCATCAGCGACAACGCCGGCGACCTGGCGGCAATCGGCGCAGCTCCTGTTCTGGTTGATGGTCGCGTGATCGAGCCCCCCACCGGTGACCCCCTGGTGGACGGCCAGCTCGCCGTCCTAGAGTTCGGCGAGTCGAACGTGACGCGCTCCGGAGCCGCGGCGATCGCCGGCCAAGTCGCCGTCGTTGTTGCCGGCCGCGTGTCGGCGCCCGATGCGCCGCCGCTGCGCGTGCTTGGCGGCGACCCGACGCTGTCGTACGGCCAGGCCGTGACGCCCGGGTCCGCGTCCATGCAGGCCGCCGGCGCGAGCTCCAGCATCGTGCACTTCGATTCGATCACGCCTGGCACCAAGCCGGCCATGGTCATCACGGGCAAGGCGCCCGTCATGGTCCGCGGCCGCACCGTGGTTCCCGCCGCGGCTCAGGTGTCGATCGCCGGCGTGGCGCCGGTGCGCGTCACCGATCACGCCCGGGCGCCCGTCGCCGGCGCCGTGGCGATCGCTCCCGCGGCTCCGGATGCGACGCAGAGCTCGATTCCAGGCTCCGGCGTTGCCGTGGCCCTCGGCCAGGTGCCGGCGATCACCGTCGGCATCGTGCGCGTTCCCTCGAGCGGCCTGGTTGCGACGACCGGCGGCCAGGTGGCCGACGCCGGCGACGCCCCGCGCGCGCCCGGCGCCGCGTCGCTGTCGATCGCCGGCGCTGCGCCGCTGGTAGTGCGCTCGACGGTCCCAAACACCGCCGGCGTGTCAGCGCAGGGCAAGGCGCCGGTCATCGTGCGCGGAGCCGTCGTGTTCCCCGCTACCGGCACCGCGTCGGCGACCGGCTACGCGAGCCAGCGCCTGACCGACAACGCCCGGGCGCCTGGCGCCGGTACCGTGGCGTCCGTCGGTGCCCAGGTGACCGCCCAGCGCGGCGCCGTGGTGACGCCCGCCGTCGGCGCTGTCGCTGCAACGGGCCGCCAGGGCGTGGCGCCCAGCGCGTACGAGCTCACGCCGGGCACTGGCGCCGCGGTCTTGCAGTCGATCGCCGGCGGCGACTTCGAGGGCCTGGTCATCACGCCGGCGCGCGCCCAGCTCGTGGCGACCGGCTACGTGCCGACGCCGGGGTACGAGCGTACTCCTGGCGCCGCGGCCCTCGCGCTCGCGTCGACGGCGCCGCGCACGGCGCTCGACCGCTACATCACGCCGGCGGTCTCCCAGGTTTCGGTCACGGGTCGCCAGGGCGCCGCGGAGACCTCCGCCGTCGTCACGCCGGGCTCCGGGTCGATCGCCTCGAGCTCGAGCGCGCCGACGGCTGGCCGCGATACGCCCATCACGCCGCGCGCCGGCGCAGTGGGGGTCAAGGGCTCCAAGGTGTTCCTGGGTCCGGCCCGCGGCCAGGGCTTCAAGCTCACCGAGGGCGACACGTTCAAGGTGCGCGCGCAACCCAAGGCGCCCGACGCCGCGGGCGACTCGTTCTCCTTGAAGCGTGACACTACGATCTTCAAGCTGGAAAAGGACGGCAGCAAATGAGCACGACCGAGGTGAACGTAGCACTCGAGACGCCGACGGCGGAGAAGGACAAGGACGCGGTCAAGGTCTACAACTTTGACCTGGGCGACCTGTTTCCCGCCGACGACGAGCTCGCCGGCGTCGCCTGGACCGTGCCGGCCGGCCTGACCCAGGTCTCGGCGTCGCACGACGAGCGCACGAGCTCGATCGAGCTGTCGGGAGGCGTCGAGGGCCAGTGGTACGTCGTGCGCGGCACCTGGCTGACGGTCGGCGGGCTGCAGGACGAGATTGTGCTGCGCCTGTTCATCAAGCAGGACGCCGAGGATGCCGTCCAGCTCGGCACCGCGCTGTTCCCGAACCGGTTCACCGCGGTGCAGCGCATGCGCGGCGATCGCCTGCTCATGGCGGCCGCCGGCATCATGCCCAAGGTGGCCGTCAGCGACGACTACATCTGGGACAAGATTCGCGCAGCCGAGGCGGAGGCCCAGCGCGAGCTGCGCGTGTTCTTCCAGCCGACGGCGATGTTCCCGCACGACCCGACGAGCGACGAGCTCGCCGCGCTCACGCCAGGCATGCCGTGGGCGATCGACCCGGGGTATGACTTCGGGCCCGAGGACTTCCTGGGCGACACCTGGGGCTTTTTCTCGACGCGCCAAAAACCCATCATCAGCATCACGTCGGCGAAGATGATCTATCCGGCGCCGGGCACGGTGACCTATGACTTCCCGCTGGACTGGCTGCGCGTCGACCGGAAGTACGGCCACATTCGCATCGTGCCGACGAACGCGCTGAGCATGTCGTCGCTGTCAGCCTCGATCATGCAGCTTTTCTCGAGCCGGCGCCTGCCGCAGGCGCTCGAGGTGCGTTACATCGCCGGCCTGGCGAATGCGAACCAGGACTACCCTGAGCTGGTCGACCTGGTGCTCAAGAAGGCCGCCCTCAAGATCATCGGCGATCGCTTCATGCCGGCGTCCGGCTCGATCAGCGCCGACGGCATGTCGCAGAGTTTCAGCAACGACATGAGCAAGTACCACGATGACGTGAACGCGATCATCAACGGGCCGAAGGGCTCGAACGGCGGTCTCATGTCCGCCATCCACGGCATCCGCATGGGAGTGCTGTGATGCAGTTCAACCAGGGCGCGTTCAACGAGCTGCTGGGCAACCTGGGCGAGTACTTCAACTGGCGCCGCGCGTCGGCCTGCCCGTGCCTCAACCCGGCGTCTCTGTCGCCGAAGGCGAATTGCCCGAAGTGCTTCGGCAAGGGCTACTTGTGGGGGCCCGGCACGCGCGCCCTGGCCGGAGTGGCGAGCTCCAACGTGCAACAGCAATGGGCCAAATTCGGCCGCTGGGAGCAGGGCGACATGGTCCTGTCCATCCCCGAGGATTCGCCCCTGTACGAGATTGGCATGTTCGATCGCGTGCTGTGCGAGACCAGCACCGACAACTTCACCTTGGCGATGATTCGCGGCGCGCCCAGCGAGCGCATGCACGGCGCGGTCAAGGAGTTCACCCGGGTGTTCTGGTTCGACAACAACGAGAACATTGTCGAGGGCGGCCTGCCCACCGTCGACGTGAACGGCCGCCTCACCTGGGCGGATGGCGCCCCGCCGGGCGGCAAGGCTTACACCATCGAGGGCGTCAAGTACCAGGAGTACTACTGCTTCGGGCCGTTCTCCAACGACCGCAACAAGCACGCCGGCATGCGTCTGCCGCGGCGCATGGTTCTGCGCAAGTTCGACCTGCTGGGGCGCGGCTCGAACGCCTAAGCGGCGCCGACCGCGGCACCGAACGCCGCCTCCGCCTTCGGCTGCATCTGCGCGACGACGCCGCGGGCGATGTTGAGGCCGGGCCGAGGCCCGATCACCCAGCCGGCCGAGCCCTGCATCATCACGCGGAACGTGAGGTACGACGAGCTGCGCTTGCCGCCTGGCGTCGTCGTCGTGAAGCGGTACATGCCCTCGTGGTTCTTGTTGCCGCCCAGCAAGGTCGCGCCCACCAGGCGATCGCCCCAGGAGTAGCGCCGCTGCGGCACCGTCGCCGCCTGGCGGGTCTTGGGGTCCATGGCGCCGGTGCCTGACAGCCTGGTTCCCATGCCGGTCACGCGCGAGGCGGTCATCCCTCGAGCCGCGGCGAAGATGGAGGCCGGCATGGCCGGCGCGTGCGCCTCGTTGCCGGGCGTGTTGTGCCGGAACGGGATGATCAGGTAGCGCTTGCCGGTCTTGGTCGTGCGGACCTTGAGGCTCGAGTCCAGCATGGACTTGAGGTCCTTCGACGGCCGGCCGTTCTCGATTTCCTCGGCGTACTTGTAGTCTGTCCACACCAGGCCGGAAAAGTCGCCGGTCATCTGCGCCTGGATGGATGCGGCGTAGCGGTCCTTTTCGCCGCTCCAGACGCCGCGGGCCCGCTGCACGGCCTCAATCCAATCGGCCTGCGTCTGACCGACAACGGCGCGCACGGCCTGATTCAGCCGGGGCAGGACCTGGGCATTGATGATGTTCCCGGCGTTCGCCATGACGCCGGCGAGCTCGACTCGAATCCGAAATTCAGCCACGTAAGCAGTATGGCGTCACGTCGGCTGGGGTCGTGACAACATCATCCGAGGACCATGATTTCCTCGGTCCGTCCGCTGTACGCGGGCAATGCGCTGCAAATCACGCTCGTGCCTCCGGCCGGCGCGGTGCAGTGGCGCCTCCTCCGCAAGGAAACCAACACCTTCACCGACCAGGACGACGCCGACGCGCTGCTCGCCTTCGAGGGGCACGACCACGTCATCACGGACGCCGAGCCCGGCCTGGTCAACGAGACGCCGATCTACTACAAGCCGTTCTACGAGCTGGCCGACGGCACCTGGGTGACCGCGCCGGCGCTCTCCGGCACCCCCCAGGCGACGTACAACGATCACAGCACCGACGTGCTGCGCGTGGTGCGCAACCGCCTCGAGGACGGCCTCAAGGTCGAATGCGCGCGCGGCACCTTCACGCTCGAGGGCGGCCGCGATGCGATCGCCGTCTACTCGGCCCCGCCGGCCCAGGGCGCCGTCGACCTGCCGGTCGTCACCGTGCACCTGGCGAACGACCGCGCCGAAGCGACAGCCGTCGGCGAGCTCATCGTCCCCGACTTCAAGCTGCCAGGCGGCGACTGGCTCGAGCACGAGGGCCGCGAGGCCGACGTGCAGCTCGAGATTGTCGGCTGGTGCCTGAACCCGGACGAGCGAATCGCGATGCGCCAGGCGCTGCGCCGCCTGCTCATGGTGAACATGGGCGTGTTCGCGGCCGCTGGCATGAACGAGATTGCGTTCGCGTTCACCGATGTGGACGCCATCAACGGCGAGTACGCGGCCAACGTCTACCAGACCATGTGCACGTTCACGTGCAAGGCGCCCGTCGTCGTCACCAACCAAGTCGCCCCGATCGCGGACGTGCAAATCACGTTCTCCGCGGAAGAAATCCCCACCCATTAACAGGAGCCATTCATGGGCAAGTCCAGCAACACGAACGAGACGACCAACGACCAAGCGGCCGCGAACGCGCCCGCCGAGGACGTGACGCTCGAGGAGTTCTGCATCCGCCTGTCCAAGTCGGACAAGCGCGTGGAGATGATCGGCGGCTTCCAGCACGCCGAGACGGCCGCCGGCCACGTCAAGGACACCGAAGCGGCCTACCGCTCGCGGTACTCCGACTTCTGCAACAAACCCGTTTAACCAGAGGAGTCCACCATGGGCGTTTTCTTCGGGGGCCGACTCATCACCTCGCCGGCGGTCGCGTCGGTGGTGGATGACTCCGGCCTCGCCAACAAGAACCTGACCGTCGGCAACGTCGTTGCCTTGATCGGTCGCTCCGCGGGCGGCCAGCCCAAGACGGCTCTGCGATTCGGTTCGCCGGACCAGGCGAAGGCTGCGCTCATCTCGGGTGAGCTGCTGGACGCCGTCCTCAAGGCGTTCGACCCCAGCGCGCAAACCGGCTCGCCGGCGGAAGTCGTCGCGATGCGCGTCAACCCGGCGTTGCAGTCGTCGCTCACGCTGGTGGACGGCACGAGCGCGAACGCGATCGACCTCAAGTCGACCGACTACGGCCTGGTCGCCAATTCCATCAAGATCAAGGTGGAAGCCGCGACGAACCTGGGCAAGAAGCTGACCGTGCAACGCGGCCAGTCCTACTACAGCCAGGACGACGTGTACCGCAAGGCCATGTCCGTGCGCTACACCGGCGCCCAGGCGACCGGCACCATGACGATCGCCGGCAACACCATCACGCTGCAGGCGCCCGCCGGCAACACGGTGGCGACGGTGGACCTGACGGTGTACGACAGCGTGCAGGAAGTGGTCGACTACATCAACTCGGTGACCGGCTTCACCGCGGCGGTGCTCGACGGCAACGGCGAAAAGGTCGCCCTCCAGGGCCTGGACTTCGTGACGAACGTCGACGTGAAGTCGGCGCTCTACACGGTCCGCGCCGACCTCCAGGCGTGCATCGACTGGATTAACGGCAACGCCGAGGGCTTCCTCGATGCGACGCGCGCGACCGGCGCCGGCGCACCGCCCGCCAACATCGGGTTCACGTACCTGGCAGGCGGCACCGACGGCACGGTCACGAACAGCGACTGGTCGGACTGCTACACGGCGCTCCAGCAGGAGGACGTGCAGTGGGTCGTGCCGATCAGCTCCGACCCGTCCATCCATGCCATGAACGACACGCACTGCTCGTTCATGTCGACGGTGGGCCAGATGGAGCGCCGCGGCATCGTCGGCACGGCCGCCAACACCAGCGACGCCGCCGCGATCACCGCGGCCCTGGCGCTGAACAGCGACCGCACGTCGCTCGTGCACATCGGCTACTACGACTACAACAGCGACGGCAAGCTGACGCTGTACCCGGCCTACATGACCGCGGCCCTCATCGCCGGCGCCTTCGCCAGCGTGAACCCCGGCACGCCGCTGACGAACAAGACGATCAAGGTCCGCGGCCTGGAGCGCTACCTGCGCAACCCGACCGACACCGACCAGCTCATCAAGGGCGGCGTCCTGTGCGTCGAGCGCACCAAGAAGGGCTACAAGGTCGTCCAGTCGATCACGACCTGGCTCGCCAACGACAACTACAACCGCGTCGAGGTCAGCACCGGCGTGGCGGTGGACTTCGTCGCGCGCAACGTCCGCGACGTGCTGGACGATCTGCGCGGCATGAAGGGCACGCCCATCCTGCTCGCGCAAGCCGTCAGCCGCGTCGACTCGACGCTCAAGGAGCTCGCGCGCGCCGAGCCCCAGGGCCCGGGCGTGATCACCGGCGACAAGGCCAACCCGGCCTACAAGAACATCCAGGCGCAACTCGATGGCGACGTGCTGCGCGTGCAGTTCGAGTGCCACCCGGTCATCGGCGTGAACTACGTCCTGGTCTCCATCTTCGCGACTGCCTTCTCGGGCAGCGCGTCCGCCTAACCGGAGGTAGTTCAACATGGCGACGCAGAACCTCAAGACCCGCTCGGGCAACCGCATCATCGTGACGTTCGACGGCAAGCAGGTCGGCCTGGTGCAGAACGTGCGCATGAACGACGACTACTCGCCGGAGCCCGCCTCCGGCGTCGGCGACATTCACGCCGTCGAGTACGTCCCGACCATGGCCCGCCACAGCATCACGGTCCAGACCATGGTGTTGAACCGCGGCAACATGCGCGACGTGGGCATCGCCGCCGAGAACGGCGACGGCATGCTCCTGGGGCTGGTTTTCGACATCGAGGTCTACTCGAAGGACGACAACACGCTCCTGCGCAAGTACGTGGGCTGCTCCTACGCCAGCGGCGACGTGGAAGTGCAGAAGCACGCCATCGTCATGGCATCGGCGCAGTTCAACGCCCTGGACGTGGTGAACCTGAGCATCTAAGCCTGGCGACACCAGCAGAGGGCCGCCCATCCCCGGCGGCCCTTTTTCCTTAAACCCCGGAGCTCTCAATGCACGCAGCAAGCCCAACGGACTTCCCGGTCGAAGTGCCAGGCGTCGGCAACTTCATGTTCGCCCGCCGCATGATGGCCGACCATCTCAAGATCAACGTCGAGTACTCGCGCCTCACCGAAGGCGTCGAGCCGACCCCCTGGCTGGACACGATCGCGACGTGCATCGCCGTGATCAAGACCCTGGCTGTGCGCGTCCCCGACGACTGGGACATTGACGCCATGGACCCGCTGGAGGAGGAGACCTACAACAAGCTGCTCAAGGTGCACGGTGCGCTGCGAGCGAAGGAGGACTCCTTTCGAAAAAAACCGCAAGCGCCTGTCCAAGGAGGCGGGCAAGCGCCGAGCGTCTAGCCTGGAGTTCTGGTACCGCGCGAAGTACGGACTCACGGCAACCGACCCGCGGTTCCTCGCCGCCACGATCGAGGAGATGGCGGCCGACTACTGGGCCTGGTTCTTCAAGGAGAACCCGAAGGCCACGATCGAGGACGAGGACGAGGATTTCGACCTTGACGACGTGTTGCGACAGATGGAGGAGAACCCGGACGACTGGGTGACCATCACGTAGACGGGACAACATAATCGAGCGACCATGGCCGGCATCAAAATCCCAGTAGAGGCAGCGTTCGACAAGGGCGATGCCGACCGTGTCGTAAGCGACTTCGCGGCGCAGTTCAACAAGCTCGGCGCCGCGATCGCCAGCGCGACGCGCCAGAAGTTCAACCCGATCGACAAGGCGTCCCTCGAGGACATGAAGCGGCTGAATGCCGGCTTCGAAAGCCTCAAGCGCGTGTCGGGCGACCTGCGCAAGCGCCTCAAGGCCACGGGCCAGGGCGACAAACCGTTCTTCGATGTTGACTGGCGCCAGATGTACCCGGACGAGCATTCGCGCGGCCGGCAAATGCAGAAGGCGTTCGACTACGTCAGCGGCGGCGGTCGCTTTCAGGCGCCGCCCGCGGCTCCCGCGCCCCCGCCCGGTGGGCGCCCGCCGTCCCCGCCTGGTGGTGGCGGTGGACCGCCGACCCCGCCGGCACCGCCCCCACCTCCTGGCGGCGGCCGCGGCCCGCGCATGCCGAACATCGTCGGCGCCGGCCTCAACGCGATGGGCCCCGGCGGCCAGATTGCGAACGCCGGCCTGTCGACGGGCATGGCCGCGGGCCTGGGCGCCGGCATCGGCGCGGCCGTCGGCATGGCGGCCGTGAAACTCATTGGCGCGATCGCGAACAAGATCGGCGCCGCGCAGCAAGAGTTCATCGGCTACGACATGCTCAAGCGCCAGCTCGGCGACGTGGGCGTGCAGTTCGAAGGGCTCAAGGAGTCGCTGCGCGAAGCGGCGCGCGGCCTGGACATGACGTTCGAGGAGGGTCAGAAGCTGGGGACCCAGTTCGCGAAGCTGTCGGGCATGTCGGCGGAGCAGTACAAGACCCTGGCCGAGGAGGTCAACACCGCCGGCGGCTTCGGACGATCGTTCGGCATGGACCCGGCGCAGAGCACGCAGTTCTTCGCCCAGATGCGGCTTTTCCAGGTCACGCAGTCGCAGGAGGACAGCCGGCGCCTGGCGCTCGTGATCGGCGAAAGCCTGGCGAAGTCGAAGCAGTTCGCGAAGGCCGACGAGGTCCTGGAGGCGATCGCCGGCTTCACGGCGCAGCAAACCCGCGTGGGCATGAACCGGGCCAACGCCGAGGGCTACACGAGCTTCTACACCGGCATGATCGGTTCGCGCATCCCGGGCATGGACCCGGCCAGCGCGGCGGCTCTCCTGGGTCGCGCGAACAGCACGATCGCCAGCGGAGGCGGCGCCGGCGAGGCGGGCCAGAATTTCCTCTACCAGGCGCTCGGTTCGCGCCTGGGCCTGGACCCCATCCAGGCGGCGATGCTTCGCGAGCAGGGCCTGTTTGGCACCGGCCGCGGCACGTTCGGCGAGGGCTCGTTGTACGACAGCTTCGCCAAAAAGAACGGCCTCAGCCGACCGGAGGCCGCGGATTCGGACGCGACGAACCTCGAGTTGATCATGCGGCAGATGAAGGAGGTCTACCGCGACAAGCCCATGCTGATGGTCAACGCCATGTCGAACCTGTTCGGCGTGAACAACAGCCAGGCGATGGCGCTGTCGTCCATCGAGCCGGCGCAACTCGGCGGCATCGGAAAGCGGCTGAAAAAGCTGGGCATCAACCTGAACGACGTGGATGCGACCGGCATCTCGCGCCTGTCGCAAATCGAGGCCGACGGCTCCCTGTCCGACGACGAGAAGGACCGCCAGACGCGCGCGGCCGCGAAACAGCACCAGGAGGAGACCGAGGGCTCTCGCACGCGTGCCACGATCAACGGCGTCGAGCGCGCGGTGCAGGACATGGCCGGTAAGGCTGTGCCGCTGCTGAACGACATGCGCATGGCCCTGATGCTGCTCGCCGGCGAGAAGGGCGGCGGCCCGATGGCGATTCGCGAGCGCTTCGCGAAAGCCGAGTCCGACGAGCGCCAGGCGCGCATCGGCCAGGCGTACGAGAAACAGCGCAGCGAGCTCAACACCCAACTCGCCGGCGTCGCCAGCGAGCGCGACGCCCTCGAGCGCAACTCCGCGGCGGACAAGACCATGTCGCCGGAGAAGCGCCAGGAGAACGCCGCCCGCATCGCCGAGCTCCGCGACAAAGAGCGCGGCATCAAGCAGAAGATGGACGAGGCGCGCACGACGCACGACGTTTCCATCAAGGAGGAGCGCCGCAAGCTGCTCCATGAAATCCAGGCGATCAACACGCCTGCGGCCGACACCTCGATCAACGAGGGTGACTTCAACGCCGGCGGCGTTGGTGGTGGCCGCGGGAAGCTGAACCCGGACCTGCCGTCGACCGAGAAGCTGGACCCGACCGGCGTCGAGTCTCCGCCGGCGGGCAAGGTGGGCGCGGGCTCGCGAAGCTGGCGAAACAACAACCCAGGCAACATCGAATACGGCGACTACGCGAAGTCGCAGGGGGCAACGACGAGCGACGGGCGCTTTGCCGTGTTCCCGACATACGAGGCTGGCCGCAAGGCGCAGGAGAACCTGCTGTTTGCCGGCAAGAACTACCGGGACCTGCCGCTATCGCAGGCCGCCAAGCGCTGGGCCCCGCCCAACGAGAACAAGTCCGATGCCTACGCCGGCGCGCTGTTGTCGGCGGTCGGCGGCAAGGACAAGCGCATGTCCGAGTACTCTCCGGAGGAGCGCGCGCGCATCATGGATGCGCAACAGCAAATCGAGGGCTGGAAGCCCGCGCGCGGCGCCGTGGAGACTGCGACCCCGCTCCCGCGGCCGGCAGACACCGAAACCGCGCGCGGCCGCGAGGACTTCCGCCGCTTCGAGATTGCCGGCACCTTCCAACTGAACGGACCCAACGGCCTGCCGGCGGCCGCGCCCGTGACCACGATCGCGACGGCCCGCGGACCGGCCCGCCCGGCCGGCACCTGACATGCGCGTCCCGGTCTACCAGCCTGGCATCCAGGTGAACCTGTTCAAGACGGTCAAGCGCACGCGCCTGGACGACGGCAGCACGCCCACCTCGAGCCGATTCCAGGGCCTGAGCCAGGTCATCGACCTGGTTCCGCACCTGGGCGACGGCGGCAGCGTGCGCACGACCAAATCCGTGCGCGAGGCCGCCGGCGGGTTCTCCATCACGATGATCGACAAGCCGTTCGATGACGGCACCGAAGGCGCCAACTTCGAGTCGCTGTACGGGCTCATCGAGCCCATGGACTACGTCGAGATTCGGATGATGCACGACGCCGACGACTCCGGCGACGACTTCCCGATCGTGATGCGCGGCTTCGTCTCCGAGGTGCAGCGCAACGAGTCCATGAGCGCCGACGGCAAGCCCATGCGCAGCGTCGTCATCAGCGGCCAGGACTACGGCAAGCTGTGGCAGCAAATGCGCATCATCTACTGGCCCGGCTACGTTCTCGGCCAGGACGTGCTGTCCAACTTCAAGCTGTTCACCAGGTTCGGCGTCGGCTTCGAGACGACGCAGAAGGGCGTCGACTTCGCGCGCGAGGTCATCGCGAAAATCTTCAACCCGTACCTGGCCGAGCTCATGCCGGCCAACTCGCCGAACCCGAAGGAAATCCTGGTCGACACGGTCAGCGACGTGCCCGGCGTCACGTCCGTGACCGGTCCGCAGAACCAGGACGGCACGATCTACGACCTGCTGCGCCAGTACCTTGACGTGGGCGTGTGGAACGAGCTGTTCCTCGAGGACCGCGAGGATGGCGTTCACCTGGTCTATCGCACCAACCCGTTCAAGGCCGTCTCCGGCGAAGCCATCCAGAACGGCGCGGACATTCCCGACTCGATCGACGTGTCGGCCGCGGACGTGATCAGCCTGTCGGTCTCGCGCAGCGACGCGAACGTGGCGAACTACTACTGGGTGCGCTCGCCGCGCTTCGACCTCAATAGCGAGGTGTTCCGCAAGCAGTACGCGCTGGACGCCGACAAGCAAACCCTCATCCTCGACACCTACGACAACGCCAAGGATTCGCTGTACGGCGTGCGCCTGATGGACACCGAGACCCAGATGGGCGGCGAGGACGTGACCAGCTTCAACAGCGGCCAGGACAAGAACACCGTCGCGACGCGCGACGTGAGCATGTCCAACTGGGTGAACGATCGCCGGCGCATCATGGTGGAGCAGAACCGCGACAACGTCGTGCTCGAGCACGGCTCCATGCGCATGCGCGGCCGGCCGGAGATTCGCGCCGGCTCGTACATCAACCTGCAGCGCGGCACGTTCTCGGCCGAGTACTACGTGCCCCAGGTCTCGCTCGAGTACGTCCCGATGCAGGGTTTCTTTGGCACCCTGACGCTCGAGCGCGGTACCGGATTCATCGAGCGCGCAAAGCGTGACGGCGGCGCGTCGACGCCGTACCTGGCCGAGATGGCGGAGACCGACGAATGAGCTTGCGACCCGGCCGCGTGGCGGCAGTGCATCCGGAAGATCACAGCGTCGACCTGGTCATGCTGGATGACGGCTCGCGCCTGGCTGGCGTGCAGGTGCTGTCCGGTGACGCGCGCACGAACGCCGGCCGGAACACGCTCGCCAGCGTCGAGACGCCCTCGAGCGGCGACGCCTGGGACCTCACCGAGGCGACGACCCGCGACGGCCTGGCGATCGTCGGCTTCATGGGTCGGCACCCTGTCGTGCTCGGCTTCCTGTTCCCCCAGGTTTGCGAGATGACCTTCGCCGCCCAGGACTTCTACGTCCACCGGCACCCGTCGGACGTGTACGTCACGATCGACAAGGACGGCAACACCGAGGTCTCGCACCCCAGCGGCACGTTCTTTCGCATCGGCGCGACGCCGGCGCACGAGGACCTGACGGGCAAGGACGTGGACGGCGAATGGAAGATCACCAAGAACACGGACTCGGCGCCGTACGTGCACCTGGTCACCGCGAATGCCGGCGACGTGAAGGCGAGTCTCCAGATTGACCCGTCCGGCAACATCGACCTGGACCACGTCGGAAACCTCACGTCGCACACCGGCGGCAACGCCGCGGTCACGATCGACGGCAACGCCACGGTGAACGTGGCCGGCACCACGGACGTGACCTCCGGCGGCAACGCGCACCTCACGGCGCCCCAGCTCCTGGTGACCTGCCCGAGTTCCACCTTCACCGGACACGTGACCGTCCAGGGCGGCCTGGCGGTTTCCGGCGGCGAGGGCGCGGCCATCACGGGCAACCTGGCGGCAACGGGCGGCAGCTTCACCCACAACGGCACCAACGTGGGAAGCTCGCACCGTCACACCGAACAGGGCGACGGCGCCGAGGTCAGCACGCCGCATTGAGGTCGTGACCTTACCCTCGCGGCATGCCCAACTTCGCCCCGCCTGACAGCCAGAAGGCCGGCGAGCGGCCGATTTCGTTCCTGCTCGATGACCAATCGACGGGCGTCACGCCGCCGGAAGCCTTCGTAGACCTGGTCATTCGGCCGGAGGAGCTGACGCGCACCGACCCGTCGCGCATCAACGTGCAGCAGACCCTGGCCGGCGCCTGGGCGGACAGCTTCGGCGCCGGCATCCCGCAAATCACCATCAGCGGGCACACCGGCTGGCGCCGCACCGCCTCAAGCGACGAGGACGGCGTCGAGCGATTCCTGAACCTCAAGGACCAGGTTTTCGACCAGTGGCACGCCAAGCGCGCGCTGGCGATCGCGCGCGGCATCGACCCGAACAGCGTGCGCCTGGTGTTCTCCGACGCCCTGGACGGCTTCTCCGTCGTCGTGGCGCCTCTCAACTTCGTCTTGCGGCGCTCGAAGTCGCGCCCGCTCCTGGCCCAGTACCAAATCACGATGGCCGTCCTCGAGACGAACCCGGGCGTGGTCATCCTGAGCGGCGACGACGAGGAGGACGCGGACGTGCTCGAGGAGCTGGGCCTGGACAGCATGGACGCGTCGATCGAGGAAATCGAGGACATGATGCCCGACGTGGGCACGATGCTGCCCGACGAGCTCGCCGACCTGGCGGACCCCTTGGGCGCGATGATGGGGCAGACCACGGCGCTGTACTCCCAGGTCTCGCTGGCCGTGGCCGCCGGCAACCCCCTGGCCGGCGCCCTGGGCGGCATGGCAAGTCTCACCGCCCAGGCCGGCATGAACGTGCTGCGCTCGCTTCCCGGCATCGGCAACTTCGCCCAGGACGCGCTCGCCGGCATCATGACGCTCGCCGGCGCGTACTCGAACATCTTCTGCGTCTTGAACAACGCGCTCGGCGGGCGCGTGCTGATTCAGGACTTCTCGGCCCTGTTCGGCGCATCCAACTGCTCGAGCACGTCGGGCGGCCGTCCGCCGAGCCTGTTCGCTGCCGCCGGCGTGAACCCGTTCTACAGCGTGGTTCCGTCGGCCGCCGCGTTGCCGATCGTGCTCACCGGCGAGGCGCAGACCGCGTTCCGCACCTTCGCCAGCGCCGACACGGTCCTGGCGCCCATCTCCAGCACCGCGATGAGCGCCGGCCTTGGCGCGATCGCCAGCGGGTTCTCGATCGGATGAGCCAATTCGACCGCCCCATGATCGGCTTTCGGTTCGTCGGAACCGAGGTCGGCGACACGCTCCAGGAAATCGCGGCGCGCGAGCTCGGCGATGCCGCGCGCTGGATTGACCTGGTCGCGTACAACAAGCTCGTCCCGCCGTTCCTGACGGACGACCCGAACCAGGCCGGCCCTGGCGTGCTGCTCACCGGCACCCAGATTCGCGTGCCGGCGCCGACGGCCCAGGTCTCGACGCGCACCCAGGCCGACAAGGTGTTCGGCACCGACGTGCGCCTCGAGCGCGGCCAGCTCGCCGTGGAGAACGGAGACTTCGACGTGGTGTCGGGCGCGAAAAACCTGGTGCAGGCCCTGAGCAATCGAGTGGTCACCGAACGCGGCGAGCTGGTGTTTCATACCCGCTACGGCTGCGAGACGCGGCGCCTGGTGGGCGTCGCCAACGGCCCGACCAAGCGCATGCTGGCGGCACAGTCCGCCAAGGCGGCCGTGCTCCAGGACCCGCGCGTCTCGCGCGTCAAGAAGGCGACCGGTGAGGCGAGCGGCGACGTGATTGCGGTTTCCGTCGTGGCGGAGACCGTCATCGGGGCTGAGGTGGAAGTCTCGGCGAACCCGTAAGGACCAGAGCATGGCATTCCAAATCAAAGACTTCCGCTCGATCGCCGCATCCATGATCAACTGGATGCGCACGGCGACGCAAAAGATCACCGACTACAACATCGGCAGCGTCTCGCGCACGCTGGTTGAGGCGCCGGCCGCGGAGCTGGACGAGCTCTATCAGCAAATGTTCATCGGGCTGCGCGAGGCCATCCCGGTGAGCGTCTACAACTCGTTCAACTTCGAGGCGCTGGGCGCTCTGTCGGCGAGCGGCCTGGTCACGGTGTCGATTGCCGCGCAGGCCACGGACGTGCTGATCGTCGCCGGGACGCAGTTCAAGGTCGCCGGCAAGTCGGCGCCCTATACGTCGACGGCCGACGTGACGATCGTCGCCGGCCAGACCTCCGGAAAGGTGCCGGTGAGCTGCGACGTGGCCGGCATCGCCGGAAACCTGGCGGCGGCCTCCGCGTTCACGCCGAACCCGAAGCCGGACGGCTACGTGAGCGCCAGCAACCAGTCGGCGTTCGTCAGCGGCCGAGACGCCGAGACCGACCAGGAGCGCAAGATTCGATTCGCGGCGTTCATCGCGTCGCTGAACCGCGGCACCCTGGTGGCGATCGACTACGGCCTCAAGACGACCGTGATCAAGGATTCCGCCGGGCACGAGGTCGAGCGCGTCGTCTACACGCAAATCGTGGAGCCGTACCTCACCGACTCCACCAAGCCGATTGCCCTGGTGCAGTGCTACGTGCACAACGGCAGCGGCGGCACGTCGAACGACCTGGTGACCCAGGCCGAAGCCGTGTTGCACGGCTACTACGATGACGACGGCAACGCGGTTCCTGGCTGGAAGGCGGCCGGCGTCAAGGTGCAGGTGTTCAAGGCGACCGAGCAACTGGTGACCGTCGCCGGCGCCATCACGCCGAAGGCCGGCTACGCGCACGACGACCTGGCACTTGCCGCCAAGGGCGCGGTCTCGAACTACATCGCCGCCCTGGGCATCGGCGAGGCGGCCATCCGCGCGGAAATCATCGCGATCGTGCAACGCTTGCCTGGCGTCTACAACTTCACGCCGCTCCTGCCGGCCGGCGACGTGACGCCTGGCATCGGCACCAAGCTGATGCCCGGCACCGTGGGCTTCAACACCCTGATCATGACGCCGCCGGCGGCCACGGTCACCCTGGCGCCGTACCTGGTCACCCGCACGCCGTAACCCATGCGCCTGACGCAGAAGCTCCTCAACTACCTGAACCGGGTTTTCGACAAGGACCCGGTCCAGTTCCTGGCGCTGCGCCTGTCGTACGACGGCGTCATGACGTGGGGCGTCAGCGACGCCGTGCTCACGACGGCGGTGACCGGAGGCACCGGCCAGGCGCTGCAGGTGGACCTGGCCGACCACACCATCTCGAGCCTGGCGACGTTTCTCGCCGCCCAACCCGGCTACACGGTTCTCTACGTCGACTCCAGCGAGCTCGCGCAGCTTTCGGCGCGCGTGCTCCTGGACGGCGGCGCCGACATTGCCACGTCAAACGGCGACCACCTGTACGGCTACACCAGCGTGCTCTGGGCTTACCTCGAGGCGGTCGCCAACGAGCTGACGATCGCGCGCCAGCAGATTGCCCAGGCCCTGCGTCAAATGAACACGCGCACGGCCGAAGGCATCTGGCTGGACGAGCTGGGCGGCTACTACGGCGTGCCGCGCCTGGCCGGCGAGCTGGACGGCAGCTATGGCCCGCGCATCATCGCCGAGGTGCTTCGGCCGCGGCAGAACAACGTCGCGATCGAGGAGGCCATCCGGGTGTTCACCGGCCAGGACACCACGGTCACCGACGTGACCGCGTTCGCCGGCTCCTTCCCGGCCCACAACGGCCAGATTACCCACAACGGCGCCTACAACTACAGCTCGGTCGACCTGCCGGCGTACGGCCTGTTCGACGTGGCCTACGGCTACGACCTGATCAACGGCGGCAGCTTCGAGGACTTCCAGCAGGTCATCACGGACCTGATCAACCGCCTGCGCTCCGCCGGCACGCACCTGCGCGCTCTCAGCCTGGTGGGAAGCAAGATCACCGACGACTTTCAGCACGCGCCGGTCGACGCCGCCACGATCGAGGTCAGCGCCGACCTGGCGGACGCCGCCGACGCGCCGACCGAGTCGACGGTCATCAAGGTCACCGCGGTGGCGCTGGAGGACCTGGGCGTCCAGTCCTGGGACGATGCCGGCATGGCCGTGGCCTACGGCACCACGTACAACGGCCTGCGCCGGCACGACGCCGTCGCCCGCTACAACAGCGGCCAGGTGGAGGTCGAAGCGCTCTAGGGTCGTGACACCAGAATGCCCTGGCAGACAGGAGCACCCTGGTGAAATTCTTCGACCGCTTCAAGAAGGGCCCCGAGGGCCTGTTCGTACTGAACATCTACCGCCGCGGCGAGCTGATCGAGCGCTTCGAGGAGAAAAACCTCATCGTGGACAGCTCCAAGCTGATTCACGCGAAGCTCCTGGGCGGCGACGTGGCGAACCGCAGCGTGTCCAAGTTCGGCGTGGGCACCAATGGCGCCGCGCCGGCCGGCGGCAACAACGCGCTCACCGCGGCGTACGTCAAGGCCGTCGATGACGTGACCTATCCCGCGACGAACCAGGTCGCTTTCGACTTCTCCCTGGGCGTCGGCGAGGCCAACGGCAAGGCCATCCTCGAGTTCGGCTTGTTCACCACGGGCGACGTGCTGTACGCGCGCAAGATTCGCGCGACGCCGTTGAACAAGGAGAACGACATTTCGTTCGCCGGCACCTGGACCATCAGCTTCTAGGAACCCACCAATGGCCTACCAACCGGAATCCGCCGTCTACGATGTAGGCGTCCTCCAGCTCGAGACGACGACGCCTGTGCAGGGCGGCGTGGGCGGCGCTTCGAACGCGCCGCTCCTGAACCTGGCGAACCGCACCGCGTACCTCAAGGCGCACCTCGACGCGCTCGAGGTCGGCGCGGCCGGCCTGGCGCCGATCAACAGTCCCGCCTTCACCGGCACGCCGACGGCGCCCACCGTGGCCCTGGGCGATCGCTCGGCGAAGATCGCGACCGACCAGTTCGTGCAGGACACCGTCAGCGGCATCGCGGCGATCAACTGCGCCGGCGGCGCGAACGTCGTACTCACGGCCGTGCAGGCCGGCGTCGGCATCCTGAACCTCACGGGCCTCCTGACGGCGAACATCTCCGTCATCGTGCCCGGCGTCATCCCGAAGTCCTGGATTGTCCGCAACGCGACGACCGGTTCGACGGGTGGCGTGCCCTACACGGTCACCGTCAAGACGGCCGCCGGCGCCGGCGTGGCAGTAGCCCAGGGGCGTACGAGCCTGGTCTGGTCGGACACCGTGAACGTGTACGACTCGAAAACCGACTTCGGCGGCCTGGACCTCCAGAACGCCACGGCGAACACCCAGACTGCCGGCGATGCCTCGACCAAGCTGGCGACCGACGCCTTCGTCCAGGCCGCCATCTCCGGCATCGCGACCGTCAACGTCGCCGGCAATTCGAACGTCGCGCTCAATCAGGCGCAGTGGGGCTCCGGCATCATCGTGCTCACCGGCGCGCTCACCGGCAACATCGCCGTGACCGTGCCGGCGGCCGCCGACCGCTGGATTGTCTCGAACCAGACGAGCGGCCTGTTCTCGCTCACCTTCAAGACCGCGGCCGGCGCCGGCGTCGTCATTCCGTCCGGCACGGCGTACGAGCTGTGGTGCGACACCGTCGACGTGAAGCCGGTCACGGCGCCCACCGACGCCACGTACCCAGTGGTTCGCAAGCCTGTCGTCCAGTCGCCGACCGCCGGCCAGGCACTCACGACGCAGTCGCCGCAAATCCTGGCGAACAGCTACTACTCGCTGTACCAGGTGCCGCAGCTTGCCGCGCAATTCCAGGTCTCGACCTCGCCGACGTTCAACGTCACCGACGTGGACGTGACCGTGGGGCCGCAGAATTATGCCCAGGTGCCGCAGGGCTCCCTGCTCGCCAGCACGGTCTACTACACGCGCTGCCGCTACCAGGACCTCGAGCAAGCCTGGTCGCCGTGGTCTGACACCGTGTCATTCACCACTGGCACCAACACCATCCAGGCGCCGTCGATCACGGCGCCGGCGAACGGCGCCACGAACGTCGGCGACGGAACGACGCTGACCTCGAACGCGTTCGCGATGACCAGCGGCGTCGACACGCACGCCAGCACCGACTGGGAAATCTGGACCGGCGCCGGCGGCACCGGAACCCTGGTGTTCTCGTCGTACGCGGACTCCGTCAACAAGCAGTCGATCGCCGTGCCGGCCGGCACCTTCGCGCAGAGCACGGTGTACTACCCGCGAGTTCGCTACAACAGCAACGGCGGCGGCACCTCGGCGTGGTCGGCCAACGTGCAGTTCACGACGATCGCCAACTTCGGCACCGTCCTGGCGGCTGGCGGCGCCTACGGCGGCGGCTTCTTCGTCGGCTACATCACGCTGAGCGGCCAGCGCTACGCGCTGATCGTCTCCGACAACACCGGCCACGTTCGCAACGGTGACCTGAACGGCGGCTCCGACAACACCGGCATGCTGTCCACCTCGGACGGCAAGGCGAACATGGCGGCGTACATCGCGCGCGGCCGGTACAGCGGCGGCAACGACGCCGTCAACTTCTGCAAGAACTACCGCGGCGGCGGCTATAGCGACTGGTACCTGCCGTCTCTGTTCGAGGCGGAAATGCTGTACCGCAACCTCAAGCCGACGACGGGCTCGAACAACACCGCATACGGCGCGAACGTGTATGCGACTCCCAACACGGCCAACTACCTGGCGAACAACCCGGCCCAGACCGCGGCGACCAACTTCCAGCGTAACGGCGGCGGGACCGGCGTCGATACTCTGTACCAGTCCAGCGACGACCTGGGCTCCCTCACGTACCAGAGCGCCACCCAGAACGGCCTGTACTCGATCAACCTCAATAGCGGCGTGCAACGCACGCACGGCGCCGGCAACAACATGAACTACCGCTGCGTGCGGCGCGTTCCCGCCTAAGCCCTGACACGCCCACCCAAGGAACCCGGCTCCGGCCGGGTTTTTTCATGTCGTGACCGAACAATTCCGACACCGTCACGAGTCGGAGTCCTACATGAAACACCTCGAGTCCTGGTTGAAGCGCATGCGGGTCTTTTCGGACCTGTCGGCGTGGTTCCTCATCGCGCCCGCTCTCGCGGTCCTGTGGTTCATCGACGCGCCCACCGCGAAGGCGCTGCTCCAGTGGAGCATGTTCGGCATCGTGATGGCCGGCGTCGGCGTCATGGTGAGCCGCCTGGTGTTCCCGGACCTGCACCTGAACGACTTCCTCAAGCGCGCCTACAACGGCGGCATCGGGGCAGCGATCGTGTCGGCGTCCGTCATCCTGTTCGTCGGCATCGTGTTCCTCGGCCTCATCGTCTGGGCCAAGCCGCTGTGATGCGCCTCCTGGTGCTCGCGCTCGCCATGGTGGCGGGCATCGCCTGCGGCCAAGTGCCGCCGCAGGCGCTCGAGCACCTGCCGACGCTGGTCGGCAAGCAACGCTCCATCTGGCCGGACGCGCCGATGCCGTCGTTCCTGGCGGCGCAGGTCGAGCAGGAGTCGTGCATCTCCCTCAAGCATCCGCGGTGCTGGAACCCGCGCGTCGAGCTCAAGACCTCGCGCGAGTACGGCTTCGGTCTGGGCCAGACGACGATCGCGTATCGCCAGGACGGCAGTGTGCGGTTCAACAAGTGGGCCGAGCTGCGTACGCGCTACCCCAGCTTGCGCGACTGGACCTGGGAGAACCGCTTCGACCCCGCATTCCAGCTCACCGCCCTGGTGGAGATGGACAAGTCAATTTACAAGCTCTGGCCGGACGCCGCGTCGACGCGCGATCGCCTGGGCTTCACCCTCTCGGCCTACAACGGCGGCGAGGGCGGCGTGCGCCAGGACAGGCTCCTGTGTCGCAACACGCCAGGCTGTGACCCTGCGCGATGGGACGGCAACGTCGAGCGCTACAGCCTCAAGTCGAAGATCGCGAACGCCGGCTACGGCAAGTCGGCGTTCGAGATAAATCGCGAGTACCCGAGGAATGTTCTGGGAATCCGGCGTCCGAAGTACGACCCTTTTTTCCAGCCACAAGGACCTCAGTGAAATGGACCAACCCGTCAGCCCTTGGGTGCTCATCGGCTTCAACGTACTGCTCGGCGTCGCGTCGTTCCTCGGGGCGATGTGGCTCCGGCGAATGGAGCAAGACATGAGGGACATGCAGACTGCTCACCAGAACCAGGTGTCGGAGTCCGCGAAGCGCGAGCTCGCCCTTCACGAGAAGCTACAGAACTACGTCGCCAAGGACGACTTCCGCGAGTTTCGCGATGAGCAACGCGAGAACTTCCGTGAGGTGTTCAACCGCATCGACGCCCTCGCCGATCGACTACCAGCGAAAGTCACCTGATCATGAACCCCGTCTCGGCCGCCTGGGACGCCTTCGCTGGCCTGTGCAAGGCCGCGAACGCCATCCTCTCGATCATCCCCCCGCTGGTGTGGGCCGTAGCGCTCGTCCTGGCCCTCGCGCACGGCTGGTTCGTCGGCGTCGAGCGTGACCATGCCGTGAGCGCCAAGAACGCCGCGGTGGGCATGTACGAGGCCCTGACGGCCAAGGTCGTGCGCCAGAAGCTCGAGGCCCAGAAGCTGCTCGCCGAGCTCACGACGCGCGCGCAACAGGCAGAATCGGCGCTGCTCGAGTTTCGCCGCAACCAGCAGAAAGTGGACGATGCAAACAAAGCCATCATTGCCGATCAAGCTCGCCGCCTGCGCGATGCTGCCGCTGCTCATGGCGGGCAGTTGCGCGACCCCAACGCCGGACGTGGGTGCGGTGGTCCGGGCCCCGAAGGTCAAGGTGCAGCCGGCGCCGCGAGTGGTGCGGGAGACGCAGCCCAAGGAGGCGGGCTACTTTCAGCGCAGCTTAGCGGACTACTCATCCGGCTCACCGGAGAGTCCGACACCATCAACCGCGCCTACGCATCCTGCCGCGCCGACACGCTGAACCTGCGCGACCAGCTCGAGAAGGCCGGCGTCATCGAGGTGCTGCCGCCGGCCGACTAGGCGAAGATTCGCCTGGCCTTGTCCTCGAGCTCCTGCTGGCGCAGCATGATGCGCGGCACGTCCGGGTGCAGCGGGTTGATTTCCGACATGGCCCACTTGTAGAAAGCCTGGGCGACCATGACGTGGATGAGGCTGAGAATCTTCACGTTACAACCTTACCGTCACGAGCTGGCCGGCCCCATCAGGTCTAGTTGACCGCCCGGGGCCGCCTTGGGCGCGCGCTGGCGCTTCGCCGGCTTCGGCTCGAGCTTCCGCTCGATCGACAGGATGGTGCGGTCTGGAGCCCCCGCCAGGCGCTCGCGCCAGGCATCTTCGAACACGGGCTTGAATCGCTCGGCGATCGCGGCGTATGTGAGCGGCCGCAGACTTCGCAGCAGGTCCGGGTTGGTCACGAACAGCCGGAACATCTCGGCGAACCATTCGGCGTCGTTGGGGCAGTACGACGTGAGCGGCGCCTCGCCGACGCGGGCGCGCATGGCGATGCTGTAGTCGCTGTAGTACGGCCCGCGCTTCGCGATCGCGCTCACCAGGTCAACGTGATGGCCCAGCTCGTGCGCCAGGACGCCGTACGGCGTGCGGTCGACGCTGTGCCCAGGGAACGACCACTGCATGCCGGCGAAGCCGATGGAGGCGCACGCCTGGACGTTGATCGTGATGAGGCCGCGGCGGTAGTAGGCGCAGACGCCGAAGGGCCAGCCCTTCGGGTCCGCTTCTTCCACGGCCGGCAGCTCGAGCCCGTTCGCGGCGCAGAACCTGGCGATCAGGTCCTTGCCGCGCGCGAGCATCGACGGCTTGGTCTCGTACGTCATGCCGCGGCGAGCTCCACGTCATGGCGATGCTGGCGCCAGTCCGAGAAGTTCTTGTACCGCCCGCGGTCGACGGCCTCTGCCTGGTGCTCGGTGGGGCTTGCGTGGATGGGCCTGGAGCCGACGAGCGTGAGGTAGCGCATCGTCTCCTTCTCGAGCGACGCGTCGCCGTCGAACGGCTCGTAGCTCACGCGCGCGCACCTGGCGACGGACAGCTTCGTGCGCGTACGGAGCGGCATGTCGAGCTCGGCTGGGAGCACGTACGGCAGGTGCCACTCGCCTAGCTGCAAGACCTTCGCCGGCGCGGACTCGATCGCGGCGCGCATAGCCTCGGCGAGCTCCTGAAATTCCGGCTGCGCATCGGGGTGGCAGCGCAGCTCGTAGAAGTTCTCCCAGTCGGTCGAGGTCACGACAACGTCGATGTACTGCCACGGCTCGAGCAGGCGATTCGCGACCTGCTTGTGCAGGCCGAGCTTCATCATGCCCCAGGCGAAGCCGCACATGATCTTTCCGGCCGTGCGCCACAACCCGCCGGCGAGGGCGCGACGCCATCCGACCAGCTCGGCGCGCGCCTGCATGCCGGCCTGGTTCGCGCCCCAGTGAATCGGCCCCGCAGGGTCCGACCACACCTGCCGGAGGACCTTCGCGACCGGCTTCGCGCGACTGCTGCCGGCGTTGCGCGAAAAGGCGCGGTGCGTCATGAACTCCGAATGGATGGCACGCCAGTAGCGCAGTTGCAGCGTGGTGATCGGCATGCCGGTTGCCGCGTTCACCGACTTGAGGATGACCAGGACGCTGCAGGTCATACCGCACCCGTCGGCGTCTGGGCAATCTCGTGCGCGAGCAGCGGGAAGCGCGGCTCGCGGAAGCTGGCCGACTTCAAGAACTTGCCCTTGGGGGCGTCCGGCTGGTCGCTGGCCGACTTCATGACCATGGTCGGGTACTCGCCCTCGAAATACACGTCGGTGACGCCGGCGGCCGCGTGCTTCGCGATCGTGGCGGCCTTGTCGGCGTCGTCCTTGATAAACCTGGTCATGACGCCCTCGAGCACGGCGCGCATGTCGTGGTCGGCGTCGATGCCCATGAGGTGGTGCGCGCCGTAGCCGAACACGTGCATGTCGCACAGCGAGTCGCGCACCTGGTCGCGGTCGATCGGGTTGACGGGCTTCGCGGCCATCCACTTGAGCGCGGAGACGGCGTCCTTGACGCCCTTCGGGTCGGCGCCCAGGGCAATGAACAGCTCGCCGAGCTCGTCGGGCAAGTTGAGGCACTGCTTGCGGATGCGCTCCCAGTCGATCGACGCGGCGTTGCCGCGCGGGTTGCCGAAGGCGACGTTCATCGCGGCGACGAGCTCGTAGTTCGTCTTGGTGGTTGAGATGGGCTGGTTCATGGGGCTCCTCGGGGTGTGACGGCCTGGCGGCCGGGGTGAAAAATCAATCGGAAGGCGAAGCGCAGGCGCTCGCGCAAGGGCGCGTCGAAGATGGCGGCCGGCGGCGCGCCGTCCTTGGGCAGCGGGCACCAGGCGGTGAACGCCTCGCCCAGCTTGCCGTACCACTGGCCCTTGACGCAGATTCCGCCGACGGTGCGAAGCAGGACCTCGCGGCCGCGGTGCGGGCACACTTCCTTGCGCCAGTACACCTCGCCAGGTGGGGCGGCGACGTATCCGGTTCCTCGTCTGGTCTCACTCATTCGCTTTCGCGCGGCGCAGCTCGTAGAGCCGCTTCGCGTCCTCCAGGATGCGGTCGGCGGCCTCGAGGCCGCGGGCCTTGTAGATGGATGCCGGCACTGCGCTCGATCGCCGGTTCTGGTACTCCTCCACGATCGCGTCCTGGCCGGTCTTGCCGTCGATCGTGACGAGCTGGTTGCGGTCCGGCACGCCGTAGAGGTACAGGTGCTTCAATGCCTTGCTCGGCTTGTTCTCGAGGAGCCAGGCGCACTCGCACTCGTGGCGCCAGGCTTCCGAGTACGTGTCGACGGGCTCGCCCGTGAGCTCGCTGATGACGGTCGGCACTCACCAGCCCCCCGGGATAACTTGCGGCGTGTCGGAAATGGGTTCGCGCGGGCCGCGGAACCGCTGCAGGTCGCGCCTGGCGCTCTCCTCGCGCAGGTAGGCATCCCACATTCGCAGGTTCGCCAGGCGCGCCACGTCCATGACGTGCTCGGGAGACAGGCGCTCGGCATCGCGGTTCGGCGTGGCGCGCCGCTCGCATCTCACGACGACCGGCGGCTCGCGGTCGTTCTGGCCTTCGCTGAGCAACAGGATGCCGGACTTCGATGAGCCCAGGCTCTCGGCGAGCTCCGGCTTCCAGATGGACTTTGGCATCGCGTAGTAGTGCTTCCACACCTTGCGCGGCCACTCGCGGCGCGTGCGGTGCTTCCATGGGTCCCAGCGCGCCTCGCCTGGCGTGTGCAGCTTGGCGTCGATCGCCTCCTGGTAGCCGAGGTGCTTCCACCACTTGGACTTGTCGGCGTCGGCTTTCAGGTCGGCGCGGCTGATCTTCACCTCCACGTCGATGATGCGCAGGTCGACCGTCACGCCCAGCACGTCGCACTCGTGGCCGGTCCAGTTGCAGTTGTCCACCAGGACGACGCACTTCTTGTCGAGGAGCTGTACGGCGATCGCGCGGGCGATCATGTGCTCGCTCCATTGGGGCTCTGCCATGCTCAGGTCTTGACGATGGTCACGCGCTCGGCGGCGCGCGTGAGGGCCGTATAGAGCCAGCGCTTGGCGTTCTCGCGGAACACGGCCGACTCATCGAACACAAAAACGTGGTCCCACTGCGAGCCCTGGGCCTTGTGGCAAGTGAGCGCCCAGCCGAACGTGAACTGGTCGGCGTGCTTCTTCTCGAACCATTCGAGGTCTGCCTCGGTGCCGCGGAAAAACTCGATCGGCGTCTCCACGTCGACCGGCAGGAACACCTTCGGGTCGTCCAGGGACTTGACCGTCATCTTCACGCGGTTCGGCTTCGGCGACTCGTGGATGCGCAGCGGCTCCCAAAGCGACCCATTGAGCAGGCCCTTCGTGCGGTTGTTCTTCAAGCACACCAGGCGATCGCCGAACACCGGCCGCTCGCCCTCGAGGTTCTTGAGCTGGCGGATGCGCGAATTGAACGTCTGGCGCGTGCGATTGCGGCCGACCAGGACCTGGTCCGCGGCGAGTACTTCCTCGCGCTGGAGCTGGTCGCGCGTGATCACCTTGCTGTCGCCCCAGGCGCCGACCTGGAGCATGCGGCCCTCGCGCACGTCGATCGACATGCGGATGATCGGGCTCTCGGCCGCCTGGCGGTGAATCTCGGTGAGCATCACGTCGGGCTCGCAGTCGGTGAAGTAGCCGGCGCCCTCGATCGGCGGAAGCTGCTCGGGGTCGCCCAGCACCAGGATGCGCGTGCCGTAGCTCTCGAGGTCCTGGCCGAGCTCCTTGTTCACCATGCCGACCTCGTCCACCACGACCAGGCGCGCGTACGCCACGTCGCTGTCCGGGTTGAGCTTGAACCGCGTCTCGCCGGTGAGCGGGTCCTCGTCGGGCTTGTAGATGGCGCTGTGAATCGTGCTCGCCGGCGAGCAACCCTTGCGACTGAGCACGAGCGCCGCCTTGCCCGTGAAGGACATGAACATCACGCGCCCGTCAACGTCCTCCGCGACCTGCCTCGCCAGCGTGGTCTTGCCCGTGCCGGCCCAGCCGAACACGCGGAACACCTGCTTGGCCCGCGGGTCGGCGAGCCAGCGCTGGATAGCTTGCAGGGCGCGGACCTGCTGTGGAGACCACTGCATCCGCGCCCCTTGTCAGAACACGTCGTCGTCGGGTGCGACCGGCGCGCCGGCCTGGCCGTTACCCTGGGCGCCCTGCTGCTGCTCGCCGCCTTCTTCCTCGGGCGGGATTTCCTCGGGCGGCTCCTCCTGGGGCGGGGGTGCCGGCGTGGGCTTCGGCGTCGGCTTGGGCGTGGGCTTCGGCGCTGCGGCGGCGGCCGGGCCCTTCGCGGCGGCCGCCGCTGGTGCGCGCGTGGCGGCCGGCGGTGCGGGCGTGGTTGCCGGCGTGGCGGCGGGCGCGCGGGTTGCGGCAGGTGCGGGCGCACCAGCGGCGCCGGCGGCTGCGGCGGAGGCGATCGCGGCCGCCTGGTTCGAGGCGCCCGTCGGCGCGGCGCCGCCCAGGTCGAAGTACTCGGACGGCTTGCGGCCGTCGTTCTTGATGGCGTTGTAGACGCCGGTGAGGTTGATCAGCTCGTCCAGCGTGCACGTGTCGATCGAGTGCGACAGGTACGCCTCGAGGTGCGCGATGGTCACGCCGTACGCCTGGAACGCGGTCGCCATGTTGCGCACGCGCTCGGAGATGGGCTTGTCGACGGCGCCGGCGATCGTCGCGCGGCACTTCGCGATGCCGGCCTCGACCATTTGCTTCGGCACCAGGGCCAGGATGCGGCCGCGGATTTGCTTGCTGGCGACGTTCGCGATGCGGTCGTCAATGTCGCGCTGGTCGCGCAGCTTGCGCGGGCCGTTCTGCGTGTCGAGCGTGTGCATCACGGTGATCTGGCGCACGCTGCGGTTGTTGTTCTCCATGTCCCAGGCGAACACCTCCACCTCGGACTTGCCCTCGGTGCGGCCCAGCTCGCGGTGGCCGTACTGGAAGTTGCCGAAGCACCGCGCGACCTCCTCGGCGAAGCGGATGCTGGGGCCCGTCACCTTGCCGCCGGCGCGCGGCACGCTGTAGAACGCGGCCGACGCGAACGCCGGCTGGGAGCACGCCTCCATGAAGTCGGCATGCGCCTTCGTGAGGCTGCGCGGGAAGCGCTTGGCGAGCACGAGCTGGCCCTGGGCCTCGGCGATCGCGCGCTCCTGCTCGATGGCGACGGCGCCGACGTTCATCGCGCCGTGGTCGCGCATGCGCGCGAACGGGTCGTGGGGGGCCGGCTGGCGCTGGCCCTGGGTTGCGGGCAGGTTCTCGCCGCCGCCGGTTTCTTCGTGTTCGTTCATGTTGTCCTCGGGTCAGTGCACGGTGGGGGTGTCGCCGGCGGGGGTGTCGCCGGCGGGCTTGTTGGTGTCGTTCGCGGCGGCCGCGGGCTCGGCGGGCTGGTCGCCCTGCTCCTGCTGCTGCCTCGCGGCGGCGGCTCCCTGCATGGCGCGCACGACGTTGTCGGTGAGCTCCTGGATGCCGCCCTGGAAGAAGCCGATGACCGCGGGGCCGCCCTGAATGAACACCAGGGCGACGTTCGGCTGGCCGTTCTCGTCGTTGAGGAGCGCCATCTGGGTGACGCGGTTGTGCACGGCCATGGCCGACAGCACCATCTCGACGGGCAGGTCCAGCACCGTCGCCTCGTCAAGCTGTCCGATGAGGGCCGGCGCGTCGTGGTACGTGATTTCCGCGTCGTTGGGGTCGAGGCCGGGCCGCGTGAAGCGCACCAGGCGCGCGTGCGGCAGGTACTCCTCGGGGTTCATGTTGCCCATGAGCCAGTCCGTGATTTCGGACGAGTCCTCGAACAGCGCCGTCGTGTCGGCGAGCGCCGCTTCCATGGTGGGAAATTCGTCGTTGCGCTCGTTGTGATAGAAGGCGGCGCGGTTGTTTGCGACGATCGCAGTTGCCAATTCGTAGACGTGCCCGGTGGGGAATGCCAGGTGGAGATGGGTTTTCACTGGTGCTCCAAAAATGATGAGGATGATTGTATTTGAGTAAGGATGAGGCGGTCCAGGTTTTTCTAGTGCTCGATCGCGAAGTCCTCGCCGGTGACGCGCGTAACGAACATCTGGAGGCCGCTCTCCTCGGCGCGCTGGCGGAACGCCTCGAGGGCTTCCGGGTCCAGCGCCTCGATTCGGTCGACGCAGATGACGCCCAGGTCGCCGGCTCGCACCTGGGCGAGCTCGACGGCCGCCTCGACCTGGCGGGCGGTGTTCACGCGATCAAACGGCACGCCGTCGATGTAAAGCTCGCCGTCGCGCACCTCGGCGCCGGCGATCGGCAGGGCTTGGAGCAATTCCAGCTTGTACGCGTCGATCGCCTCGAGCTGCTGCGTCTCGCTCGCCGCCTGGGCCTCCAGCGTCTCGAGCTCGGTCTCGAGGTTCGCGATGGTGTCCAGCGTCTGCTGCCGGCGGCCGTGCGCCTCGCGGTCGTTCTCGATCGCCGCCAGCGCCAGCTTGATCGGCTGTGAGTCGGTGTTGTACTTCTCGAGGTTCTTCTGGCGCTGGGTGTTCGCCTTGCCCTCGGTCGTCGTGTAGCCCTCGCGCAGGCCGGCGATTTCGGTCTGGAGCGTCGCAATCTGCTCCATGCGCGTCTGGATGGCGGCGTCGCGCTCGGTGCGAAGGCCCTCGAGCTTCTTGTCGATGCGCTCCTTCTCGCCGGCGAGCCACGTGTCGAGCTCGGCCAGCTTGCCGCGCAGCTCCGCCTCGTCGCCGTCGGCGTGGTTGGCCGGCACCGGCGGCAGGGCCTGGCGAAGCTGGGCGATCGTGCCCGACTTCTCCTTGACGGCGCGGTTTGTGCCGGTACGGCTGTCGTACACCTCCTGGCGCACGTCCTCGATGATGGTCAGCGCGTGCACGCCCGGGCGCTGGCGCAGCTCCAGGCCGGTGATCTTCGCCAGGCGCTCGTAGTCGGCCTCGAGCGGCAAGGACTCGAGGAGCACGCGGGCGCGGTCCTTCGAGTCGGCGAGCAGAAACTGGACCGGGTTGACGCTGAGCGCGTCGGTGATCTGGCGCAGCGTGTCGACCGGCTTGTTCACCTTCTTGCCTTCGCGCTTCACGACGGTGTCGCTGCCCGATTCGGTGACCTTGCGATGCACCTCGGTGCCGTCGTCCAGGACCAGGACGATTTCGCCCTTCTTCTGGCCGGCGCGCAACAGCGTGGCGTCGTGGCCGCCTTTCAGCGCCGCCTTGATGGCCTCGAGGATGCTGGTCTTGCCGGTGCCGTTCTTACCGGCGATCTGGTTGAAGCCCTGCGGCGTGAACTCGAACTCCTCGATGCCGAGAATGTTCCGGATGCTGACGTGTGTGATGTGCATGGTTAGCTCGCCTGGCAGGTGCGGAGGATGGTGTAGGCGTGGTCGCTCTTGCCGGCGTCGATCGCCTCCTCGAGCTCTCGCCACTGCTGCTCGATCGCTCGCCATGTCGGCGACAGCTCGCCCAGGCGATAGAGTTGGTCGCGCAGCGCCGGCACGGTCTTGACCAGGAGCACGCAGCGGCGCATGTCGTCGGCGTCGCGCGGGTGGGCGGTGGGCTCGGTCAGCTCGCCGTGCGGGAACTGGTAGCCGGTGAGGTGCTGGAACATCGCCATGGAGCTCTGGCCCAGCTCGCCGGCGCCCAGCCAGTCGGCCGAGCCTGCGGGCAGGCCGAGCTGCGCGGCGATCGGCTGGTACCTGGCGATCGCCGCCGGCGTGAGCGCGTCGCGCAGGGCCTTGCAGTCGTCGGGCTCGCCGAACGCGAAGTTCGCGCCGGCCAGGCGCGCGAGCGTCGGGTCGATGACGGCCTTCTTCGGCTCGTGCGTGAGCTGCGCCAGGGCGCCGAACACGCGCATGGGGACCTGGCCGAACACCAGGACGCACCGGCCGCGGTGCTCGATCGTGTAGCGGGTCTCGCCGCTGCTGAGGGTCATGTTCATCGCTTCATCCACCGGGGAAGTTCAAGGGGCAACACCTCGCGGCCGTAGTCGGGCCAGGGCGTCTCGATGCCGTACACCTGCTTGAGCTGCACGATGCGCGCGAAGTCGCGCCGCGCGGTCTCGCGCGCCACGGCGATCTGCTCCGGCGTTGCGAAGTAGATGCCGATGGCGTACGGCGGCTTTTTCTCGACGGCCAGGTACACGAACGACTGCGGGGACTCGCCGTAGAGAATTTCCATCACGTCGAAGTACCAGGGCGGCTGCAGGTCGTAGCGGTAGTTCGCCACGGACTTGCCGAAGCCCTCGGGGCTGGCGTCCTCGGTGGACTTCACGTCGATCGCCATGTCGCCGGCGTCGCGCAGGTAGTCGAACCGGCACTTCACGAGCTCGTTGTACTCGGGGTCGAGCGCGAAAAACGTCTGCTCCGACTTGCCGCCGGTGAGCAGGCCGCGCGCCACGGGATGGCGGTAGACGGCGTCGCGCACGGCCAGGCACGCCTGGTAGCTCTCGTCCTCGAGGATGATCTTGCCGGCGTGCTCCGCGGTGAAAGCGGCCCATTCTGCCTTGCCGGCGTTCGAGCGGCGCTCGATGCCCGGGTTCGGCACGCACACGTCGCTGAACGTGTCGGGCTCCAGGATGATCGAATGGATGGCCGTTCCGAGCTGCATCGCCGGCGTCGGCTCGTCGCGCTGGCGCTCCGGATTCAGGTATTTGTACCAGTAGTGCAGGTTCGACTGGTTGGCGATCACGTCGAGGTGCGACTTGCTCACGCCAGGGCCGGCGTGGTACTCGTCGTTCGTCATCTCGACGTGCCCCATGGGGGTGTTCTCGTGCATTGCTCTCCTCGGCTAATCAAAAATGGTTGGGCGATTCTGAATCAAATTTGATCAAGTGGCAACGTCTATTTGTTCGCGTCTCGAATTTGCAACGCTTACCCCATTGATCAAAATTGATTGCGTCGGCTACACTCGCGCCAACTGCATCCAGAAGGACCCAGAGTGCCCGCCGCCGCCGAGAAGCCGAAAACCTACACCGACGAATTTCGCGATCGAGTCAAGAAGATCGAAGCGGATGCGCACGAGCTCGGGCTCAACTTCACCGTGATTTGCAGCAAGGCCGGCATCAGCCGGGCGACGCCTGACCGGTGGAAGAAGCGCACGCCCAAGACCATCGCCCTGGTCTCGAAGATGGAGGCCATTGTCGACAAGGAGCGCCAGAAGCAATCCAAGAAGGCGGCCGCGACACCCTAAACCATCTTCACCGCGGGGGCCGGACTATTCACGTTCGCACTGGCCCCTTCCGACATGAGCACCATCCAACTCCGGGACTACCAGGCGAAGGCATTTGACGAGATACGCGTCAAATTTCGCGAGGCCGAGCAACACCCCGTTCTGTTCGTGCTGCCCACCGGTGGCGGCAAGACCTACACGTTCTCAGCGATCGCCGATTCGGCCGCGCGCCGCGGGCGCGAGGTCATCATCATCGTGCACCGCAAGGAGCTCCTGACCCAGGCGAGCGCGTCGCTCACGAACCTGGGCATCGAGCACGGCCTCATCAGCCCGTTTTTCACGCCGAACCCGCACGTGCTCGTGCAGGTCGCCAGCGTCGACACGCTGCTCATTCGCCTCAAGAAAAAGCCGCACAAGCCTAAGCCTGGCGGCCTGCTCGTCATCTTCGATGAGGCGCACCACGTCGTAGACAGCAACAAGTGGGGGCGCGCCTTCGACGCCCTGGGGCGGCCGCACATGCTCGGCGTGACGGCGACGCCGGTCCGAACCGACGGCAAGGGCCTGGGCGCTCACGCCGGCGGCGTGTTCAAGTCGATGGTGCTGGGCCCGTCGGTCGCCGAGCTGATCGAGCGCGGCATGCTCGTGAACCCGATCGTATATACGAGCTACGAGACGCCGGACTTCTCCGACCTCAAGACCAACAAGGACGGCGACTACAACCTCCAGGACCTGGCGGCCAAGGTCGACAAGCCGAAGATCACCGGCGACGCCGTCGACCACTACTCGCGCATCTGCCCGGGCGCGAAGGCGATCGTATTCTGCGCCTCGATCGCGCACGCGAAGCACGTCGCCGAGGCGTTCAACGCCGCCGGCTTCAAGTTCGAGCTCCTGGTCGGCGCGCCGGAGATGAGCGACGCCGAGCGCACCGCGGTGAACCGCAAGCTGCGCCGCGGCGAGATTGACGGCGCCTGCACCGTCGACCTGGTGAGCGAGGGCTACGACCTGCCCGACCTCGAGTGCTGCATCATGCTGCGCCACACCGCCAGCGAGGGCCTGTTCCTGCAGCAGGTCGGCCGCATCATGCGCCCGTCCGACGCGAAGCGCGGATGCTGGCTCCTGGACCACGTCGGCAACGTCGGCCGCCTGGTCGACGGCGAGTTCAAGCGCAAGCACGGCCTGCCCAACGAGGTGCGCGAGTGGAGCCTGGACGGTCGGCGCAAAAAGAAGCGCAAGAAGGACCAGGACGACGAGCCGACGATCGCCATGAAGCAGTGCCCGAAGTGCTTCGCCGTGCACGCGCCGGCGACGCACTGCCCGGCATGCGGGTACGAGTACCCGGCCGCGGCGCGCGAGCTCGAGCAGGTCGACGGCGAGCTGGTACCGCTGGACCAGGCGGCGATAGCCGAACAGCGCAAGCAACAGATTCGCGTCCAGGCCGCCTCCAAAACCGTCGAGGAGATGATGGCGAACCTGGGCTACACCCGCGGCCGCGCGGAGGCCATCGTCAAGGCCCGCGAGGAGAAGGACGCGCTGCGCAAGACCCTCGAGGACGCCCTCAACACGTGGCGCCAGGAAACCGGCATCCCGCCCCAGGAGCTGATCGGCATGTTCCTGGCGGACCTCAAGCGACTGAAACCCAAAGAGCTCAAGGCGAAGCACGAGCTCGTGCAGCGCGCGCGCACGACGTTCTTCAACGCCCGCAAGGCCGGCGACGACCCGGTGCTGGCGCTCCAGCTCGAGAAGATTCTCAACCCGGCGGACTCGCCGCTCCTGTGAAAGGCCCACCATGGCATCCGTAAACAAAGTCATCCTGATCGGCAACGCCGGCCGAGACCCCGAGGTTCGAACCTTCCCCAGCGGGGACAAGGTCTGCAACGTCACGATCGCGACCACCGAGAAGTGGAAGGACAAGAGCTCCGGCGAGCAGAAGGAGGCGACCGAATGGCACCGCCTGGTGTTCAACGGCCGCCTGGCTGAAATCGCCGGCGAGTACGTCAAGAAGGGCAGCTCGATCTACGTCGAGGGCTCGATCAAGTCGCGCAAGTACACCGACAAGGACCAGGTCGAGCGCACGGCCGTCGAGATTCGCGTCGACAAGCTGACGCTGCTCGGCTCGAAGCCCGCCGGCGAAGGCGGCGGCGGACAGCAGTCGCGCGCGCCGGCGCCAGCGCAGCGCCCCGCGGCGCCGGCGGCCGGCGGTCGCAAGACCGGGTTCGATGACATGGACGACGACATTCCGTTCTGACCATGGCTCACGACACCAAAACCAACGCGCTGTGGAACGAGCATCGCCTGGCGCGCGAGAAGATGGACGCCGAGCTCCAAAAGGTGTGCGAGGCGGAGTTCCCGCCTGGCACGCCGGTGAAGTGGATTTACTCCTTCGAGCGCGGCACGAACAACCCGATCTGGCGCCGCGGCAAGGTCGTGCGCGTGGGCTCGTACTGCCGCGTGACGTGCCGCATGGACGGCAAGACCGCGGACCACGAGAAGTACGGGCACGAGCTCGAGCACGACAGGCCGGCGTCGTGACATGAGCATGAGACTTTCCGAGCCGGCGCGGTCCGCCGGCGCTTTCTACCCCGAGGCACACCCATGCCCAGCGACCAACCCGAGGTCGAGCGCCGCTCTGGCGTCGATCGCCGCAAGCACTCCCACTACTTCAAGGCCGTCACCGGTCTCGACTACGTCGACGTGTACCGCGTGCTGCACTTGTTCAACGTCACCGACCCCTGCCTCCAGCACGCCATCAAGAAGCTGCTCGTCGCCGGCGGCCGCGGCGGCGGCAAGGACATTACCCGCGACGTGCAGGAGGCGATCGACACCCTCCAGCGCTGGCACGAGATGCGCGGCGAGGAGGCGACGCCCGCGATCGGCGCCGCTACCAGTGCGTGAGAACAGCGTCCAGCGCCGCGTTTGGCTGCGCCTGGGCCGCATCTGCTCCCTGTTCCGGCTGAACACCGGCCAGGCGTGGGTGAGTGGCGGCGGGCCCGTGCAGCGCCTGGCGGACGGCTCCGTACTCGTGCCGGCGGCGCGCCCCGTGGCCCTGGGCCTGGGCAAGCCGGACGGCAAGCCCCTGGTGGGCGCCGCCGACCTGATCGGGTGGACGCCGGTCACCATCACGCCCGACATGGTCGGGTGCCGCGTCGCCGTGTTCACGGCGCTCGAGGTCAAGGAGACCGCGGGCGGCCGCAAGCGCGACGACCAGAAAAATTTCATCGACCAGGTGCGCCTCGCCGGCGGGATTGCATCCTTTGTTTCCAGCGACGACGAGGCGGAGCACGTGGTCTGTGGCTTCCGCGCACCTTTACTCAAAAAAGATGTAGGACCAGGCTGACGGGCCCTACAATCCGTCCCTTTCGGCGCCACGGATGAGTCCGGGGTGCCAACCAGAAAGACGCCGGCAAGGGGGGCACCCCGTCGTAACTGCTGCGACACGCCGGCGTCCTCATTCAGCAGGTTCTGAGGCAGTCAGAAGGTATGGCAAAAACAACAAGCGCGGCAAGGACAGCCTATGTCGCGTGAGCAGGAGGCAGTAGAGGATTTCCGCCGCGCGATGGCCGCTGAGGGCATCGTCTACAGCGGCGAAATCATCGCCGACGGCAAGCTGCACCGGTGCCACGTCGACGGCGACAAGAAGGGCGCAATCAACGGCTGGTACGTGCTCCACCTGGACGAAAAGCCCGCTGGCGCGTTCGGCTGCAACAAGCGCTACGGCAAGGACGGCCGGTTCACGTGGACCATGAAGGGCGCCAAGCCGCTGAGCGCCGAGGAGCGCCGCCAGTTCCGCGAGAAGATGGAGGCTCAGCGCAAACAGCGCGAGCTGGCCGAGACCGCCAGGCGCGAGACCGCCGCGCAGCGCGCACAGGCCATCTGGGACGCGTCAAAGGAGTGCACCGGGCACCCATACCTTCGCCGCAAGGGCGTCGCCTCTCACGGCCTGCGTTGGGGCCGCTGGGAGAAGGTGGACCAGGAGACCGGCGAGGTGCGCCTGGTCAGCGACAAGGCGCTGCTCATCCCGATCTGGGGCCGCGGCAAGCGCATCTGGTCCCTCCAGGCCATCTTTCCCACCGCCCTCTACGGTGGTCGCGACAAGGACTACCTCAAGGACGGCGCGAAAGAGGGCTTGTTCTTCTCGATCGGCAAGCCGGTGTCGATCGAGCGCGACGGCAATCTGGTGCGGGTCATCGTGATCTGCGAGGGCTACGCGACCGGCGCAAGCATCCACGAGGCGACCGGGCACGCGTGCATCATCGCGTTCGATGCCGGCAACCTCGAGCCCGTCGGCAAGACCATCCGCGAGGCGTTCCCCGACGCGCTGCTCCTCTACGCGGCCGACAACGACCAGTGGACGCTCGAGCCGCTGGAGAACCCGGGCGTGCACTACGCGCGCAAGGCGGCGAAGGCCACGGGCGGCCTGGTCGCCATCCCGCAGTTCGACGCCGACGCCGAGGGCAAGCCGACCGACTTCAACGACCTGGCGCAGCGCCAGGGCCCCGACGCCGTCAAGCTGGCGATCGCCGAAGCGCTCGAGCCGCCGGCGGCGCCGATCGCGGAGCCCACCGACGAGGAGCCGCCGCCCTGGGACGAACCTGGCGGCGAAGCGCCGGCTGAGTCGGAGTCGCGCCCGGGCGTCGGCAAGGCGCCGGCGCCGCCACCGCCAGACGAGGACGAGGACGAGCGGCCGGAGAACAACACGCACTTTGCCGTGCTCGGCTACGACCACGAGACCTACTACATCTTCAACCACGGCGCCCGGCAAATCTTCACCGTGGGCAAGGGCCAGTTCACCGAGAACGGCCTGATCGAGCTCGCGCCGCTCAACTGGTGGGAGATGCACTTCCCCGGCGAAAAAAAGCGCATCGACACGGGCATGGCGGCGAACTTCATCATCCGCACGGCCCACAAGCGCGGCATCTACGACGTGTCACGCATCCGCGGCCGGGGCGCCTGGGTGGACGCCGGCCGCATGGTCTACCACCACGGCGCCAAGCTGTCGGTCGACGGCGTGACCACCGACATTACCAAGCTCACGTCGCGCTACGTGTACGAGCTCGCCCAGGACCTGCCGGAGCCGCACGACGAGGCGATGCCGTCGGACGAGGGCGAGGAGATTCTGGAGATGGCGTCGCAGTTCCGGTGGACCAAGCCAGGGAGCGCCGCGCTCCTGGCCGGCTGGGTCGCCCTGGCGCCGCTGTGTGGCGCGCTGCGCTGGCGTCCGCATATCTGGCTGACGGGCGGCCCTGGCTGCGGCAAGTCCACGGTGCTGAACGACTTCGTGCACTACCTGCTCGGCGGCCTCGACGTGTTCGCCCAGGGCAACAGTTCGGAGGCTGGCATCCGCCAGAAGCTCAAGGCCGACGCGCGGCCGGTGCTGTTCGATGAGTCCGAGCAGAACAACGAGCGCGAGCAGTCGCGCATCCAGAGCGTCATCGCGTTGATTCGCCAGGCGTCGACGGAGTCGGAGGCCCAGACGTTCAAGGGCTCCGCCGGCGGCGACGTGATGAGCTTCCACATTCGCAGCATGTTCTGCCTGGCTTCAATCCAGGTCGGCCTCAAGCAACAGGCCGACGTGGAGCGCCTGGC